ACTTTTTTGTTGTAAATCCAAAGTATATCGAATATATTGACTTTCTCCGCAAAAATGCCGAGTTGGTTGCGCATTACGATCCTAAGAAAGCTGTTTGCACCATGGGTGGAGTCGCTAAGACAAAGTATTCTAATATGGCTAAAGACACTCCTGCTAAGCATCAAGTTATTCAGGAAAAAGGATACGATCCAAAAGAACTCAGCCATCTGATTCGAATTGAAGATTTTCTACAACGCTATGTTGAGGGAGAGTCTTTCAGAGAATGTCTATATCCGAAAAATCGAGATTATATTTTGAGTATCAAGCGAGGCATTCTTCCTCTCAAAGACGCAACACGAGTGGCAGAAAAAACATATACAAATATCCAGCGTATTGTCGATGAATATGTCGCAAATTATCAAGAAGATATCGTTGCTCTTTCACAGAGAAGCGCCGGTAGTCTAATTCTAGATACAACCCAGAGGAATCTAATGGAGAATTATTTGAGAGAGGAGCTGAAAAGCTAATGCCGCGGATGCCTCAAAAAATGGATTTTAATTATTTTTATTGTCCTAAGTGCGGCCAGCGCGGTTATGAGCTCCCGCGACCAAGCGGGCATCGGCGTGAGAAGTTTCATCGCAAATGGCTTTATTGTCCGCGTTGCCGCAAACAGGTAAATATGATCGAATGTAAAAATGACGAAGACATTTATGAATTTAAAATACAATTTGAAGAAGGAGCGATTACATGAAAACTTTGTTTATTTTGTGCGGCGTCCCTGGTTCGGGAAAATCGACTTGGGCCTTGAAGCAGTTTGGAGAAGAAAATGTAGTCTCGCGGGATAAGATCCGTTTTTCTTTCCTTGATAATGAATCGGATTATTTTGATAAAGAGACGTTTGTGTGGGAAGAATTCATCCGTGAGATTCAGAATCGGCTGAATAGCGATGAAGAGATCGTGATAGCTGACGCTACACATATTAACAAGCGTTCGCGGAATAAGCTGTTGAATGCTTTGAAGTTGTCTAACGAAGTTAATGTTATTCCCGTCTTTTTTGATATTTGCCAGGCTGTGTGTATGGAACGTAATAGCCAGCGCGAGGGGAGAGCTTATGTGCCGAAATCGGTTATTCGCCGCATGGGGTATCAGTTTGAAGTTCCCAGATTCGAGGAGTCCGCGCGCTATACGGAGATTTGGCGCGTGGATGCTCAGAATGATCTTGAAAAATTCGTGAGGAAGTGATAGATATGATATATTTGTCCTCAGATACACATTTCGGCCATGTTAAAGATTTCTTGTGGCGCCCACGAGGATTTTCTAGTGTTGAAGAAATGAATGAGGGTATTATTGAGCGATGGAATTTAATTGTTGAGCCGGATGATGATGTATATCTCCTTGGTGATGTAATTATGGGAGATATTAGTAATCTGAATTATGTGCGGCGGCTCAATGGGAATCTGCATATTATTTATGGCAATCATGATACAGATACCCGTATTACCGCGTATAATACTCTTTATAATGTCGTAGAAGCTGACTTTGGGGCCCGCCTAAAGCACGCCGGCCGCCTATTCTATTTGTCCCATTACCCCACCCTAACAGGTAACACTGATGACAACCAAAAGCCTCTTAAACGTCGCGTTTTTAATCTCTGTGGGCATTTACATACGCAGGATCGTTTTTGTGACATGAAAAAAGGCTTTACTTGTTACCATGTAGAACTTGATGCCCATGATTGTTATCCAGTAAGTATAGATGAAATCATTGAAGATATTAAAGGCTTTTACAGAGAGTGTTGATCGACACTCTCTGTTTCTTTTCGCCCAACTCCGTATTTTGAAGAAAATTCCATTTGGGGATTTTTTTCACCAATTTTTCTTTCCAAGTTGTGTTTTGTAGAAAAATATGTTATAATATAAATATATAAAGAATACCAAAGGAGAAAATTTTATGAAACTAAAAGACCCTCTATATTCTTGGAATTCCGCTACAGGTATAGCAAGTTGTATTTTAACTTATGAAGGACATACTTTCTGCGGGATGGCGACTTGTGCTCCCGAAGATCAAGATATGATGAGCGAAAAGACGGGACTCACAATTGCTGAATCTCGCGCCGTAATTAAATTAATGTGCTATTATCGAGAGCAGGTTCTTGCCAAGCTAACCGCATTAAATCAGCTATATTATTCTATGAAGCATAGCCAGAAATTTAATGTCAAATCTTATGAAAATATCATGTTACAAAGACAAATTTCTAATTATACCTATGAGCTTGCCGCGATTCGAGATGAAATTGCTGGTGAGAGAAAAGAATTATGCACTTATATAAAGAAGAAGGATGAATTTTATTAGTCAGTAAGAAAAAATCGTACCTTTGATAAATTTAAAGATTTGAAGATCGATGATTCACAGCTTGTTTTTGAATACCCCGGTGAAATAAAAGCAAAGGACAAAAAAGGATGATTCATCAAACACAAAAATTATATATATATGAAGAGTTTCCCCGAAGGAGGCAGCGTTTAGTGAATATTTATAATTTTTATGACACTTGTAGTCTTTTGCTCCGGGTGGATGATCTATTTACAGTAGAAGAAAATATTGTAATTTCTTCTGTCACTTTAAATGAGCTAGAAAATATTAGAACATCGGCTCACAAAGATGAAAGTATAAAGCAAACCGCGAGAGAGTTACTCAAATTATTGACTCATAATAAGGATAAATATACTGTATGGATTTTCCAAGAAGATATGTTAATACCTTTTAAAAAGAAAGGACTAACAATTACACCCGACATTCAAATTTTAGCCTGTGCTTTTGATTATGATAATCGGATTCATCCCGATGAAACAATCTTTTTTACTAATGATTTAGCTTTACAAAATATCGCTAATTTATTCTTTGGCAGAGACAGTATTAAAGAAGTTCAAACGGTGGATAAAGAAGACTATGGCGGTTATAAAGATATAACTATGTCAGAAGAAGAAATGGCATATTTTTACGAGCACCCATATGAAAATATCTATGGGCTAGAAATAAATGAATATTTAATAATTCGTAATTCGGAAGGCGAAATTGTATCTCAACTATGTTGGACTGGTGACGGCTATAGACGCATTACCTATACGAATTTGGATTCTAATTTTTTTGGACGTATTAAAGCAATAAATGGAGATCCTTATCAAACTTTAGCCATAGACAGCTTAGTTAATAATAAAATAACTATGCTAAAAGGCAAAAGTGGAAGCGGCAAATCTTTCTTAGCTTTAGGCTACCTTTTCCATGAGTTAGAAAAAGGGCATATCAATAAAATAATTGTTTTTTGCAATACGATTGCCGCGAAAAATGCTGCTAAGCTTGGGTTCTATCCCGGAGATAAGGAAGACAAATTGCTAGATTCGTAGATTGGCAATATGTTGTCCAGTAAATTTGGGAGCAAGCTTGCGGTAGAGGAATTAATTGACAGTGAAAAAATTATTCTTATGCCGCTTAGCGATATACGAGGCTATGATACTTCTGGCATGAAAGCAGGAGTCTATATCTCTGAAGCGCAGAATTTAGATATCTATTTAATGAAACTGGCTCTACAAAGAATTGGCGAAGATAGTATTTGTATTATTGATGGTGACTATAACACCCAAGTTGACGATGAAAACTTTGCAGGGGCGCACAATGGTATGAGAAGAGTGTCGCAGATATTCCGCGGCCAGGATATATACGGTGAAGTAGAATTAAAAAAGATTCACCGTTCCAGATTGGCAGAAATTGCTGATCAATTATAAATTACAAAGGGGGATAATAAAATCTATGGATGAATAGGTCAAAGAAACTACCTTAGAAGAATTAAATGAAACCGCCTTAGATGAATTATCTAACAATAAAGGGGAGGACGAATAATGGCTTATACTAATAGTCCTCTTGTTGATTACACTAGAATTTCTCCAAACCGTAGTGTAAATCGTAAACATACCATTGATACAGTTACAATTCATTGCGTTGTGGGGCAGTGCTCCGTAGAGACTTTAGGGACTATCTTTGCGAGAAGTTCATGCTAGGCTAGCGCTAATTATGGCATCGGCTATGATGGTCGTGTCGGCTTATATGTCGAGGAAAAAGACCGCAGTTGGTGTACTTCGTCCGCAAGCAACGACAATCGCGCTATTACCATTGAAGTTGCTAGTGATACATATGACCCATATACCGTTACTGATGCCGCATATAATAAATTAATTGATTTACTAGTCGATATATGCAAGCGTAATGATATTAATTAGTTAGTCTGGTCTACCAGTAAATATGAGCGCATGAATCATTTAGATGGTTGTAATATGACAGTCCACAGAGACTATGCTAATAAAGCATGCCCAGGTAATTATTTATACAATCTCCATGGGCAAATTGCGGCAGAAGTTAATACTCGTTTAAATTCAGAGGAGGATGAAGATATGACACAGGAACAGTTTAATCAGATGGCTAATAATTGGATCAGTGGTTTGGCTTCTCAGACCGAGGGTGCTGATTATGCAAAAGAGGCGCTCAGCTGGGGTAAGGAAAATGGGTTGCTTCTTGGCGACGAGTCCGGCAACCAAATGCCTAAGAGCTTTTTGACTCGTGAACAATTTATTGCTGTTATAAAGCGTTTTTATGAGAAATTGACCGTTTCTTTTAAGTAATACATGAAAGAAACAAATATAAAAATAGTAAAGCAACAAAAGAAGCCAAAAGCAAAAAAGAAAAAAGAAAAACGGCACGGTGAGTTTTCTAAAGTACTTCTTATCCAAGAATCTGTTCTTATTTGGATTATAACGATTGCTTTTATAGGTTTAGCTTATATGTGCATTCTTTTAGGATACCTTGGCAGTCTACCCTGGCTTACCGCTATGGTTTCTCTACCTTGGGGTGCTTATGGGGTTTCACAGGCGTTTTACTACAAGAAATCGCAAGCGGAAAATACAAAAAATGGAGTGAAGTATGAAAGTGTAATACAGACACTTAATACAACAAAAGTTGCTGCTAATTCTACAAAACCTTCAAGCGGGGATTTTCCGATCTAATATTGAACGGGGACATTTTTAATTAAATGTCCCCGTTTATTTCTTTTCGTTGACTTTTTTTAGAAAATATGATATAATATATATATGAGTAGAAAAGGTACTCAAAATTTAATTTAGAAATGAAGGTGTCGTATTAAGAAAAAATGTCGTATGTAATTTATGTAGACGGAAGTGCTCACCCAAATCCAGGCCCCGGTGGTTATGGAATCGTTATCTTTAATGAAACTGGCTAGCTATTATCAGTTCATAATCGTTAGTATACGGATGCAGTGACAAATAATGAAATGGAATTAAAAGGAATCCTCTATACGATGCTTCATTTCGGTAAAGAACAGAATGTTATTGTATATTCAGATTCTAGTTATGCAGTATAGACTCTTAATAATTGGATGTTTTCATGGCAGAAAAAGGGTTGGATTAAATCTGATAAAAAGCCCCCAGAGAATTTAGAGATTATTAAAGCCTATTACGACCTATATATGCAAGGATATCGTATTCAGTTGTTACACATTAAGGGACACGTGGGTACGAAAGGCAATGAAATTGCCGATCAACTAGCAACAGGAAAAATAAGCAACGAGGAGGCAATGCATAAATATGGATGCTTATAATGCAAAAAGCATTAAAACATTAGAGGGCATTGAAGCGATTCGACTACGCAGCGGTATGTATATTGGTAGCGTGGGGCCAGAAGGTGTCCGCCATATTACTCTTGAAATTATCTCTAACGTAGTTGATGAATATTTAAATGGACATTGTAATAAATGTGAAATTACAGTAAAAAACAATAATGAAGTAACCGTTATTGATAATGGACGTGGTGTGCCTTTTGGCAAACAGCCTGATGGTTCTGAGACTTTAGTTAATGTATACACAAAGTTACATACTGGCGCCAAATTCGATACTTCTGGAGCTTCCGGTTATAATACTTCTGGAGGCTTAAATGGCGTCGGCGCTAAAGCAACGAATGCCCTAAGTGAATACTTTAAAGTTACCTCTTATCGAGATGGAAAACGTGCGGCGGCCTCTTTCAAGCGCGGCAAACTTGTAAATTTTAATGTCGTCACAGAGGCGAGCGGCCGCACAGGTACAGAAATTACTTTTCTGCCGGATAAAAAGATCTTTAAAGAGACGATTGAGCTTGATTATGCAGCCCTTAAAAAGCAGCTCCAAGAACTAGCTTTTCTTTCTCCGGGTTTGACTTTTTCATTGACTTATAAAGATAAACCGGAAGAAATTATTATTTCCGAGAATGGTATTAAAGATTATATTGAATATATTAATCAGGGTAAGAAAAAAATTACATCCGTTTTCTATGCAGAAACAGTAGAAAACCGCGTGGGCGTAAAGTTGGCTTTTCTGTATAATGATGGATATACAGATAATTATAAGCTGTATACCAATTCCATTCCCAATAGTGGCGGAACTCATTTAACAGGCTTCCGCACAGCCCTGACTCAAACAATTAATGAATATGCGCGAGAAAAAAAGCTACTAAAAGAAAAAGACAGTAATCTCACTGGTGAAGAGTTAAAAGAAGGACTCAGTCTAGTTCTTTCATTTATCATGCCTGATCCTGTTTTCTCTGGGCAGACTAAAGATAATTTAACTAGTAGTGAAGCGCGTCTAATTGTTCAGCGCCTAGTTTCCCAAGAGCTAAAGACTTGGTTTGAGACACACCCCAAAGATGCGAAAGCTATTGTCGAAAAAGCATTATTGGCGAGAACAGCTCGTGAAAAGGCAAAAAAAGCAAAAGAGGCTGTTCGTAATGTTGAATCCGGAAAGAAGAAAACGGCTTTCTTGAATCTCCCCACTAAATTAGTGGATTGTTGGGGTAAGAAGCGTAGTGAGTGTGAGCTTTTCATTGCCGAAGGCGATAGCGCTGCATCTGGTCTCGTAGAAGCGAGAAATGCTGAAATTCAAGCAGCTTTTCCTATTCGCGGCAAAATATTAAGTGCCCGCAAATCTACAAGTGAAAAACTGTTAGCAAACCAAGAGGTTGTTAATATTATCAAAGCTTTAGGATTAGAGTTTGATACTAAAACAGCTAAACTAATTTATGACCCTAAGAAGCTTAGATATGGCAAGATCATGATGGCGGTTGATGCAGATCCAGATGGCGCGGCTATTGCAAATTTGTTAATCACGCTTTTTTGGGAGCTGTGTCCTGAATTGATTATTAATGGGCATCTTTATGCTCCTAAGCCGCCACTTTTTAGGGTCACGACCAAGAAAAATGAATATATTTATCTGCGCGACGCAGCCGCTTTGGAAGCCTATAAGGCGGCTCATGCGAAAGAAAAGTTCTCGGTCAATAGAAATAAGGGCCTTGGCGAAATGGATCCAGATGAGCTGGCCCAATGCCTACTAAACCCAGAGACAAGATATATAGAACAAATTACTGTCGCAGATATAAAACAAGCAGATACTTTACTCGAAATTTTAATGGGTACGTCAGTACCGCCGCGGAAGGAGTATATTCTGCAGCATAGTGAGGAGGCAAACGATGTCTATTGATATTTGTCAAGAGCTTCATCAAAATTTTATAGATTTTGCGTATGAGGCTAATAGCCAGCGCGCTTTTCCAGATGCTAGAGATGGTTTAAAACCCGGACAGCGTGCAGCTTTATGGTTGATGTATAGTAAGGGCTATACGTCTAATAAGCCTCATGTTAAAAGCGCCAAGATAAGCGGTGCAATAATCGGCGAGTTGTGGCCCCATGGTGATCAGGCTATGTACGAAACATTTGCCAGAATGAGTCAGCCATGGATCAACAATATTCCTGAAGTAGATTGGCATGGATCGAATGGCAATCAGATTGTTAGCGCGGAGGCCGCGTCTTCGAGATATACAGAAGCGCGACTTTCGAAAGCCGCAGAAGAAGGAATGTTTAAAGGTATTAAAAAGAATAATGTGCCAATGATTCCTAACTTTTCAGAAGATCAAATGTGGCCAGAGGTATTGCCGGCTGTTTTACCGCGACTTTTAGTAAATGGTAGTCAGGGTATCGGCGTTACAGTCGCAAACCATTGGACACTTTTTAATCTGCGAGAGGCCGCTGATTTGATTATTAAGTATCTTGAAACCGGTAATCTTGACTATGATAATTTCTATCCGGATTTCCCATCTGGCGGTATTATCATTAATAAGAAGGATATTAAAACTATCCATGCCACCGGTAAGGGAAAAGTCGTACTCCGCGGCAAAGCAGAAATTAAGGGAAATAATATTTATATCACAGAATTGCCCTATCAAGTATATGTAGAGCCTCTAATTGATAAGATTAAAACTCTCGTTGCGCAGGAACAAATCAAGGGCATTCAAAATATTTATAATAAGAGCGATAAAAAGAGTCTCTCAATTGAGATTGAGTGCTCAGAAGCGCCTAAAGGCATTCTAAATGGACTATATAAACTAACTGATTTGCAGAAAAGTTATAGTCCCAATCAGTATGCTCTAGTAGGCAAAACGCCTAAACTACTAACGCTTAAAGATTATATTGATATTTATATCAAACATAATGAATCTTGCATTCGTAAAGAATATGAATTTGATTTAAAGAAATCTGAAGCTAGAAAGGAAATCGTTGACGGACTCCTCAAAGCATTAGAAGATATTGATAATATTATTAATCTGATTAAGCAATCTGCTAGTAGCGCTGATGCAAAACAGAATCTCATTAAGAAATATGGATTTTCTGACTCACAAGCATCGGCTATTATTAGTATGCGGCTGGGCACCCTTGCGCACCTTGAATCGATCGAGTTAGAGAAAGAAAGAGCAGAGCTGATTAAGACCATTGAAAATTGTAAGATGATTGTTAATTCTGTGGAAAAACAATCTGAAATTTTGGTGGCTCGTTTGTCAGATCTCGCGCAGAAATATGGTAACCCCCGCCGCACAGAGGTTACTCAGATTGATACAAGCAAGAAAGAAGAGGAAGCCGCCTATGTGGCGCCAGAAGAATGTGTGGTTATACTCACTGAGGGCGGAACTATCAAGCGCGTCCCATCTAAATCTTATCATGTCCAAAAGCGTGGAGGAAAAGGAGTAAAGACTCAAGAGGATATTATTTCCTCTGTCATCCGCACTAATACGGTTGACCAATTAATGGTCTTCACAAACGCGGGTACAATGTATCGTTTATCCGTAAATGATGTACCAGAAGGTACTAATGCCTCTAAGGGTGTCAGTGTCAAATCTTTGGTACAGATGGAAACCACCGAAGAGCCGGTTCTTATTTATTCCATTTATAAGGATACTACAGCTAAATACGTCGTATTCCTCACAAAAAATGGAACAATTAAAAAGACGCCTTTGGAAGATTATGTTAATACCAAGAAGAAAACGGGTCTATCCGCAATTAAATTGCGCGAAGGTGACAGTATAGCTAGTGTTACTTTAGCATCTGACGAAGAAATTTTTGTGATTTCTAAACTTGGAATGGTTATTCGGTATTCTCTGACTGAGATATCGGCCTCTTCTCGCGCTACAATTGGGATTAAAGGTATTAATCTTGCGAAAGACGACGAGGCCCTCACATTACTCCCCATTAGAGATACTCAGGATGAGCTTGTAATTATTACAGGCTCTGGCCTTGGAAAGCGAGTCAAATTTACAGAAATCCCAAAGACCTCTCGTGGAGGAAAAGGAGTTTCTATTTCAAAAGAATCTTCAGGCGTTGCCGCAGCCCTTTTAGCCAACGATAAAGATAAACTGTTAGTCGTCGGCCTTACAAACTCAATTTGTATAGAAGGAAAAGACTTGCCGGTATGCAGCCGCGCCGCCGGAGGTAATGTCGTTATCAAAAGCAAAGTAAAAAGCGCTAGTAAGGTTTGAAATATATAAAAAAATATGATATAATAAATATAACGAAAGGATAAAAAATCCAATGGATATGCGTGAATTAATTGACACTTTAAATGACGCTACAAAAGCATATGATTTGGGAAAGCCCATTATGGAAGATAAGCAATGGGATGATTTATACTTTTCGCTGGAGAAAAAGGAGCAGGAGTCTGGGGTATATTACCCAGACTCTCCAACCCAAAGAGTAAATTATGAAATTGTATCAAAATTAAATAAAGTAACTCATTCTCATCCGATGCTCTCCCTCTCTAAGACAAAAGAGATTAATTCAATTATTTCAATTTTCAAAGATAAGTGGACACTTATTATGAGTAAGTTAGACGGTTTAACTTGTTCACTTTATTATGAAGATGGAGAATTAAAGCGGGCAGAGACTCGTGGCAATGGGGAAATCGGTGAAGATATTACACATAATGCAAAAATCATTAAGAATATCCCACAGACCATTAGTTATAAAAAGCCGGTTACTATAGACGGAGAGGTTTTATGTACTTGGAATAATTTTCAACCTTTTTCAGATGAATATAAGAATCCTCGAAATTTTGCGGCGGGCAGTATACGGCTCCTCGATTCGAAAGAATGTGCAGAACGTAATTTAAGCTTTGTGGTATGGGATATTATTACTGATTTGGCATCTACCTTAGATTCAAAACTCGCTTGGGCAACAGAACAGGGTTTTGAGGTTGTACCTCATATTCTTGTTAGTGATGTAGAAGCTGAAGGTCAAAATGCCATTGAATGGATTCAATCCAATAAGACTTATCCGATTGATGGAGTAGTATTTAAAATCAATGATTGCGCGGAATATGCCGCAGCCGGGCGTACAGCGCATCATTTTAATGGTGGTATTGCTTACAAATTCTACGATGAGATATACGAAACATCGCTTTTGGATATTGAATGGTCGCCCGGCCGCACAGGTGTCTTAACACCGGTTGCTTGTTTTGAAACAGTAGACATTGAAGGATCAAGTGTTGAACGCGCGAGTTTGCATAATATTAGTGTGCTCATTGATACTTTACATGGTTACGGTTATAAGGGACAAAAAGTTGGCGTTAGCAAGATGAACCTCATTATACCACAAATTATGTGGGCTGAGGATGCAAAGGACAATGAAGAAGAATTTGCTGTGCCTAATTGTTGCCCTATATGCGGCGGCCGTACGGAAGTTATTACTTCTGATTCTAATGTGCAACAGCTTTATTGTGTAAATCTTGATTGCCAAGGGAAAATTATAAATAAACTCGAGCATCTTTTTGGGAAAAAGGGATTGGACATTAAAGGATTGTCTAAAAAGACATTTGAGAAACTCCTTGACTGGGGTTGGATTAATAGCCTTTCAGATGTATTTATCCTAAATACTCATCGAGAAGAATGGATTAAAAAAGCTGGGTTTGGAATAAAATCAGTAGATACAATTTTAAATTCTATTAACGCGGGTAAAACTACCGAATTAGTTCAATTTATCTCGGGGATTGGTATACCTCTTGTAGGAACCACTTATGCTAAAGTGATTGCGAAAAAGTGTCCAACATGGGAAGACTTTCGTTTAATGGTTAAGAATAAAGGGCCTTTTTATAATTGGGAAGGATTTGGCGGAGAGATTCATAAAGCTATTATAAATTTTGATTACTCCGAAGCTGACTATATTTATGAAAATTATCTTAAAGACACAATGAGTAATTCATTGTTTGGAAAAACTTCTAACAACAATTTACAAGATTTTAATATAGTTATTACTGGTAAATTGAAAGTCTATAAGAATAGAGATAGCCTGCAAAAAGATATTGAAGCCAATGGCGGAAAAGTAGTTAGCAGTGTGTCAAGTAAGACTAGTTATCTTATTAATAACGACCCTGAAAGCACTTCATCTAAAAATACTACCGCTAAGAAGCTCGGTATTCCGATTATTACAGAGGAAAATTTTATAAAAAAATTCTTGACTTAATAAAAAAAATATAATATAATAAACTTGTAAATAAAGGAAGAAAAATTTTCTTATGAAGCGTAAAGAACTAAAGGGTTTCGCGGAGAAGATTGCTGAATTGGAATACAAGAGGCAATAGTCACAAGATAAAGACGAGCAAGAGCATTTTGAGAACCAAATTATGGCTCTTACTAATCAGATGGTAACTAGGGGACTACGTGTACCAAATGAGCTGTTAGAAGTTGATTGTCTTATCCAAGAAATTCTTACTACAAAATATTAGATTTAAAGTTAAAAAATAACTTGACTTCTTAAAAAATTTTTTGTATAATATTTACATAAGCTAAAGGCTTAAAACAAAATCAAAATTTTATTTAAAGAAACAAAGGAGATTATTTATTATGGCTATGAGTAGCAATTCTATCGCAGTTCTTAATTTTCTAAAGGAGCACAATGGTGAGAACCTTATCGCGGCTGATGTTGCCGACGCTCTCGGTCTGGAGAAGCGCCAGGTGGATGGCATCTTTACTTCCGCGATTCAGCGCAAGGGCTACGGCGTCCGCATTCCTGTCGAGATCGAGCTTGAGGACGGTACCCATAAGGCTATCAAGCTTCTTCGCCTGACTGATGAGGGCATGGCTTTCAATCCTGAGCTTACTGACGCTGAGTAAGAAAACCAATTGATATAAATTTCGGGGGCAATTAATTGATTGCCCCCGTGTTTACTATCTATGAGCTGGTCTTATTACGTAGCTTGTTTTGTTATAGGATTTATTGTCGCTTGGGTTATTGCTTTTGTTATTCCCAGGGGCAAGATACGTAAAGCCAATGATGCTTTAGATAAGCAAGAAGCCACTATAAAACAATAGATTAATAATTTAGAAATCTTACAACAAAAGCTACAAGAAGAAAATGAAAAACAAAAGCACGAAAATAGTTATCTAATTGAACAAAATTAGAAAATTTTAATATCTTCTCAAGAATTATCTGAATAGGCCCATAGCAAGGCAGAAGAACAATATAACAAACAGATGAAATTGTTTTCTGATAAATTAGATATGGCGCTCGAGAAGAAAAGTAGCGAATATCAAGCCGCTGAAGATGATTATCGTAATGAGTATGCGGCCACCTTAGCCGAATATGCAAAAGAATTTGAGCAATTAGTGGCACAAAAAACCCAAAGCTTAGAAAGCATATAGGAGTAGATAAAGAGCGCGGCCGGGCGTCTTGCGGATTTACAATCCGTCGTTAATGCAGCCGTAGAAGCTAACATACGCGCGGAAGAAGAGCGGACCGCCGCGGACTTTTATCGAATTCAAATTTCAGAGTCCGATCTTGCGGAAATTGCAAAATTGCGCGAAGTTGAACCCTATCTACGGGATAAAGAAGCTTTGAACAAAGTTATCTGGAAAGTGTACTATGAGAAACCGACTGCTGATTTAATCGGTCGTATCATAGGCGCTAATGTAAAAACAGGTATTTATAAAATTACAGAAATTTCAACAGGAAAATGTTATGTGGGGCAGGCTCGTGATATTGCCAGCCGTTGGCGACAACATATCAAAAGAGGTATTGGCGCAGAATCGCCCACTCGTAACAAACTCTATCCGGCAATGCGTCAAGCTGGTGTTGAAAATTTCTCTTTTGAATTAATTGAGGAATGTTCAATAAAAGACCTCGATGAAAAAGAAGATATGTGGCAAGATTACTTTCAAGCTAAGACCTATGGGTTTAGCATTAAGTGATAAAAAAAGTAGAATAAATTCCGCCATATGGATTGTAATTTTAAATAAAATATGATATAATATATATATAAAGTAAAGAAAGAATAGGAAAGATTTATGAAAAGTGATTTTTTGGAATTTATTCAGATTTTAATGGATGCAAATCCAGAAATTGTTAAAGAAAAAATGACTGATGAAATTCGGGAATATTTAGAAATCCTTAAAGAAGAAAGTGCCGCTCCTCAAGCGGTTACTGAAAACGGCTATAAGATTCTTCTGTGTATGCAAAAGAGCGATAAGCGTTTGCTAAAGGCCCGAGATATTGCTGAAGACATGGGAGTTACTTCTCGTGGTGTTTCTGCTTCTCTTAGGAAATTGGTTAATGATAATTATGTTGAAAAAATCGGTCAAAACCCTATTATCTATACTTTAACAGAAAAAGGTATGAATTTTAAATTTATGAATGAAGAGGAGTAAAATTAAATGGCTAAAAAGATGATTAATTCTACGCATATAGAAGGACTTCTGTACGATCATAAGCTGGAGGTTAAGGAGACTGGACCGAATTCTAAGCATCCTGGTACTACTTATATTACTGGCGATGTTATGATTGTTACAGATAATGCAATGACTAATGTTGTGTCAGTCTATTATAGCTATATTACTCAGATGACGAGTAAGAATAAGCCTGATTCCCGTTTTACCGCCCTTTCGGACATTATGAGTGGCAAGCGCAAGACTGTTATTAGCGATGGTGCGGATTATGCGAGCATGATTCGTATTGACTCTGCCGTGGGTCTGAATGAATTTTTTACCGAACGTGATGGTAAGGAAGAGCTTGTAAGTGCTAAGCGCAATGAAGGCGGTTTTATTCATTTTGATGGCTCGGGCGATAATCAGACGCTTTTGACGGATGAGGCTAAGCGTTCTTATTTCAAGACTGATATGGTGATCACCAATGTCGTTGAGAAGGAAGCTGATGAATCTCGTAATATGCCGGCAAAGGCCATCGTCAAGGGCTGGATCTTTGACTTCCGCAATGCAATTTATCCCATTGAGTATTCTGTCGTGACGCCGGAGGGCATGGATTACTTCCTCGGTCTCGGGGCTACTTCTAAGACTCCATTTTGCACGGCTGTTTGGGGAGTTCAGGTTTCTGAAAACCTCACTCGCAAGATTGTCACTGAATCGGCATTTGGCGCGGATGATGTGCGCGAGGTTACCACGACTCGTAAGGATTTCGTGATTACGGGTAGCTCTAATGAGCCTTATGAGTGGGATTCTGAAGAGTTCATTACTGCGGCTGAGTTTAATAAGGCCATGACTGATCGTGAAACCTATTTGGCTACCATTAAGCATCGTCGTGATGAGTGGGCGGCCGCCCAGAAGGCTGCGAATAAGAGCGCAGTTCCGGCTCCTTCTCATGATGATTTCAAATTTTGATTGAGTTATTACTCAATCAAAACTTAAAAAGAGGGGTAAACAATTATGGCAATTAATCTTTTAAATATCAAGCCGCATAAAGTTAGTCGAGATTTAAGTGGCTATATTACTTTCATCTATGGCGGTTATAAGACGGGCAAAACTACTCTCGCGGCCCAGATGGATGGCGCATTGCTGTTGGCTTTTGAACGTGGATACAATGCGTTGCCTGGTGTCGTTGCGCAGGATATTACATCGTGGGCAGAAATGCGCTCGGTATATCGTGAGCTGAAGAAGCCTGAAGTCAAGGCTGTATATAAGGCAGTTGTAGTAGATACCATAGATGTCGCATCGGAGTTCTGTAAGAAGTATATCTGCCAGCAGAATGACATTGAGGATCTCGGAGACCTCGGTTATGGTAAAGGTTGGACGAAGTTTAAGGACGAATTTAATGAGATTTTCCGTGGCCTCACTCAGCTCGGTTATGCAATTTATTTTATCGGTCATGATAAAGAGGGTAAGGATGATAAGGGTAATGTTACTAATATCCGTCCGGCCCTTTCGAATGCAACCCGTGAGGTTATCGCTGGCATGAGTGATGTTTTTGGCTATGCTCGTCAGAGCGGTGAGGGGCAAATGTCATCTTTGGTTCTTCGTGATAAGACCGGCTTTATTGAATGTGGCTGCCGTTTTAAGTATGTACCGGATGTTATTCCTATGAATTATACGGCTCTGGTAAATGCCATCGCGGCCGCTATTGATAAGGAAGCCGCGGAAACTGGCGGCGCATATGTCACAGATGAAAAGCTGGCCGCGGTCGAAGTCCCGACTTACGATTATGAGGCTCTTATGAAAGAGTTTCAGCAGTTAAGCGGAGAGCTTGTAAATAAGAATCAGGCCTATTATGTACCTCGTATTACTTCTATCATTGATAAGTATTTAGGTAAAGGAAAGAAGATTACTGATAGTACTCCTGACCAAGCTGAATTTATTTATCTGATTGTTACAGAAATCAAAGAGGATTTAATGGCAGAATAAAATTTCAACCCAAGGTGGTAAATGCCTTGGGTTGATTTTATATAAAAAATATGATATAATATTCATATATAGTATCGAAAGGAGTTGAATAGTTATTTGGCAACACATATTGTGAAGTGTTATTATTGTGGCTAGAAATTTGACACAAATAAAGAAGAATGGTTTAAACCTAATTCTACTCGTTATGCTCATGAGAAGTGCAGACCCGTAGTCACGATAAAATCAACTCCAGCCCCAAAACCGCCGCAAAAAACTCCGCCTCCTCCTGATGATAAAAAAGCCTTATATGATTATATAAAGAAGTTATTTCATATAACATGTGTCGGACCGCGTATTACTAAACAAATCACTTTATATATGAAAGAATATAATTTTAGTTATTCTGGAATATTAAGAACTTTAATTTATTTTTATGATATACGAGGAAATACTATTGAAGCTAGTAATGGTGGCATTGGGATTGTACCTTATGTATATGAAGAAGCCTACCGGTATTACTATTCTTTATGGTTGGCAAAGCAAAAAAATCAAGGCAAAGATTTAAGAAGCTTTATTCCCAGAGATCGAGAAGTTCATATACAAGCGCCAAAAAGAAAAACGAAAAAAAGTAGAAGATTCTCATTTTTAGATGAGGACATTGGGGTGAACGAATGAGTAGCAAATATGTAGACAGAACGGCCTTAGTCCAAGTGGTTGGTTGTATTTATAACTCACCTCAGATATTAGATTTAACAGATAAATATATTATTTCAGAAAACGATTTTCCCGACGAAATGTTAAAGATTATAGTTGGTTCGATTTATAAATTGCATGAGTTGGGTGTCCAACAAATGACACTTGAAAATATAAATGACTTCTTGGCAAATAAACCCAAGAGTGAAGCCGTCTATAAAAAAGACAAAGGAGAAGAATGGCTTTTAAAGGCATCTGAGGTTGCAAATCATGTAACTTTTGATTATTATTATAATCGAATGAAAAAAATGTCTTTGTTAAGAGCCTATGATAATTATGGTATAGATGTTAGTTGGTTATATGATCCTGATAACATCTTTGATTCCAAGCTGAAGCAGCAGCAGGAAGATTTTTTAGATAATGCTTCATTAGAAGATATCGCTATTAAAGTTGATAATAAAATTGATGAAATCAAGATGACATATGTGCGGGAGGCCCTCGATGATGCGGCGCAAGCAGGCGATGGCATAGAAGATTTGATTGCCCGTCTAGAAGAAACTCCTGAAATTGGAGTACCGCTTTATGGATCTTTGATTAATACTGTTACACGTGGCGCGAGACTAAAAAAATTGTATTTGAGATCGGCGCCTACTGGTGTCGGCAAGTCGAGAACGATGGTAGCTGATACTTGTTACATCGGGTGCCCGCAAATATACGATGAGAATTTTGGTTGGATTAGAACTGGCGCCGCTCAACCGACTCTTTATATTACGACCGAACAAGAAGTAGAAGAAATTCAAACCATGATGTTGGCTTTTCTTTCTAATGTTGATGAAGATCATATTCTTAATGGTCGATATGAGGGTGACGAAAAACAGCGTATCTTACAAGCGGCTCAAATATTAAAAAAGAGTCCTGTATATATAGAAGAATTACCGGATTTTTCTTTGCAAGACATAGAAGACATAATTAAAAAAGGTATTCGTGACCACGATGTAAAATATGTCATGTTTGATTATGTACATTCCAGTATTAAAATTCTATCCGAAATTTCCCAGCGCGCAGGTGGCGTGAAATTGCGTGAAGATAATATACTCTTTATGTTGGCCATCCGGTTGAAAGATTTATGTAATCAATATGGTGTTTTTATTATGACAAGCACTCAGCTTAATGGCGATTGGAAGGAGGCTAAAATTCCAGACCAAAACTTACTTAGAGGTAAAACTTAATGTTTGTGCCTTAACATATCTTATCCTATTTTATTAATAGGGGTCTACCATGTGTAGGCTAACGGGGAAACCTGACCGCGTTATGGCGAAGGCAATCCCGTCTCATACTTAATTATTTATTATTTATTATTCATTTTTAAAAGAAAGGAGGAAAATAAAATGTCTTGTGGCATTTATAAAATTACTAATTTAATTAATAAACATAGTTATATTGGTATGTCAAAGGATATTGAAAAACGAATAAAAGACCATTTTTCTCATGGATTAAATAGTCGGCGAAAAGACGATTTAAAAAAGCCATTATATAAAGCATTTAAAAAATATGGTTTAAAAGCATTCGATTGGGAAATCTTAGAAGAATGTGAAGAATCAAAGTTGAAAGAACGAGAAATTTATTGGATCGCCTATTACAACACATATGAAGACCGCCAACATTATAATGAGACTCCCGGTGGTGATATACCAGGTAAGAATACAATCCATCTTGGTAGTGAGCATGGAATGGCAAAATTGACAGAAGAAGATGTTATATTTTGTCGTAAGGCTTACCAAAAAGGTAAACGTAGTCGAAACATTTATGATAAATACTTTAAAGACAAAATTACTTGGAATGGGTTCTTAAGAATGTGGCACGGGGAAAATTGGAAACATATTATGCCTGAAGTTTTTAAACATAACCCACATCGTGCAAAATATGGCAAAACTGATTGTCTTGAAATTACAAAAAGATTTCAACAAAGCGGATTAAGCTTGTCTGCATTTTGCAAAACCAATGAGTGCTATGTAGGGTATGGAACCTTATATAAAATGATTCACGAACCTGAATTTTATGATAATAAATAATTAAGTGCGGGCTATCGACTATCCCTGAGGTTGAAATGCCGGGGAGTAGAGCTATTATTAATACATAGCGATGTTTTAGGAAACGAAGCATCTGAAAATCAAAAGAGATATGGTAATTATAATTTATGTTATAATTATTAAAATATAGTCAGTGCTTGCAGAAATGCAAGATAATCATGGCAAAAAGTATCGGTGATAAGATTGACTGGGGCGGGATTTTGCTCCCCGTCACGACTGAAGATATAGAATCTCTTGAGCCAATACTTACAAGTGGTGTTTTTGAAAAGCCTACATTGAAACTTTCGGTTTATAAAAACCGTAGGGGACGATATAAAAGTTTGTATTTATGGTGTAAAGCGAATTTGGGAACTTGCCGAGTTAACCCCATGTTTGCAACCACTTATGATTATGAACTTATCCAGATAGATAATACAAAAGTAATAATAGACGATAATGAGCCTTCGGCTTTTTAATGAAAGGATAATAATATGAAAAACAAAAACAATCAAATGCTTCCCGACGAATTCGAGTACAATATGTCTGAGCAGTTGGCCAAGGAGATCCTTGCAACACGTAAGAATGCAGAAAAGAACATGCATCCTCAAGTTTTCCTTTGCAAGGTCGTAAATGAAACCTTCGGGCTGCGTGGTCATTGTGTGTCTGTAACCACTTATTAATATATGACAAATTATGATAAGAATGAGGTTAAAGACAGTTTAACCTTAGAAAATGTTTATCAACTTTTGAGCGAATGGGGCGGGGAGCCCCAATACACTTCTTTTGGAATTCTCTCCGCAACGATTTGTCATAATTTGCCCGGTCGCGGAAGTAAAAAGTTATATTATTATGCTTCTAACAAGGTGTTCCATTGTTATACCGATTGCGGCTCTATGGATATTTTTGATTTATTTATGAAAATATCCGTCCTTCAATATGATAAAGAATGTGACTTAAATACCGCTGTCCGTTACATTGCTCAAAAGTTTTCTATTAAGGGTACTGAAGAAGAATTCTCAAATTTTGTTAAAGATAAATCTATTTGGGATGAATATGAAAGAATACAGCAAATTAAGTTGCCAGCAAGAGAAATCATATTAAAAGAATATGATGCCTCTATTCTTGAGCATTTAAATTATAAGGTTCATATAATGCCTTGGCTCCTTGAAGGTATCAGTCAACAGACTATCGAGGAAGCAAAAATTGGCTACTATGCGGGAGGAATGCAGATTACCATTCCGCATTATGATGTGAATGGTCGCTTTGTTGGGTTGCGCGGCCGCACACTTTCTAAAGAGGATGCAGAGAGATTTGGAAAGTATCGACCCGTTACCCTGGGCGGCTAGTTATATAATCACCCATTGGGTATGAATTTATATAATTTAAATCGAAGCAAAGAGAATATTAAATTCTTTGGTAAAGCAATCGTGTTTGAAGGTGAAAAATCAACACTTCTCTACCGCTCATGCCAAATGGAGCCTAGTCGATATGATATTTCTGTTGCTACCTGTGGTAATAATTTATCATATTATCAATTTGAGCTGTTGCGGCAAGCCGGCGCCAAAGAAATTGTTATAGCATATGATAGATAGTTTCAAAAACGCTATGATAAAGAATATCGCAAATGGAAAGAGCATTTGCAAAGCATACAAAAACGATATAATAATGAAATAACCATTTCTTATATACTGGACGACGGACTATTAACTAGTTATAAAGATTCGCCCATAGATAAGGGAATTGATATTTTCAACTGTCTATATAGGAAACGGATATTTATGAAATAAAGGATATAATAATGAATTATGAACTAATTTAGCCACGGGATGAATCTATATCACCCGTAGCGCAAGTATTTAAAAATCGAGGAATGAATTATTCTGAAACTGATATAAAGCATTATTTATATACCTCAGAAACCGATTTATATCCGCCTGAGATTATTACTAATATGCGGCGGGGTGTTGAAATGCTTATGAAGCATATTAAGAATAATGACAAAATCTTTTTACAAATTGATGATGATTGTGATGGATTTACTTCCTCGGCTTTATTTTTAAATTATTTAAATTGTTTATTCCCCAATTATGTATAGACTAAAATTCATTATTCAGTACATGATGGTAAGAAACATGGCTTGTTGGATGCGGCCGTGGTTCCAGGGGACGTGCGGCTGGCGGTTATACCGGATGCAGGATCGAACGAATACGAAATCCATAAAGCACTCGCTGAGAGAGGAATAGATGTATTAATTATTGACCACCATAAAGCTGATAAATATTCAGATTATGCTTGCGTAATTAATAACTAGTTGGATGATTATCCCACAAAATCTCTTTCTGGTGTTGCTATGGTATATAAATTCTGTCGTTTCATGGATAATGTATTAGATACAGATTATTCTAATAATTATCTTGATCTGGTTGCTTTGGGCGTGACTGCTGATGTTATGGATATGCGCCCTTATGAAACCAGATATTTAGTTTCATGTGGATTAGAAAATTTTAAGAACCCTCTAATAAAGGCGTTATATGCTAAAACGAAATATTCTATTGATAAGAGTGGAGGGTTATCTCCTTATAATTTAGCATATTATATTGCCCCTCTTGTCAATGCTACTACGAGGGTCGGTACGAAAAGTGAAAAAATGACGCTTTTTGAATCTATGTTAGAATTTCGTGCCTATGAATCTCTTCCATCTACAAAGAGAGGATGCCGAGGTTAGCAGGAAAGCCGCGTAGAGCAAGCCGCCCGCAATTGCACCAATATTAAAAACCGTTAGACAAAAGCTCGTGATGAAGATGTGGTAGTAATGAAACGACGTATTGAAGAATTAAATCTTTTAGATCATAAAATTCTTTTGCTTCTTATGGAGCATGGAACGCCATCAATTGCTGGCTTAATCGCCAACCAATTGGTCGCCGCATATCATCATCCCACTCTCATTCTTTTTAAACAAGAAAATGAGGATGGTGAAATTATTTGGTCTGGCTCTGGGCGTAATGATACTTTATATGGATTAGAAAACTTCCGGTAGTTTTTGCAAGAGTCTCTATATGTTATTTTTGCTCAGGGACATAATTCAGCTTTTGGCTGCGCAATTGCCGATAAAGATATTAAGGCATTTATACAAGAAAGTGATGAACGTTTAAAAGATAATGAGTTTTCACCAGTAGATAAGGTGGATTTTATTTTTGATGCTTCTTCATTAAACCCACTAATTGTTTTAGATTTGGGCAAATTAAATTATATATGGGGCCAAGAAATAAATAAACCAAAATTAGTAATTAAGCGTATCGCTATTACTTCTAACAATTTTGCTGTTATGGGGAGTAAAAAAGATACAATTAAAATTACTCTTCCTACGGGTTTGACTCTTATAAAATTTGGGTCGTCTGCGGAAGAAGTGGCTGCTCTTACGCCACCCGCCGCAGGTTGTGTTTTTTTAACCGTGCTTGGCACGTGTAATGTTAATAATTTTAATAATCAAGAGAATCCGCAAATAATGATAGATACATACGAAATTGTAGGTCGGCAGGACTACTATTTCTAATAACACAACATAGACCTAATAGCAATATTAGGAGGTAAGTTATTATGAAAAAAAGTTATTTGGTAATTTTATTGGTATTAATCGTGACAGTATCGGCTCTCATAATTCCGAGAGATGATACAATAAGCGCTATTCCATCTACTTACCAAACACTTACAACTTCGGAAGCTAGCATCCCTTCTGAAATGATTGAAGCCACAAAATACAAAGAACTCTCTACTAAAGAGGATCTAATTTCAATTCTCTCTCGTAATGAACGAGTATTAAATTTTTATAAGCTTCAATTAAATACATATGCGCCGCTTGAGCAGCGTAATATGCGTCGAGATATATGCAATTATTTTATTCAATAGATAGAACGAAATAATGCCATATATCAAGAACAGTTAGAAAATATTCTGATTGAAGAAGAACGACTCCGCAAAGAGGCTCTACAGCATTCCCCAAATCAAGCTGATTGCCAAGAGAATAAATACGCCGCAGCTACTTATATATGGAATTATTTAAAAGATAAAGGCTATAATAATTATGTATGCGCCGGCATTTTGGGTAATGTCATGACTGAGGTTGGCGGTAATACCCTGTATATTCAATGGTGGTTATATGGAGCTTCTTACTATGGAATGTGTCAATGGAATAAAGGATATTCAGCTATTTGGGGCACTGATTTAAAAACATAGTGCGATTTCCTTATATCCAATATAGAATATGAAATCGACACTTTTGGTTTCTGCTATCAATCAGGATTTAGGTATGATAATTTTTGTCAATTACAGAATCCGCAAGCCGCAGCTAGGTGTTTTGCCAAAGCCTATGAACGTTGTGGGAGCGGCTCATATGGCATCAGAGAATCTAATGCTTTAATCGCTTACAATTATTTTGTTGGATAATTGTTTTCAGGGAGTTATATTAATTTATAACTCCCGCTTTTTTCTTTTTGCGGCTAGTCGGACCGCAGATGATGGAGATCTCCGTCAGGCCAAAAGAAAAATGCCTTTGGGATTTTTTATACCCAAAATTGATTTTAAATATAAAATATGTTATAATAATAATATATAAAAGGAGAAGAATAAAAATGATAGTACATAAATGTGACCGATGCAAAGAGGAAACAAAGAAAATTGAAACTTGTATGATTCCCGATTTTAATAATTATGGCGGTATTATATCTAATAGTGATTATATGATTTATGGTCAGCCTGTTCAACCGATAGAGTTATGCCCCAGATGTAAAAAGCAATTTGAAATTCTGCTAAATAATTTTTTTAATAATAAGGTATAAGAAGATATTATAAAGATTGAATTAATTAACTTTTAATAAAAAGGAGGAAGTAGAACTTGATTCTAACCCGTAAACAAGAAGAAGGTTTGAAAATTGCTGTAGCCAGATACAAGAGTAATGAACGTTATACTTGTATTGCCGGCTACGCCTGACTGGAAGCGGAAAAAGTACTCTGATTAAATTTATTATTGCGGCCCTTGGTGTTAATCCGGAAGAAGAAGTTTGTTATGTGGCATATACAGGAAAGGCGGCTACTGTCCTCGCAAGTAAAGGCTGCCCCAATGCCACCACCGCACATAAACTCCTTTATTGGGCTAAACCTCTTAAAAATGGCGGCTATAAGTATGTTCCCAAAGCAACACACGAATTGCTAAAATCTATTCCGTCTTTACCTGGCCCGCCACCGCCCAAAGTGATTGTAGTCGATGAGATTTCAATGCTGCCAAAAAAAATGTGGGAATTATTGCTTTCCCACCATATATATATTTTGGCTGCAGGGGATCCTGGGCAACTCCCACCCGTAGTAGAAGAAGAAGATAATCTAGTATTGCAGCATCCTCATGTCTTTCTCGATGAAATTATGAGGCAAGCTCAAGACAGCGAAATTATTCGATTATCAATGCATATTCGTGATGGCCGCTCTTTATCCTCCTACAAAGGGACTAAAGAACAGGTATTAATTTACCCGAAGAATGAAGTTTCTGAGGGAATGTATGCTTGGGCAGATCAGATTATTTGTGCAAAAAATGATACTCGTAATAATATTAACCAGCAAAGACGTAAAATGTTAGGATTTGAGACATTAGCACCATGTGTTGGAGACAAGATAATTAGTTTGCGGAATCATTGGGATATTTGTAGTGAAAATACTCATACTCCTTTAACTAATGGAACTATCGGTACATTAACCGATTTCTATCTGGCAAATATACAAATGCCTTTCGGCTTTACTCGAAAATGGTCGGATATAAAAAATGTAGATATACTAGTAGGAAATATGAAGCTAGAAGAAAATGACGATTATCTGACTGGTTTAACTATGGATTATAATGAATTTATTACTGGGCAATCCACTCTAACTCCGGCTCAGATGTATAATATAACGCAAAGCCATAAAAGAACCGGTGATCCAGAAATGATTCCTATGAGTTTCACTTATGCATATGCTATTACTTGCTGGAAGGCCCAGGGTAGCGAATATGGAAAAGTTTTATTGTTTGAAGAAAATTTCCCGTTTAAAAAAGATGAACATCAAAAGTATTTATATACTGGAATCACACGGGCCTCGGATAAAGTCGTCTTAATTACTAAATGAGCGGCCGGCGGTTACGAGAACGTAGAACCGGACGGCCGCGCTTGACTTTTAATCAAAAATATGATATAATATAAATATATAAACAGTAAAGGGGGATGATATTATATGAAGATGGGCTATCCCGGCAGTCTTCATAATTAACCATACGGATTTTAGTAACATCCGGCTCAGGGATTCTATTAATCGGTATCAAGAATTAATAGATTATGCTGTAGAGTTAGGACATAGTTGTATAGCTATTACTGAGCATGAATGTGTATCAAATTCTGTACAGGTTTTGAAGTATTATAAAGAAATTAAAGAAAAACATCCCAATTTTAAAGTTATCCTTGGTAACGAAATCTATCTTTGCCGCGATGATTTAGAGGCAAATACTTATATTAAAAAACAAGATAAATTCTTTCATTTTATTCTTCTAGCGAAAGATGCTATTGGGCATCAATAGATCCGAGAAATTTCTTCCCGTGCTTGGATGCGTTCTTTTATGGATGGAAGAATGCGGCGAGTACCTACGCATTATGCAGACCTCGAAGAAATTATCGGCAAAAATCCAGGCCATGTGATTGGCTCTACTGCCTGTCTAGGAGGCTTTTTACCTTCAGTAATTGTTGCACAGAAGGAAGAACCAAATTGGGATTGTAAAACAACAATCAATTCTTGGTTAGAAAAAATGCAGAACATTTTCGGAACAGAAAATTTTTATCTTGAAATGCAACCTCCAGCGCACAAAAACAATGAGCAAGATTATGTTAACCAATATTTGTATAATTTAGCTATTGAAAAAGACATTCCTTATATTATAACTACTGATAGCCATTATCTAAAAAAAGCTGATGCATCTCTTCATAAAGCGTATCTTAACTCTCAAGATGGCGAGCGTGAAGTTGATAGCTTTTATGCAACTACATATATGATGGATACTCAGGAACTGGAAAAGTATTTTTCCGTATCTCCTGATATTAATATGGAATTTGCATATCAAAGTATTCAGCACATAGCAGATCAATGTGAAGATTATGATTTAACTCGTCCATTAAAAATTCCTCAGTTGAAATGGAAAAGTAGTAATACGGAAGTCTCGGAAAAATGGCAAAAGCTAATACCGATGCTTTCAACTTTTGTTTCTTCTGATTATCCCGGTGATAAGCTATTAGCACAACTCTTGGTGGAAAAAATTGAGTCAGACCCTCGGCTACAGGAGCAGAAGATTTATGACGCAGTAGAAGAATGCTTGAATATGACATGGGAATCTTCTATTATTAATAAAACGCATTGGTCGGCTTATTATTTAAATCTCCAACGTATTGTAGAAGAGTGCTGGAATGCAGATACTATTGTTGGAGCCGGACGTGGTTCAGGTGTCGGATTTATTTTACTTTATCTGTTAGATATTGTGCAAATTAATCCTCAATGGGAAACTACTAAAACCTTTGCCTGGAGGTTCCTTAACCCCAGCCGTGTGTCAGTTTTGGACGTAGACGTGGATATTGAAGGGTCCCGGAGAGCGATAGTTTTAGACCGGCTCAGAAAAGTGTATGGAGAAGATCGCGTTGCAAACGTTTTGACCCTCGGTACAGAAAAAGCAAAAAGCGCCATCCTAACAGCGGCGCGAGGCATCGGTATGGATGTTGATGAAGCTCGCAATATTGCCGCCATGGTCCCTGAAGATAGAGGCCAAGCACGAACACTTAAACAGTGTTTCTACGGAGACGCAGAAGCTGGCTATAAGCCAATAAGCAGTTTTGTCACAACGATGAAAGCTAATCCACAGCTTTGGGAACTTGCACAAAGAATTGAGGGCCTTGTCTGTAGAATCGGTATACACGCTGGTGGAGTGATTTTCGTAGATGAACCTTTTACCAATTCAACGAGTTTGATGCGGGCGCCTGATGGAACCATAATTGTCGGTTATGATCTTCATACTTCAGAGGCTTGTAGTCTTATTAAGTATGATCTATTGAGTGTTGAAGCACTTGATAAAATTCATATCTGTTTAGATTTATTACGCGATTATGGATATATTGAGGATGGCTCATTAAAAGAGCGTTATGAAAAAACTATCGGTATTTACAATCTTGATAGAACATCACCTGATATGTGGAAAATGGTTTGGGAGCATAAAATTCTCTCACTTTTTCAGATGGAAAAACAAAGCGGCATTAAAGGAATTGCTACTTTGAAGCCAGCCTCTGTTGATGAATTGGCCGTCCTTAACTCTACAATTCGTTTAATGGCGCAGGAAGGCCAAAACGAAATGCCCACAGATAAATTGGCAAGATTTAAAAATTCTCCCAAAGCGTGGGATAAAGAACTCGAATTGCATGGATTGGGGCCGGCCGATAAAAAGATTCTTCAGCCGGTACTTCAGAATTCATATGGTCTGTGTATTACACAGGAACAATTCATGGAGTTGGTACAACTGCCAGAATTGGGAGGATTCTCTTTGACTTTCGCTGACTCTCTTCGTAAAGCCATCGCCAAAAAGAATCCCGCTGCTTACGATAAATTGACAGAAGAATTTTATGAGACCACCGCGAAAAAACATATTAACCCAGCCCTTGCGAAGTATGTATGGGACGTGCTAATCGCCATGAGCCGCGGCTATGGATTTAACGCGTCGCACACGTTGGCATATTCACTGATAGGTCTTCAAGAAATGAATCTCGCCTATCGTTTTCCAATTATTTTTTGGAATTGCGCTTGTTTGATTAATGATAGTGGTAATACTATTGTTGCGGAAGATAGCGAAGATGAAGATAGTGAAGAAAATATAAAAACTCAAGGTACAGATTATACTAAACTCGCCCGCGGAATCAGTAAGATGAAAGACGAAGGCGTTAATATTAGTTTGGTAGATATTAATAAATCTCAATATACTTTTGTGCCAGACGTAGAAAATAATACTATTTGGTGCGGATTAAAGAGTTTACTTAATGTCAATGATGAATTGGTTTATGAAATCATTAAAAAACGACCTTATACATCACCGCAGGATTTTTTGATGCGAGTAAAGCCCAAACGGCAAGCCATGATTTCTCTTATCAAAGGCGGCGCTTTTGATGAAATGGTAGATCGTAAAAAATGTATGGCTTGGTATATTTGGACCGTATGCGACAAAAAGAGTCGTATTACTTTACAGAATATGCCTTCTTTAATGAAATATGACCTCGTACCTGAAGATACGCAGGAACTCAAAACCGCTCATCGTATATATGAGTTTAACCGATACTTAAAAGCCGTTTGTAGAGAAAAAGCGGCTGATCTTTATTATACTCTTGATACTCGCGCAATTAACTTCTTAACCGAAATTGGAAAAGATGTTTATATTGAAACGCGGAATCAAGAACTGGTGTTAGAAGCAAAACGATGGGATAAACAGGTTTATCAGCCATGGATGGATGTTTACAGAAAATGGATTAAAGAAAATCATGATACTATTTTGCAAAATTTAAATGACACAATTTTCTTAGAGGACTGGCGCAAAGCCGTGGGTAAGAATAATTACTCGGCTTGGGAAATGGAAGTTTTGTGTTTTTATTATCATGAGCACGAATTGTCTAATATGAACTTTTCTAAATACGGTATTGTTAATTTTAACACTTTGCCTGAAGAACCAATCATTGAGCATTCGTATTATAGAGGAAACTACTTAGTTAATATTTATAAACTGAGTAAAATTTGCGGTACTTGTATTGCGAAGAATAAATCAAAAAGTATTGTCACCGTACTTACTCCTACCGGTGTTGTGGATGTAAAATTCCCTAAAGAGTATTTTACTTTGTATGATAAGCAAATCTCTGAGAAGCAACCCGATGGTACTAAAAAAGTTATGGAGCGTAGTTTCTTTAATCGCGGCAATATGATTATGGTATTGGGTATGCGCAGAGACAATCTCTTTATAAGTAAAAAATATGCTAATCTATCCACTCATCAATTATATAAAATTGAACAAATAGAACCTAATGGCGATGCTGTATTAAGACATGACAGATATAAAGGAGAAATGGAAGAAGACGATGGATAAGAAAAAAACAAAAATTGTGGCTTTATGCGGAAAGGCGGGTGCGGGCAAAGATTTTTGTCTGCACCAGCTAATGATGCGCTATCCTGAATGGCATGAAATTATTAGTTGCACTACCCGGCCGCCCAGAGAGGGAGAAAAAGAAGGAGTAAATTATTATTTTCTTTCCTCGGACGAGTTTAAAGAGCGGTTATTTAATGGTGATATGTTAGAGGCTACTGTTTTTCGTGGATGGAGCTATGGGACTGCCTTTAGCGCCTTAAATGAAAATACTATTAATTTAGGCGTTTTTAACCCTGCCGGTGTAGAAAGACTTCTCGATTACCCAGAGCTTGATGTATGTATCATAGAAATTGCGGCCGACGACAAAACGCGCCTTTTACGACAGCTTAGTAGAGAGCAGAATCCAGATGTACATGAAATCGTGCGGCGGTTTGGCACTGATGAAGAAGACTTTGATGATTTCCATAAAGAAGTTATAGATAATAGATACACAATTATGAATAGTACGAATGAAACTACTACTGTAGTAAATAATTTAATTCTTTGTATTCAAGAGCATTTTAAAGAGGCCTGAATATGAATTATTTAGAAAAGCTTCGCTATTTAGAGCACTACGCTTATCGCATTAACAAGCAAAAGGGGTGCCCGCACCCTGTCTCTAATCAGGCAGTAATATGCGGCGTGGTTAGTAAATCACAAAGAAAGGCTGCCACTATTATGCAACGAGTGGGTGCTACTCCTATACGTTCTGGGAAAGGCGGCCCTTATGAGTGGGAGCTTAATGGGGAACGTTGGATATGGCTTAATGCTTCTAACGCTTGCCGCGGATACAGATTATATAAATGTTATCTTGATGCTATGCTTGATTTAGAAGCCATACAGCAGATTGTATGGCCAGCACTTGTATATTATTGTTGTGAATTAAAAATTATAGATACCACAAAATTCTAACACAATATATGGTATCTTTTGGGCAAAAGCAAAAAAGATATATACAAGAATTTTCATATATATTGAACAGCCTAAACGTAGAAAGGGGATAAATCATATATGAAAGTAATTAAACGAGATGGGACAATAGTCCCATTTGATATAGAAAAAATTATTGTGGCTATCAACAAGGCATTTGTCGAAGTGGATGGTGCTTTGTACGAAGAAGATACCGCAAATGATATAGCCTATGAAATCGGCTGTAAAGTCGCAAATATGACAGATTGCATTTCTGTAGAGGAGATACAAGATCTTGTCGAAGACTATTTAATGCGTTCAGAGCGGCGTGATGTAGCACGAGCTTATATCCGCTATAGATACAAGAAAGAAGTCGCTCGTAATAAAAAAGATGATTTTATTTAGGCGATTCGAGAAAAGCTCGATGCATCTGATATTAAGAATCAAAATGCTAATGTTGATGAAGCATCATTTGGCGGCCGCACAGGAGAAGCGAGCAGTGTAGTAACAAAACAGCTTGCTCTAGATTATCTTATATCGCCAATGGCGCGCAAGAATCATCTAAATAATGAGATTTATATACATGATCTTGACAGCTACTATGTAGGCAGTCATAACTGTTTAAGTATTCCATTTGATGACTTGCTTGCTAATGGATTTAATACTCGTCAAACGGATGTGCGCCCAGCGGGTTCTGCAAATACCGCATTCCAGCTTGTGGCAGTTATTTTTCAGCTTCAAAGTTTGCAGCAATTTGGGGGTGTCTCTGCAACCCATTTAGACTGGACTATGGTTCCTTATATTCGTAGAAGTTTTTATAAACACTTCTTAGATGGAGTTAAATACTGCCAAAAAGGCCAAATGATTGGATTAATGGGAGTTTACGAAGATTTTGATTTATCTGATGCAAAAGAAATATGGATTAAAACCCAGGCCTCTATTAATGACAATGTATTTATTAGAAATGAAATAGCTTATAAATATGCTATGGATATGACTATTAAGGAAGTTCACCAGGCAGCCGAAGGGCTTTTCCACAATCTTAATACGCTTTAGTCGAGATCCGGCAATTAGCTGCCATTTACTTCTATTAATTTTGGTACTTGCACATTGCCAGAAGGACGAATGGTTACTAAAGCGCTGTTAGAAGTGTCTATTGAGGGATTAGGCCATCTACATCGGACAAGCATTTTCCCCTGCTCTATTTTTCAATGCATGAATGGTGTTAATAGAAAACCCGAAGATCCAAATTATGATTTATACCAATTAGCTCTTAAATCAACAGCTTTGCGTCTTTACCCAAATTATGCAAATGTAGATTGGAGTGGTAATGCCGGCTATGACATTAATGATCCGAGGACATACTTCTCGACGATGGGGTGCCGCACGAGCAACGGTTACGATATCAACGGGTTCGGGCAATTGAAAGATGGCAGAGGCAATATATGCCCTGTTACTATTATCTTGCCCACTTTAGCTATGGAAGCAAAAGAAGAAACTCCTTTAGTAGAAAAAGCTCAGCTAATAGATAGATTTATGGAAATTCTTGATGAAAAAATCCATGAAGCAAAAGATATGCTAATTGAGCGCTTCGAATATATTTGTTCTCAAAATCCAGCATCTGCAAAATTCATGTATGAAAATAATGTTATGGCAGGCTATATTCCAGAAGAGGGAATTCGCAGTGCCCTACGTCATGGTACCCTTGCAATTGGGCAGTTAGGTCTCGCGGAAACATTAGAAATTTTAGTCGGATGCAACCATACTTCTGCAAAAGGCATGGCTTTAGCGAAACAAGTTGAGACTCTATTTCAGCAGCGTTGCGCTGAGTTTAAAGAAGAATATAAGCTTAACTTCGGAGTATATTTCACGCCCGCTGAAAATCTCTGCTACACCGCGATGAAAAAGTTTAAAGACAAATACGGAATTATTCCCAACGTAAGTGATAAAGAGTTCTTTACCAATTCAATCCATGTACCAGTTTGGGAACAAGTATCTCCCTTTGAGAAAATTGATATTGAAAGTCAACTTACAGGATATTCTAATGCCGGGTGTATTACGTATGTAGAGTTAGATAGCAGCGTAAAGAATAATCTTAAAGCCTTGGAGCAAATCGTTAATTATGCAATGGATCATGATATTCCTTATTTTGCTTTGAACGTACCTAATGATACTTGTCTTGACTGTGGGTATTGCGACGAGTTTAATGACCATTGTCCTGAATGCGGAAGTGAAAATATCCAACAACTACGTCGTGTGACTGGTTATTTAACCGGTAATTACAAGACAGCCTTTAATTTGGGAAAACAGGATGAAGTTTCTCAACGTGTGAAACATGTGGGGGTAATAGAATGAGATATGCCGGTATTGTAAAAAATGATTTAGCCGCAGGCCCTGGAGTGTGTGTCTCTTTCTTTACCTAGGGCTGTCCACATCATTGCTGCGGATGCCACAACCCTGAGACCTGGAGCTTCGATGGAGGAAAAGAATTTACTCCCATAGTAATTGAAGAAATAGATAAAGCTTTAGATGCTAATGGTGTTCATCGTGATTTTTGCCTCCTTGGAGGCGAACCGCTGTGTGATGAGAACCTTTTCTTGTCCCATCTTATTTTGGAACACGTTAAAATTATCCACCCAGAGGTAAAGACATATATATGGTCAGGATATACTTATGAATAGCTTATGGAGCGTACGGCGGCCAGTGCTTCGTTGCGACGAGTCTTGGAGCTTGCAGATATATTAATCGACGGTCCATTTATTCAAGAGCAGCGCGATATTACGCTGCATATGAGGGGCAGCCGCAACCAACGTATTTGGGATTTAAAAACTAAAAAAGAGTTAAAGGAGCTAGAATAATGACAATCACTTTATGTGGCAGTACAAAATTTAAAGATACTTTCTTTCAGGTTGCAGAAGAATTGACTTTAGCGGGTCATATAATTCTTATGCCGCTTGTCTTTCATCATGCCGACAATAAGGAGTTAACCACAAAACAAAAAATTCAATTAGACAATTTGCATAAGCAAAAGATTGATATGAGCGATGCCATTTATGTAGTGAATCAAGATGGCTATATTGGCGAATCTACATTCGGTGAAATCGATTGGGCAGAGCGTAATAACAAACAAATTTTCTTTCTCGAAACTCCTGTTTCAGAAGACACTACTACAGAAGAGGAGGAAAAAGAATAATGAATATTTATTTAGCTGGCCCCATCTTTTTCTATGGGGATTACCTACGCAATATCGAATGGGCTACTAAAATCCGCGAAGCATTTCCCGGCGCCTATGTATATTCCCCCGTTGAGAATACAGAAATTAACGGCGTTGAAGGTAAGAAGAAGTTTGCTGATTCTCAAGCCATTGCTAATGGAGATAATGTCCGCTTAGATACCACTGATATTCTCGTAGCCTGCATTGATGGCGATGTTCTACCATCAGGTACTTGTGCCGAAATAGGAAAATTCCATGAAAAGATTGCTCGTGGCGATAAGAAAGCAATAGTAGGTATTTGTACAGATACACGCCAATGCTATTTAACCCACAGCGAGGCCAAAGATGAAGGCGGACGCTCGAGTCTAGGTGAGCAGCAATATAGTTATCAAAATTTATATGTCACAGGCCTTATTAAACAGGCTGGAGTACTTGTGTCAAATATAGATGAAGCAATTGCCGCAATTGCCGGCTATAAAGAAAGGCTGGGTATCGACTAATGATTTATAATATTCAGGATAAACCGCCTGTAGGAAAACTGATAGCCTTTGCTTTACAAATGCTCCTTAGCGTATTCGTGGCTACAGCTTTAATTGCTCAAATCTGCGGCGTTCCAATGTCTGGGGCGCTGGTGGGAGCGGGCGCCGCCACATTGGTGTATATTCTAGTGACTAAGGGCAAATCGCCTATGTTTATTTCAAACAGCGGAGCCTTTGTAGCACCTGTTATGCTGGCTTTGGCGGCAGGCGGCTATACGGCGGTCGCAATCGGCGGTTTAACAACTTGTATAGTATATTGTCTTTTTGGTTTTATTTTTTCTAAAGTGCCGGTTGACAATATCTACAAGGTCTTCCCCAAGGCACTCATAGGGGCAATCACTGTAGTTATCGGCATTAACTTGATGCCATTTATTCTCACTTATGTACAGATTAATGGAGAAGCTAATATGTGGGGTGTAAGTGTAGCTTTACTTACTACTTTTGTAATTGCTATTATTTCTCACTATGCCAAGGGCATGTGGAAGATACTTCCATTCTTAGTCGGCATTATGGTTGGATATATATATGCCGTAATTCTAACTGTCACAGGTATTTATCCAATAATTGATTTTTCAATCTTTGAAGGAATGAAACTTTTCCACGCACCGACCTTCGCTTTTACGCTTATTGAACCCATTAACTGGTCAATTGTGGCTTCTATTATTTTTGTTTATATTGCATATACAGTATCGGCTATGATGGAATGTCTAAGCGACCACGCTGCTCTTGGTAATATTATTGGAGTTGATCTTTATCGTAGCCCCGGCCTCAGTAGAATTTTCTGCGCCGAGGGGCTTGCAAATCTTGCTTCTTCGACTCTGGGCGGTTTAGGCGCTTGTTCATATGGAGAAGGAGTTGCTTGTGTGGGATTCAGTAAAGTGGCATCTGTATGGGTCACGGGTTTAGCGGCTATTTTCCTGGCACTGCTTGGTTTCCTTGATCCGGTACAGTTATTTATTGCCTCCATTCCTAGCTGTGTCTTTGCTGGTGCTGCTATTGTGCTTTATGGATTCATCGCCTGCTCTGGTATTAAAATGCTACAAACAGTCGATTTAAATGTACAGAAAAACTTAATTATTGTATCATCCGTTCTTTCTCTAGGTATCAGTGGCCTTGTTGTAGGTGGAACAGCTTTTTCTTTGTCAGCTACAGCCCTCGCCCTTGTAATGGGTATTATCTTAAATGCGATACTCAAAGAGAAGAAATAGGCTTGACTTAATCTAAAAAAAATGATATAATATTTATATAAAAAGCAATAAAGGAGAGAGCAAATAATGATTACTGCCCCGAGTAAAGAAATACTATTTGCTCTCCCACGAAAACCCAAAGAAAATGAGCTTGCTTGTGTTGAGAATTCTCATACTATTTATAAAGCTAATTCAGAGGGTAAGTGGGAAGAGATAAAGATAGATGGCGGTTTGACACTTAGTCTTTATGAATTAAATAAAACCGCTATGGCGCAAATGTCTGAAATGACAGCAGCGCAAAAGAAAGATGCAATAGAACTCATTCAAAAGTATACAAAAGAAGCAGTTTCTGGAACTTATTACATGCTGTTAGGGCGTGAAATAAATTATTACACTGTTTTTCCCGTTTTACCCGATAGTCATTCTGCCACCCCCATAGCGTCAACAGTACTAGAATGCGCAGCTAATATCGGTAAAGTCGTAGACGTATCTCTTAATAATGCAAATGCAATTGAGATTTGGGTAAAAACACCAGATGATGCAGCATGTCTTGTTTTCTTTGACTATACAATGGGTGTAGTTCCAGTAAAGGTGGATTAAAATGAAAAAAATTATTTGTCATGTTGATTTATTTCAATTAGAGCAAACGCCGGCTATCTTAGAAGATGGACAAGTGCGGCAGCTCGCCCCCTGTCCACTAAATAGTCTGTGTAATAATATCATACAAGCCTGCTATGAGGAAAATATAGATCACGTAACACTTTTTGGGCTACATACTTACAATGCTAAATTAGCAAATGAAATTCAAGAAGCAGAAATGTTAATGTATAATAAAAATAAGATAGAAATTGAGGTAATATAAAAACAATGGCAACATATTTAGTTAAAACTCAAGAAACTTATCGCGTTAGCACCGATGCAGAAGCTAACACTCTTATCAATGAAGCTAAAGAAGATCCCGGCTATACTCTTACTAAGTACAATTGTCAGTCTAAAGAAACCAAGTCTAAGGGCGAAATTATTGATGAATGGTATCAAGTGACTCTTTGTAAGGCATTTACTGAAGAGAAAGAGCCGGACCGCAAAGTACATATTAATTATACTGAAGAGGAGCCTAATTATGGCACATTTTGAAAAAGTATCTCGATTTGAGAATCTTTCAATCGCCCTGCCCCAAAGAGGAACGACTGAAGCAGCGGGTTATGATTTATTCGTAGCGGAAGAAACTGTAATTCCTCCATATAAGGATTTACTCCATAGCATGGAAGTCTCTGGTAATACATATGGTACTATATATACTTTGGAGCAGATGAAATAGCTCACTAAAACCACTGGATGCAAACCCACTCTGGTTTCTACGGGTATGAAATGTCAGCTAGAGCCGCATACTTATTTAAAAATTGTCCCCCGCAGTTCTACGCCGCTTAAATATTGGCTTGTTATCGCCAATGGAGAAGGCATCATAGATGCTGATTATTTTAATAACCCACAAAATGAAGGCGAAATTTTTTTGCAGCTCATTAACCTCAGTCCTTTCCCCATTAAGCTACAGGTCGGTGATTGCATCGCTCAGGGTATTATATGTAACTATGGATTAACTATAAATGATAAACCCATAGCAATTCGTGAAGGCGGCTTTGGGAGTACCACAAAATGAAAATACTAGCATTAGACCAAGCATCTTAGACCTCGGGATTTGCTATTATTGAAGATGAACAACTGCTAGAAAGCGGAACTTTTACATTTACAGGCTCTCTCCCTTAGCGATTAGTAAAGATCAGGAAAAAGGTACAAGAGCTTATATAGCTTAATAATGTCAATAAAGTAGTTTTAGAAGATATCTAGCTCGAACGAGGTAATGTTGTTACCTATCGCGCTTTAGCAGAAGTAATTGGAGTACTTCAAGAACTTTTTACTGAAATGAAAATTCCTCATGAATTCGCGGCGGCCAGCTCATGGCGCTCTAGACTACGGATTAAGGGAACCGATCGTCCGACGCAAAAGAAAAATGCTTAGAAATTTGTAAAGGACACTTATAACAAAGATTGTTCAGAAGATGAGGCAGACGCAATCTGCATCGGAACATATTATTTTAAAGAGCAAAAAATGGCTTCTGCGTTTTAATGCATGAGGTCATTTTTGATTATTTGACTTCTCCTAAAAGTTATATACTAATAGAGATGTAAATACTCTACATGAAAGGGGGAAGTTCTTTTGCTCGATTTCTTTGTTAAATATTGGACAGAATTTCTATTTGGCATCGTGGCGGCAGGGATATTAGCTGGCGGCAGATATATATGGACGCTCTTTAAAAATCGTTTAAGAGATGGTTTAGAAGAACAAATTACAAGTATTACAGATGTTATTGCTAAGCGCATGTCTGAAACTGATGAAAAGTTAGAAGCAAAAAATACCAGTCTGGCTCAACAAATTGGCGCATTACAAACTGATATGAAAATTATGCAGCAAGAAATTTAGACAAATAAAAACGATGAAAATCTAATTGAGAAAAAGATTGACACTCTTGAAGATAGTTTAAATACTCTCAAAGATGGCATTCTTTCTCTACAACGCAAAGAATTTAAAGAGGAATGCCGAAGACTTCTTAACCAAAAAGAATCCATAACTTACGAACAATATACTATACTCCAACGCGAGCATACTGTATACAATTCGTTAGGTGGAAACCATGAGGGCGATTAGCTATTTAAATTGGCATCTATGAAATATGCTAATACAAGTATCGCCCAAACAGAAAAAAAGGGAGAGCAATAAGCTCTCCCTTTTTTTTTATTCTTTCATACGAGTAAATATTTTATTGGTTATATCTATAATTTCCTAGCCATAAGTAGCAATGAGATCGGCTAATAATTCTTCTTGCTAAATATTTAATTCCACATTATAACTGAACATTGCGGCATGAGTTATTTCGTGGCACAGCACTTTTCTCATGCGCATTGATGACAAATTCTCGTTAATATAAATTGTTTTTGACTCATCATCACATGAACCAATTGCCAGTGAACCATTACTTCGAAATAATTTAGGATGAATGGTGGAAGTTAATACCACTCTCCACCATTCACCGTTAATCTAAAACATTTTATTTTATTTTACTTGCTAATGCTGTAATCTTGCTTTGAAGCATCTGCTTCTCTTCAGGCGAAGCATCATCAATCATTTCTGCAATATCCAGAGATAATTCTTGCATATAATTTTCTAAGTCTTTTAATTGAGTAGTTTTATCTTTATGCAATTCTTTAGATTCCATATACATTTTACGACTCATGGGACTACGCCCCTCACGCCTATCGCGTAATTCCATAGAATAAGGACGCTCAGTATAATATGTGGTGCCGTTGGTTCTGCTGATCTCATAACCGCCAGCACCATGCGCATCAAACCGGTCGCCGCCATAATACATACGCCCATAGTCCTTGTCCATATCTCTTAGATAATCCCTACTATATGGACGATAATATTCGGTATAATACTTCTTTTCCTCTTCGCCTTTTTCCATAGCCTCAGTAATTTTGGCGTAGTAACAGGCTTCTTCCATGTCCTTAATCATGTCTACTACTTCACCAAGTTCTTTTGCGTCTACCTGATCAAGCTTACCCATTTGACCACTAACCTAAGCTATTAAGCAATCTTTAATACTTTTTAATCTTTCCATATTACGCCACCCTTTCTACGATCAAACTGGCGTTTTGAACATCTATTGCAACTGCGGATGTATTCTCAACACTAACTTGTGCACAGCAGCCACAAGGAACATTTAAGAACAATGTGCGTGAAACATTGAAAAATTCCCCTACCGCTGCGGGAGTTACTATCATCTGGGTTGCAGATACAGGCTCGCCATTAATTGCAATTGCTAGCTGAATTGGACCGGCAGTCCCACCAGTAGGTAATGCAATATTGGCGCCGAAAGTTACGCGGAATCTAGCGCGATTCTAATTGGTTATACCACGGAGGGTAACGAGACCGCTACCCTCTCTGTGTATAATGGAACAGCTACCAGGAACCGCCGTGCTAGTAAAAACTACATTAGAGCCGGCATTTACCGCCTATAAAGCATTAGCAGTTATTTCCATAATTAGTTACCTCCTTATTTATGCGTTGCAACCACAGCCAGAGCCGTATCCGCAACCATATGTGGTCATGGTGCCTGTATAAGGATTGCTTACAAGATAAGACGGTTGAGCTGTGGGGCGTAACTGTGCTAGCAGATACGCGCTTTGCTCACCCTGAGAAATCTAAGTACGTAACGCCGCATTCTCCGCATTAAGAGTATCAATTTTATCCTAAACTAAGAAATCAAGAATAGAACGAGTGTTATTATTTGCGTTTTCTATAACATCTCTCGCAGCATCCTGAGTCGTCCGACGATTTTCACACGCTTGCGAAGCCAAGTTATAATTAAGATCGGCAAACGAAGAAGAAATAAGCTGTTTAGTATCACCAATTTTATTATCGCAAGGGCTCTTTATCCCTTGCTTCTCATAGTTTTCTATGAGTTTAGACTATATCTTCATCCTATAGTGTTATAGGAGATCGGCACTCGTGTCAGGATTATTGTTTGTCATAACTCACCTATTAGTCGTTGAACCTTCCAATTACTTTTACTGACTTTCATTGGCTTGGCTGCTGATCTGCATATTTACAACTATGGCCTTTAAATTCTGTTTTTCCTAATTTTAAGTATCGTGCCAAGCTTGAACTATTTTCATTAATAGCCTATGCCGCAGCACGAATACTAGGATACGTTATCCCATCAAGTATAACTGACTTACTATGATTCTTTCCCTTGGCGGGCGGATTTACATAACTGCACTTTTCGCCGTATGTATTAACACCCTTTTTACACCAACCATAGATAGCAGTTGGACTGACTCTATAATATTGAGCTGCATCGACTAGGCCATCATATAAAACATCATTAATCATTACAGCTTTTTTATGTCCTTGTCCTGATTTTAATGCAGTCTCTTTGTTTTTCATGGGATTACTTGTTTGCATTCTCATTATTTGCTCTTCTTGCTTCATGGGATTATTAATCGACCAATATTCTCGCATTTCGTCGGTCCATACTTGATTTAATCCGCCATGACCGCACTCCATTAAATTACACAAAATGTTATTTAAGTTTTGAGAATATAGACTATATAATTCTTTCTCCTTTAAGAATGCTTCATCTTCTGTCAAATTAGAAAAAACTATTCTTACATCGGTATTGTGATTTGTGCGATATTTTAAAAATTTTGAATTTCGTTGTTTAGTATCATAAGCACGTTTTCCGCATCCCTTACCGACATAAAAAACTTGATTGGTATCAATATCATACCATTCATACACATAAAATTTGTTATTTATAATATTCGCTCCTTAAAAAATTTTCTTCATATTTATTTAATTTTTTAAAGTGCGACATTAACCATTTTTGACCATATTTTTTTGTAAACTTAGCCTTTCCAGCAATTCACCGATTTGTTAGCTAAATAATTACTTATTTAGGCTGCCTAGATACTTAAGCAGCATTGCGCCTATTGTGCTTGCATTGCAGCTAATTGATTATTTGTCTGATAATGCGCGTTAGTAATAGCAGACTCTATTGCGTTAGTATTTTGCAAGTTTGTCAGGCTCATAGAACAAATATCAGACTGTAGGTTGCGGGCGTTGGCATTGACGGTCTCATTAACACCGGCGAAACCGTTGCAAAGGCTAGACGAAATACCATTAATGCCCGACTTTAGATCACTCATATCAAAGCCGTAATTTAATTCCTCTCGAGTGGTTGAACCCTGATACATGGGAATATAAGTAGCGGTAGCTCCATTGTTGCCGTTACCTCCCCATCCGCCGCCCCAGCCGGCGAAGCAGAAAAGGAAGAGTATGATAATCCACCAGGCGCCATTTCCGCCCCACATGTCATCGCAGTTTCTGTTACCATTATTACCGCCTGTAGCAGCAGCAATATCAGAGAGACTATAACCATTGTTACTATTGAACATTTAAAATGTCCCCTTTCAAAATATATATTTTTACAACCCCCACTAATTGCGGAAGTTAGTAAATTCTGTATCAAAATCCACGCCCCTAGAAGCGCATAGATTACGAGCAAATTGCTCTATGCCTTGTGTGTTATCGGCCTAAGCCAATTCGTAAAGATTTTTACCAACAGGTGAAGATTGAACCGTTTGTTGTAAAAAATTTAACATCATTTTCTATGGACTTTGACCATTCTTAATAAGTGATAAAAACTACATAGGATTAATTTGTGGCATATTTTATACTCTCCTTTGTGTTAAAATTGCGGCGGGGCGCCTTGTGGCTGCTAAGCAATTGGCTGTTCTGCTGCATTAGACCGAGCCGCCGCCAGCTACTTTATAGCCTCTTCAAATTCTGCCCGCGTAATATAATCATTTACTGTCTCTTTGGGTACTGGCTTTAACTCATACATATTAAGAGAGGCCGTACCATCCATATTAATTTGTTTAGTATATATTCTTTTATTGGCCAAATCAGGGAAATAGAACACTGAGCCATCAAAATCTATAGATGTAGCTCGGACTTCCTCCAGAGACGATACCGGTCGTCCTTTTAAGCCAAAAGAAGGCTGTCTATTAGGTTGTGTTGGATAATAATTATACATATATAAAAGTCCTTTCTATAAAGAGTTGTTCTTCCTTTCATTATTATATAAAAATTGGGACTAATTCATTATCCAATTTTGCCAAAAAATTTTAGATGATTTTGCCAAAAATTTTTAACAAAAAAAAATAAGGGATTCTATCTACATTAAGATAGAATCCCTTTTAATTATTTTTATTAAGCTGCTTTGTTCTAATTGACGCTGGCTTCAATTTTCTGAGTAATGTAAGTCTGCAAATCGCCCACCACTTCAGGCAAATACTTCTGAGCTTCTTCACTCAGGGTAGCAATAACTGCCTGATAGGTTTTCTCAAAGGCCGCCTTTTGCGCATCCGCAGTAAAAGCATTTCCTTTCTTGAGAGTTTCAACATAAGTCTGATTCGTCGCAATAACACAATCAGCTATTGTGTCATTTAATAATTCTAAATACTTTTTAGCTAATTCGCTATCAGTCTTACTTTTTAATTCATCCTTTTTCATGCTAATATATATTACTAAACTACGAGTAATGATAGCAAGAAGAGGAATAATGCAAAGCTCAAAAATTTGCTGTAAAATGTTTAACCAATCCATAATTATATATCTCCTTTATATTTATTTTAAGCAGTTGTTAATTTCCAACTGTTATTAGTATATGTATCCGCGATTTTTTGACCATAGTAGTAACTGTGACCATAGACGGTTCGATAAAATCAAATGAGTATAATTTATTATTTTATTGTCCATCCACAATACATCAATGAACTTCCGTTTTTAATAAATGGAATTCCATATAAAAACTTAGACCCATTATAGATTCTTACTGGAATTATTTGATGCGTAGAAACTGTTTTTTTGCTTTCCGAAGTCCCCACTCTAACTTGGCAATTATTAGTATATGTACTTCCTCCTGTGGAATCCCATACAAAACAATAAATAACCGATCCATCATAATTACTATTCTATAGTGTTCCTGTAAATGTTCTTGATGTACTCACAACAGAACCATCTTTATACCACCTGTAATTATATCCTGTCCCGCCAGAAGGCGTTGTGGAAAACGAGAAACTATCACCATCATATCCTGTTAAAAGGCTAGGTATTGCAGTTGTTTTTATAGTATTTACAGGATTGCTATATCTAGATATAGATAAGTTTGAGCAACTTACTGTACTCATTGTACCCGCATTGCCATATGTATTAACAACCGAGAATGATGCTTGTAATGAAGTTTCCGTTGAACTTAATCCGGTAATCGTTCCAGATGCCGAAGCAGTATGATTAGCTGTGCCTGTCCAGGACTCGTTTGAACCTTTCATTGTAATTTGTATATCAGTTCCAGCAATAGTGAGTGTTCCTATAAGTGTATGTGCTAATCCTAAAAAGCTCTGTGAAGATTTTAAATGTGTTGTTACTGTAACATTGACAGAAATAGAGGAAGAAGTTCTTCCAAATGGCTCAACCTCTACTGTATATATACAATAAGGCGATCCTGCTGTTGATTGTTGCCCACTTAATATTGTTTGGTAAGCCATTTAATCACCTCATTATTTTGTTCTCTTCCAAATATAAACTGATAGGTATGGAGGCATATTATTGTGCGCTTCATTATCACCCGCTGCCCCCGTCAGACATGACACTGCCCACCATGTATTCTTACTACCTACCTCTGGGAAACCAAGTGCCGCTGCTTCATCAGGGCCACCACCATTTGGATAATAAATTGGGTGGTTATGCTTTGGCATCTCACCTTGAGTTAATTTGTGTGTAGCTTCACCGCCAGTAGACCCTGCAGGATAATCATTATTCATGCCAAGTAAGAACTTCCCCTAAATTTGCTCCCAAGTACCACCGAACAAATTTTTAGGATTAGTGCTGTTTACCGACATATAAATAGAACCAACCGGATATACATTATCAAGAATATAATTAGACCCCAGCGTTTGGAAAAACAGTTGATTACTTTGTAGACTTGATGGTAAACTTGAACCAAAATCTGTGCCGGACGTTAACTTAATACCCTTTGTGGTAATTGCTCCGGTCATCGTACCTCCAGAAGTCGGCAAATAACCATTTGCTCCAATATCAGATTTTATTTCTGCAGGTGTGCGGTAATATACCCAACCACTATCATCAAGCACGGCAATTTTGCCAGGGGTGCGGTTTAAATCAGTTGCTTGAGTAGTTTGCAACCACGTACCGGCGAGGTATTGCCCGCTAAGGTTGCCGGTTAAAGTGCCACCGGATGTAGATAATTTTCCATCAAGGGCAGATTTAATGACTTTGTTTTGAACGGGATTCGTGCTTGATGCAGACAAAGAAGAGTCCACAGTTGTCTTATTCGCGCCCGTAGCAATACCATTCAATTTTGTTTTGTCTTCAGCAGACATTAGTCCATTTGTGTTTGTTGTAGCAACAGACGTGCCTGCTTTCCCAGACAATGCGGAATTAATTACTTTATTCTGTACCGGATTAGTGGAGGTACTTGATAATGAAGTATCTACTGTAATTTTTGTTGCACCCGTCGCGATTCCATCAAGCTTTTTCTTGTCAGATGCAGACATAAGGCCGCTTATGCTATTTGTTGCCACGATAATATTAATATCATTAGTACCATTATATTCTTTATCACCAATAGTTAATTTTTTTAAACCCAAATCCTTTGGCGTGACAGACACATTAGAAGTACCATCATAAGTTACGCTACCAATTTTCAAACTAAAAGTAGGTGTATCAGTAACTATAAACAATTCATTATCAGCGGCATTATTTACGGCCTCTTTAAAAGCTGGTGTATTTGTTACATTGAAAGGGACTTTATGTATTGTTAGACCCTCTAAATATCTTTCCGTTCTCGCCATTAAGAATTACCTCCTCTGTAAAATTCATGGACTTGATTGAAAGTGCCTAAAAAGGTTCTATTTATATCATTCATTCCCATCAGCTCCATGTTACTATCTTTACGGGATAGCGATCCGCATATGAAGCCGCCGCAATTGCTCGCTCGGTATCAGAAGTATCAACATAGAAATAAAATCTTTTATTCGGCTCAGTAATAGGCTAATGTATTGCTTTATCTTGTTCAAGTACATAACAATAGCCCTCTTTGCATTTAGTATTACTTAAAATATTTGCGTCAGTGCCTTTCGCTATTTTAAATAAAGCCATTTGTTTCGCCTCCTATATATAAACATTATATAACAAAAAATAGGGAAAGTCAAACCAAATCGGCAAGACTTTCCCTTAATCTATAATTAACTATAATTATTGCTATAGTAAAAAAATAATAATTAAAATTAAGACGATATCTTACCTTTTCTTAACTTTCATATATATATAAAAATTAAAGATATCATCTTAAATTCTTCCGTCCAAAAATTAGAACATATCCTCCCAATTTAAACTATATCCAGTTTCAACTTGAGAGATTAGCGCTCCTAATTTCTATACTAAAGTAGCCAATTCTGTATTTTCAACATATTCGCTACCTATAGCTTTATTAACACCATATAAAATCTAAGATGTTGAAGGACGGGTGTTTAATTGATATAACACTGTTTCATTTATATTATCTAATTGATAAAACATTAAAGCATACTTAACCTTACCAGCAACTTGTGAAACAGTGCCACTAATAGGCCAATAAAATAAAAGCTCATTTTCTTTTGCAAAACTTTTATTATCATAACCGCTTACAGGATAAATGCCACCTTTTCCAGCCGCATTTTCATACAGCACCAAGCAATTTGCTAATCCCAGATCTGTAGCGCCGAAATAGCGAGGGATTTTAAAATAAATATTCTCCGCTCGGTGGTCTTTTTCAACACTTAACCATTGGGGAGTCTCGATTAAACGAGATTCTAAATCTACCACATAAATAGGTGGATCTTGTTTCTCCCCCTCGGCAACAGCTACTTTACGAATAGTACCATCCTGATTATAAATTTGTAATTCCTAATTAGTAAAATGCCCTTGGGACTAATACTCCGTAGAAATTTTATTTAAAGCAGTATATAAGGCTTTATCTTCCATGATGTAAGCCTCCTTTACTTATTAACCCGAAGTTCCGGGGGCGATATTTAAATATCCAATTTTTTCAAAGCTACAGATTTCTTCGTTAACGCCTTCAACATTATTTTTAGATACTTTAACTACAGGATAATAATAGCCAAGAGCAATTTCACTAGGATTAAAGCTAATAGTAAATACACCGTTTTCATTAGGCTTACTTATATTAGTATTAAGAATAGTTACAATAGCATCTTCTGCTTCTTTCTCTTCTTTACGCCATTCAACCGTATAATTTTCAAATTTACCATTAGCCTTTACAGTAATTGTACAAGAAGTGGCTGCTTTAGAAACAAGAAAATTTTGGTCGCTTCGAGAATCATCTATACTTTTGCCATCAATCGTAATAAACTTAACCGGTTGTGGTTTTTTATAAGCATGGCAAGAACCTAATACTTTAGGCTCAGAAACCGCGCCATTACGAGTTCGAGTAACAGAGGCTGTGTATATACCTTCAATATCTAAAAGGGCGCAAGTATTTCCTGTTGTTGCAATATCTTTATTATTACCGTCATCGCCAGCAAAATTCCAGGTATATGTATCTCTATCTTTTACAGTGGCACCAGTTACGCCCACAGTAAGGGAACCACCATCAACAATTTCTATTTTTCCTGAGAGCATTGTTGAATCATCACCAAAAGCCGTGGGGCCAGGCACTACAACGCTGCCAATCTTGCAGTCATTGTCAGTCCATCCTTCAGGGATATTGTGAGCTTGGTCACTAGAACGAGAGAAACCATACATATTGTTTTGTGCGACACAGCGGTATGTACCAGTTATATCACTCATGGTTTCACCATCTTTACTGCTAGGTAAAGTATACTCAGAATAATTTTCATAATAAGGGCCACCATTTGCAAAAGTCTCCTCAGATACATCAGCTAAACGATAAACCGGAGCTTCCTCAGTACCCTTGTTTTCATAGATAAGGACGTTCTCTTTAAAAGCTTCCAACTTTCTATATACTGGTTTAGCTTCCAGGGTAGTAGTTATTTTATCTTTATCTTTATACCAAGAATAAGTTATAGAGCCAGGAGCAATTGCCTGAACACTCAATACATCGCCCGCGTCTGCGGTACATGAATCAGTTGCCCCTACTCCTTCCTTATATCTAAATAGGAATACAGGAGATACAACTTTCTCAGCGCTATAATCAGCAGCCGGAGAATTAATCATACGACGTAATACTTCATCTTCAACATCTTTTGTAAGATCACCTTGAATATTATCAATTTCAGCCTTAGAAATAGCAAAATCGAGACTAGGATTAACGACTAACTGACCAATTAGAGTACCAAAACTGCGTTTATATGAATTGCCCTCTAACTCAAATAGACGAACTGAGAATTTTATAGAACCGGCCTTCGAAGTAACATCCTACGTGATAGGCCAACCAATAATGATTTTAGAACTTTTTTCATCAGTATATTTAATCCATGCTTTAGTAAAATGTTTTTGCTAATTTGCATCAATAAATTCTACAACAGCAGTAATACTAGGAGAACCAAAATCAATATTTTCAAAATATCTATCTATTTCAAAATAAATATACTCAGCATAGTGGTCACCTTGGACTCCTACACCATTTTTAGTAAAGGCTTGCGGAACTGCAATCTTACGACTATTGCCATCAATAAAGAATTTTTCTTCATCTAAGGGCAGTATAATAAGACTTGGATCTTTTAGTGATATCTCATTAAGATGCTAAAAATACTCATCAAGTGTAGAAATAGCAGGTTCTAAATTTAAAATTTTACTGACCTTTTCAAACAAAGCTTTATACTTAGTAGTATTTTCAGGAGTAATCTTTGTTATCATATTGCCTTTCCATTCCTTTCTTTTAGGATTTTGGGCGATAAAAATTCTTATCGCCCAATTAATATATAAAATTAAATAACTGCTTTAATCTTTCTTGTCCTTACAAATCAATTTCATACCAATTATCTATAGCGTTTTCTGGTACAGTAATACTTTGAATCGTAGAATTACCATCTTTTGTAAGAACTTTTCCATCTTCAGCTATTAGCTAAACTAAACGAGCTGAATAAGCTCCTTCTATACATATAGGAGAAATTAAAATTCCATTATTACCTACATATTGATACATATATTGTTTACGCACTTTTTATTTCCCCCTTTATATATCAAGTTGTTGACAATACAAATTGTACCCGCACCTTTGAAGAATCGCCGCCATTAGCAATACGATATTCATCACCAAAAAATGTCCTTGGAGGTAAGGTTACGGTAGTATTCTCATTTATTACAATTTCAACTGGGGCATTATTGTTCCAAGAAGCAAGAGTCTTGGCATCATCAATATATACATAATACTATCCGAAAAATTCTCCCGCATTCTAGTTAAATGGTGAACATAGGTTCTTATTTGTGCTGTTATAGCCTTCCTTATATCCAGTATTATTTCCCCAAAATAGTTTAATTGAATTAACTATATCTAAGTGAGTGCCTTTTCCTTGCTCGCCAATCTAAAAACTACAAGTTTCATTATTATCACCTTTAAAGAAACTACAACTGAGATAACCAGCATATTTTAATGTATATGGTATAATAAATACGCTATTAGATTTCACATGGAAAGCATTATTAAATCCGAGATTATCTACAGCTAAAATATTTGGTGGCAGAGTTGTGTTTTCTAATTTCGCCCCTTGAAAAGCAGAAGCGCCAACGACTTTTAAATTTGTAGCATGATTAAAGTCAAACCACTATAAAGTCGTCCAACGATCTGATACCGCTGAAGAACCTTGACCCACAGCAATCAAAGGATGATTTTCACTCTCCAAGAAGAAATGAGTAATTTTTGTCTTATACATATTTCTAATCATAATAACAGGCTTTCCATTGTATGTAGCAGGCAAAGTAACCTTACCTGTCAGAGTTTTTCCGTTGGCAGGAGAAGCCTCATAACCAGCATAATAATGATTCTTTAACTCTGGATATTCCGAGAAAGTTAAACTATCATTATAAGTAAATTCAAACAAATCAGTATCTGGCTTATCATAAACACTTTCTTCTAAGAAACAAGCATAAAATACTTTATCTTCTTTTTCTGAACGTATTTTGGTTAAATCTAATAAATAACGTGCGGCGGCCGCCTCAGTAGCGGGATAGCAGTTAGCTTTATCTTTCACCCATCCGAGGAATCTGTGACGCATTGTCAATTCCAAGCTACTCTCTATCGGAGATAGGGGCGTAATGTTAGGGGCAGAGAGATAATCTCCAGCCTTTACCGTAGCAGCAGCAACCTCAGTTGTACTATTAAGACCATTATAAGTACAGAACTTAACATTATAAGTATGGACTTTGAAAATAGCATAGAAAGTATAATCAAACTCTTCTTTATTCAAGATATTAGCTTTTGCATCATTCCACGCCTTATCATCCATGGTGTAGAATCCATGTTCATCAGCCATACCTAGCATATTTTTAGCGGCCCCATCTGCGGATAAACACCAACCGACAAAATCGTAATCCAATTTCTTCGGCTTATACTCATCATATGGATTCTTAAACCACTCAGTATCAATATCTGTTGGAGCTATTTTCTGCGTACCCCATTGTTTATAGGTGCCGTCATCTTCAACTTGTTTAAAGACGCCTGAATATGCTTTATTAACTTTAGCAAAATAAAACTCCATATTAGAATAAACACCTAATAAATTATTTCTCACATATCCTTCATCCACTTCTACAGCATTATTAATATAAACAATACCTTGCAAATCAATTACTTGATAGGTAGATTCACGAAGTTTTTCAAAGAAGTCGGTTAAATTGGTGATTAAATTCTCCGCATTATATTCTGCTAAATAATTTGCATCATATTTATATATTTCTTTATTCTTGATGCCTAATTTCCATGTATTTTCATCTACATAAGAGTAAGAAACAAATCCATAATGTCCATCAGGTACAAAGTAAGATGCGGCATCCGCTTCGAGGTACTCAGATCCTTCGTCTAAAAGCTGATATGGACACCAATTAATACCTCTTAAAGTAATCTTGGCGGCCGTATTTAAATCAATAATCTGCCTAGCTAATCTGTAACTGTCATAACCCAAAGCCACGTTATTAAGAGATAGGGCATCAATTTGAGTTGTTGGAGAATCACCAAAGAGGGATTCTATATACAGGCCCTCGGCGCAGATATATTCTCCTGTTTTCTCACCCTTAGTGACAGGATATGTGGTAGTTAATAATTTTGTCAAATTCTTTGCTTCCACAAGATCTAAAGCTTTTATACTATGAGGCAAATATAAAGTGTGTAAAGCTACGCCTTCAGCAAAAGTAATGCCCGTTAAATCAGTCCGCAAGGCCCTAAAACTACGGAGCTTTTCACTCTTGCTTAAATCGTAAGTAACACCGCTACCATCAGACGTCGCCATAACGCCAGACAAACAAAATTCCTCGAGCAAAGGCATGCTATTAAGATTCATTTGTCCTGCAGCCTTACGATAGTAACCAGTAGCAACTCCCTCAGCATTAGGAGCATCAAAGTTGTCATTACCAATTAAAAGGCGCGTTAATTTTGGACATTCATTCTAGAAGTTTAATTCCATTAAATATAATTTGCTTAAATCGCCTAAATCGGCGTATTGAGTGCCACCATAAATATAAAATAAAGCTTGCGGTGAATCAGAGGCTTTACGGATTTCATTAATTTTGCCCTATGGGAACAAAACTTTAACTGCGGTATTCTTTGCTTTCTGTGACAAAGCATTCTCAGCTTCATTATCAAAACCAATAGAAGTATATATTGTTTTTGAAGGAGTCAAAGTTAACCAGAATTCAGTATCAAATTCGTGCATCTTTTTGGTTCCGTTGCCCTCCGTATCTTGATCGGCCCAATAGTCCGACTAAATTAATCCCGCCTCTTCTGCCGCAGAGGATTCAACCCAGTGGTCGGCAGTATTATCGTTTTTGATAGTGCCGCGGTTAGCTTCAGAACGCGCTTTAACAGTATCATTACCTTCTGCACGCTAGAAAGCTCCGGTATACAACCAGCTATCAATGAAATTAATTCTATCGGTTAAAAACTGCTGGCGTGACAAACTTCTATCACCCTGAAGGGCATAAAAATAACTTCCATTATCAACGACTGTTGCTCCTCCTTGGCCTGAGTAACCGCCACCTGCGGAAATATTATCATTGGTAATGGTGATATATTTATAATATTCATCTAAATTGATTGCTATTAAAGGACGCTGACCTTTCATCGCAAGGAATGGACGTTTCTCTCCTCCACGGGTTTTAGCACGGCCGCATTCTTCATAATCGGCCAAATACCATTTTTCTATATGTTCTATAGAAGATAAAGGAGGATTTGTTAATGGTGCAAAGGTACCAATGCCACTAGTATATCCGCGTAACTGACGATATTTGTTTCTTATATAGCTGTCTTTATAGCAAGTAAAGAAGTTATTCCATAAAACACTCGCGTTAGTAGAGAAGTGACCGCCTTCAGTAGCATCTATATCATAAGTGAAAGATGGAATACCTGTATTATTAATACCCAATTGAGTATCAATATCATAGAAGATAGGATACCAGATATAATCTCCGCCTTCTTTTAATGGCCCCCAAGATGCCATCATACAGTTTTTACCACGTGAATCATAACATTCAAAAACTTCTGTCATTACAAAATAAGTAGCAACATAATCAATATCAAAATGTAAAGGAAGCTCTTTCATAAACTTCTCAAGACGACGCTATTTCGTATCATACTCGTAAGTTTTTTCGCCATAAATCTCTGGCGGCGTGAGTTTTAACTTAGTTTGCCCCACTTTGTACTTACTTTCAATGGCCGGCCAATCAGCGGCGGCCACCTCTTCGTTGCTCGGGACGAGATCTGTGCAAGTACTATAAACCCAGGCGCAAGCTTTTTCCCAGTGTTTCATCACATCAACAGCCCATTTAATAGCCGGTTCTTTATTACTAGATGACAATTCAGGGATATTTAAATCTTTAGCCATCTAATCCAATTCAGCGCTCGATTGATTGAGGTGATAAACTATATCTAACTCATCGCCATATTTATGATATCTATATTCAAAGCTATCTGCTACGCGAGGACCACCGCCTGTGCCACGTGCCTCAGTAGTAAAGCTTAATTCTCTACGTCCCTCAAAATCGCGGAAAGAACAGTAAGCACCTTGGTTATCACTGAATTCCCAACATTCTGCAATATCAGGGAGCTCTTGATAATCAAGGAATTTCTAATATTTATCATTGATAGAAAATCCATATGCTTCATCTGCGCCTTTATCAAGAATCATATTATAACGACCAATATATTTAATTGCGCCAGTATCCGAGCGTCTATGGAAAGCCAATACAGGGAATCCCTAAACCGAAGTGCGATAATCTTGTATATTTTCAATCGTGCCAGGCTTGTAGGTAGTCACCATCGTATACCATTTAACTTCGTCTGTGCCATTTTTTAATCCTAAATCATTAGATGATTTGGCAAAATCTTCAGGGCCAGATAAAGTCGCCTCTTTGTAATTACCTTTGCTATTTTTATAATAATACTAAACCCCTTCTTGATACTCGCTAGCTTCAGTCGTCTAACTATCAGCATCCTAAATCGCACCTGCTGCCACATAATCATCTAAAGGATGCTTTGTATAAGCGTTAGCTACAAGATTTGCAAAACCAACATTATAGCTGCCAGAAGATTCCATAAAGTCAATTTTCATCGTGAATTTTGTCGTACCCACAGTGTAATTATCAAAATAGAACCAATCTAGCTGTTTTTCTTTTCCAGTAAATGGCCCTTCATTCATATACATATGAACGTATTTCTTTTCACCATCGGCATCAGCAAGTTTAGTTTTAACCTTATAATTTCTACGAGGATAAAATTCAGAAGAAGTACCTTGGACTTTCATCTCCACATTTTCACCATGCCAACTTGGGCAATGATGTAAATAGTAATATTCTACTGCGCTCATTCCATACTATTCTTGGCACGCCTCATCTGTTAACCCATCTTTAGCAGCATAGTCACTTAATTTACCAGTCATGTAAGCGCGATCAAGAGCCACATTATGAAATTCCATATTTGCTTTTATTACATTAGCCTTACTATATGGTAGTAGATTAGTCTTTTCATCTAAACCCGTAGTGGTCCAAACAACATAAGGCATAAGTTCATTATCAGGATGAGTATTATTATACTCCAACATGGCTTCATAATCAAATTGATATTCATTTAAATTAGAATTCCACTTGGCCAAATTGGTTTGGTCGTAAATATCTATATCCTTTTGGTCAGCCGCAAGATTCAAATCTATATAGTTAATAGGTAAATTGGTATTATAAATACGCATCTTATATAAATTGAAATCACAGCTGTTACTATTAAATTTAATAGTATCTTGATTAATAGTAAAACTTTCGCCCTTGCCACCGACAGTATTTTTTATAACGCCAGTCAAAATGCCATTAATATAAATTGATAACAACTTATTACTATAAGAATAAACTAGTGCAAGATGAATCATCTTATTCTCTACATAGTTTACATTAATTGTATCAAGTCCCGAAGTAAAGAAAGCATCTTGAGGTCCGATACAAAATCCACGACCAGTAAGTGAAGAAGTTCCATCATAGAAAGAGCAAATAGCAGCGTCTGTATTAATCACTTTTTCAGTATGATCTATCTTTTCACAAAACTTGTCTGCGGCCGCACCTAGTTCCGCGCGCAGATAGTCATCGTAGTTGGTATAGCCACCAGTATCATTCATCTATGCTTTAAAAGCTTCCCATTGCTCCGAGTCATTCGGATAACGAGTATAAGTAGTAATTAAGTTATTATAGGTCTTTACATTAGAAATCTTAAATTGCATTTCTACTGTCCATGAACTTTTTCCATTAGTATCAGTACCTACAACCATTGGCTCAAATCCTATTTCAAAAGATGCTCCATTACTAATACGTAAACAAGTTTGGTTATCTTCATCTTGAATCCAGCCATTATTATACCAGTTAAACCCAGAGAACTTACCAATATATTTAGAATATTTTTCCATGGGGTTAATCCATTTGCGGCGGTTGGTTAAAGACTCCTGATTCGAGCGACCTGTGGCGTCAAAATTCAAGACTAAGTTGTCTTGAAGAGCGAGTTTTAACTTATCCGTTTCTTCGACACTAAAGTTAATTTCATATCTGACATTTCGCCCCTCTTCGCCACATGATAAAGCATAATTATTGCTATTACCGATTTCAGCATTCGTAATTTCCCAAATACTAAATGACGGTGATGCTTCATCGCGCGTGATACTCAGAGTACTATCTTCCTCAGTATTATTATAATAGGTATTGCCTTTATATAATACAACACTGGCTTTACTAGATAGAGGATCATATACTTGGAATGGAATCTGAATTATTTCATAATCATAATAAAGATCCTTATAACCATTAGTCCAAATAATAGGAGTTTTTTCATTGCCCTTAACAGCAATTTCATATGCTAAAGAGCCAGCTTTTAAACCAACCTGACCGCTTCTAGATTGATATAACTCAATTAAAACATCATGTTTACCGTGTGTCGCCAGCTTTTGCGGAACTTGATACTGCTATAAATTAGCTGAAGTGGCAGTGAGTACCTTGGTTTCGAGCAATTCTCCATCCCAATAAAAATATAAAATTTTATCTGTATTACCTACAGCATTGCACTAAAGGATAACATTCTAAGAATCGAATAACGTTACATTAGAAAAACTCTCAGCCGGCTCTAGGGATAAGCTAGCCGTAGTAAAAACTTGTTCTCTTGTGATTGACTATCCACTATTAGTGCCACGCACATAAATACTGAACTTAATGGTAGAATTTTCACGCATTAATGATCCAATTTCAAGCTTCGCTGTGTCACCGCTCTTCATATCAAATGAAGTAGTGTAATAAGTCACATAACCAGTCGCGGTTTTTTCAGACAAAGACCAATGAGCTGTAATTGTTTCGTCTAATACATTACCTTCTTTATCTTGCGCAGCAGAAGCTGTAGCAGTAATAGTATAAGTTTGTCCATTAATAAGGCTCGTTGTTGAACCCGTATTAACTAATAATGAAATAGACTTGGCTAATGAGCTACTACCATCCCCGCTTCCCGCAACAGTTAGTTTTAAAACCATGTATGTTTTTACATCTTCTGTCTCTGCGACTTCAGTCACTCTATAAAAACAGCCATCTTTGAGATTTAAAATTAAATCGTCTATAGAAGGCCCCACAAAAGATGAAGCATCATAATTATCAAAATCTTCAGGAGAGAAACTAGTAATCTCTACTGTGGCATCTTTATTAGCGTAAAAAATACCTGAATTACCGCCCATGGGAATCAGTTTCTCGCCATTATCATAATAAATCTTACGAGTATCAATAGCAAAATAAACTTTTCCTTCAACACGCGCACTGGCATTAATTACATTATAATAGCCTCTTACTGGCTAAAAACGTGTTGCCATTTCCGTTATCTCCTTTCTGTGAAATAATAAAAAAGGGGGAAGAAGATAATTTTACTTATCTCCTTCCCATAAAATTCTCTTCATAGAGATTTAATTTTTATTTTAATATATTTAAAGGCTATTGCCCAAATTCTTTAAGATTAGAAAGTACCCCATACTAAATCAACAGAAACTACATCTTCTGCCTTACTAAAGGCAAGTGAACCAGACTTTACCTTAACGGATTTAGACTAAGCCGTACCGACCTTACCAGCTAAAGAAGAATTAACTGATAAAATATTGTCAGCAACATTCGTCGAAACATTATAGGTTAATTGGTCTGTATTTAAAGTAATAGTCTAATTTTCAAAGCCTGTTACGCGACCATAATCATCAACAATAGCTTTAGGTACTGTAAACTCCTATTCACTTCCGCCAGAAAGTGGAGAATAAGATACGTTATTAGCGCTAGCAGAATCTTTTTTCGTCACTGTAGTTAGCTTTAAATCGACAACAGGCTTATCCGCAGCTGTATTGCTTAATGAAACGACAAGGCTGTTATCACTAGTCGTAAATTGCAGGCTGCCTGTTACAACCTCACTGCTATTCTTTAAAGAAACTGTCTTACTCGTAGCATCTGAACCAAAAGTGTAAGTAGTATCTTTATCAGCTGGAAGCTCAATAGTCGTTGCTATACCCAACCCAGTAATATGACCATTTTTATCATAGTTAATTGTTGGTATAGTAAATTTGCGGTCAACTAATTTTGTACCCGAAGCGGATCCAGCGGTAATAGTATTTGTATGACCGATATTTAATCCGCTATCATTTGTAACACTAATACCATCAGCGCCCTTAACCGCAATTGTACCTGCAGTCTTACTATTAACTTCATTATTTAATTGAATTGTAGTACCATTGAGCGACATATTATAGGTAGTATCAATATCGTCACCAGAAGGAATAACTTCCCACTTAGCTATATCACCGGTAGCACCAGCAGCAACATCAGCGCCATTGTAAATGATTAAATCGCCAGTATTAACATCAACAGCGCTACTACCAGAGCCTATAGTAAAACTCTCAGCGGCTTTATAGGTGTCACCCTTCTGAGGGCCTGTAATTTGACCAAACGCGCTTTTAGTCGCCGTGCCACAATAAGTCATAGCATTCATTTCAGACTTAGCCGCTGTAATTAATGTATCAACTTTATCAGATGAATAAAATGCACCGAGATCTCCTTGATTATAAACAGTCTTCTCGACGCCGTCAACAGTAATTTTATGATATAAGACTGTATCTGAAACAACTGGGGTTTCTACAGTCGTATTCTCGTCTTTAATTGTAACTGTTATCTTACCACTGTCATCTGCACTAATGGCACTAACTTTCGTATCTTTATCCCTGGGTAAAGTAACATTTTGTGTACCAACAGCAGTAACATGACCATACTCATTTACTGATACGGTAGGCATTAATAATATTACATTACCAGAGTCATCTGTTGTCGCATCAGCAGGAGTAAAAGCGCTATTTGATTGTAAGGATTTCGCATGAGCCAGTTTGATAGAACCATTCTTACCAGCAGTATTACTTGTAACTATTAAGGCGCTGTTATCAACTTCAATAGCGAAACTACTTTCTGTCGTTCCATTTTGGGTCTATAAAGCAGCCTTTGCCCCAGTAGTGTTGGTAGTAGTATTTAATGAATAAGTTGTGTCAACGCCAGAGATTGTAATCTTATTACTATTACTAGTAGAAATTGACACACTACCTTCACTGGCAAGCTCAACCTTTGCAGTCGCACTAGCACCAATACCATTATTCTTTAAATAGACTTTATTGTCAGCAGTTTTTTCAGCCTCCACGCCTACATCAGTATGAGTAGTAATCTGACCTAGATCTGTAGCTGAAATTACAATTTGTCCGCTAACATCAGGTGTTACAGCGCTTTCATTATTTCCTTTTAAGTCTTTTTGGGCTTGCGTAATTCTAACATCATAAACAAGTTGCTTACCCTTTTCGGTTTCGGCATCATTTTTTGCCACATTGATACTTTTAACATATGTATCATGGTCGTCATTATGATCCGGGTTAATCTACACCCATTTACCATTAGAATAAGTGCAAAGAATATTCTCTGCCTTCGCATAATAGAATTGACCCTCAACACATAAGCCAGCAGCATAACTAGAACTAGACTTATTAGAAAGGGCTTCAATCGCCGCCCAATTGGGATAAGAAATTACGCTTTGGCTAACCAAATCAGCTGTATTATTGCCTGTACCTACATATAAACGATGGCTATCAGTTGTCAAATAAAAACAACCATCTTGATAAGCTGTAAGATTATTAAAGCCGCTTTGAGTGCCGCGCTTAAACATTACATTTGCCATTCAATCTTCCTCCTTTATTCTTATGCCATGTCTGACCACTTCATGCGGCCATCCAAATCATTTAAAATAGAAACAATTGTATCTCCCTCTGTATAACGAGTAAACTTTGTAATATCACCCACAGTGTCCTGTAAACCAGTCACATTAGTTTCAATATTAGTAACACGTTGAATAAGAGCCTGAGTGCCCGTCTTATCTTCAGCAATCCAATCAGCAATTTCCCTCAAAGTATCAAGAGCTGCCGGAGCATCTTTAACTAAATTATCATACTTAGTTTCTATGCTACCAACTCGAGTTTCTAAACTATCAACTTTACCCAAAGTAGTAAGTTGTTCATCGGAAAGTGGGGCAGCCCAGGCACCATCGCCGCGTAAGTACTTGTCTTGTGCTCCTGCGGCGGGCGCCGGTACGAGTCCAGAAGTACCAGCTACGTCGGCGGTAGCTCCGGTCATAACCTCTACCTATATCTCTTCGGGAGTCTTATTTACCCACTTTTTAGTCAAAGCATCATAGGTAAGTATTTGTTTATCTTGAACATTGTTAATTAAAACATTGGCCAAGTCATTGATATCTGTGACGGCAGTGGCAGAACCATTACCGCCTCCAATCAATTTATCGCCCAAATATAAGGAGCCTTTAGTCTGATCTTCAGAATCATAGATAAAATACAGCGTATCATTATCTTTTGTTATGATTTTATCAAAAGCAGTCTTAGTACCGCGTAAAAACTTCACATAACCCGGTAATGCATTCGGCATTTAACATCTCTCCTTTCAAAAAATATGAAAATGTGAGTGAGCAAATTTTTTGCTTTTGCCCACTCACAAGCTTCTTGTTTATTTAATTCTTAGCATCTATACCCAATATATTATGATAACTTTTATATAACCAACCGTCATTCTATTTAATATATGGAGTACAACGTGTTAAAGAAACACCAGAATCAGTGTCTTTAACATATATATAATACTAGCCAATTTTGCCATCGGCTTCCTTAATATACGCAAATCCATTAGTATCACCGGCTTTAAGCGTGATTACGCTTTGACCGCTGTTAATGTAATTATTACACAAGGTTTCAGCCTCTTGAGTGAACAAGTCTTTTAAAGACATGTAAGATTTACCATTAAACTCCCAGCCAGTAAAACTTTTTAATAAAGTAGCAATGTTATCATAATTACTATTACTGATTTCTAACCAGTTTGCGCCAGACTGATAAAAGATATACGGCGTCTAGCTGACCCAATAGACTCTTAGTGGAACATTTACATTAATTCCACCTATAGTTTCAGAATTACTAAGATTGTATCCCTGATTAAAATGTAATATAATATTTTCTGAGTCAAAAGAAGGAATAGTTAATACTGCACCATATTCATTTGAGGGTGGCATTGGAGAAAACTAGTTAAAGTTGCAAGTACCGCCCTAATTTAGCTATTTCCATTTATTAACTGGAATATAACGTAATCCAGTACCTATAGGTAAAGGAGAAGAAACTCCCTCACCACTTGCAAAATAAGAACCGCATGAACTGAGCGCTTTAAGAAATTGGGTTACATTATAAGAGTTTTGCAATTCAGAAGAATTCTTCATCCGAGATTTTAATTCACTCTCATTAACTATACCTGTTAGCAGTTTCTCACTTTTTGGTAGGAAACAAGTTCTAATAGTAGCATTGCTACTACTGACTAACCAGCGTTTCATTATCCCATTAACTTGCCCATATAGCGCATTATTACTAAGCGCCCAATCAAATGTCTTTATATTAATTTTATATACAGGAAAAGTGAGTCGAACGGCGCGCGGATGTTGTTCATCAGCTAATAAAGAGGCGACCGACGGCATCGCTTTATAGAGCATATGGCTACCTTCAATAGTGGCATCACGGAACTCTGTAAAACCATAATAGTCTCTTAATTCCTACCAAGAATACTCAGCATTAGTTTTAAACAAATCGAGTGCGGTATCACCTATGAAAGTAATTGGTACTTCATAATATGTTGAATCACTAGAATAGAGTTTCCCTTCAGTACCTCGCCCCACAAAATGGTAGTAATATGCCTACTAAACTCCCGGCCTTCCTAGTTTATAACTATCATCTCCAGAGGCTATACGGCTTTTCAAGCTACCTCCTAGCATATGCCATTTGCTATTTTGCATAACATATGGAATAGATCTTTCTCCAATATTTGGATTATCAATCCAAAAACCTACTCCATAACTGTCAGAATCACCGACACTCTTACTCGGCACTTCTAAAGCATACTAAGTATTATTTAATAAATAATAATTTTTTAATATATCATTATCTCCAAGATCAAGGGCTGGTCCACCTACAGGATATAAATTTAAACCATCCCAAATTGAATAAGTGTCGCCTTCAAAGTAATATTTCTAACCAGACATATTACGCTTTTTACCAGTTAAATTCACGGGAGTCGTACACCAGCCATAAACCATATAATTATAATTATTAATCAAGGTTGATTCTAACCCCTAGCTATCAAGTTTCTATTGTCCCGGAGAAACATCCTATAGATTACCCGAATAATTATTATCAAACCAATGGTATCTAATGCCATATGTAATTACATCTGCTTCGACTGTCAAAGATGGATATCCAACAACTTTGAAATTATATTCAAAAGTACTCGCAAGATTAGAACTAAAAAAAACTATATAATAAGTTTCTCCACCCTTTAAAGACAAATTATTAAAATTATAAGTTAAATTACTCGCAGAAGGCCAAGTTTCAACTGCCCCAGATTTTCTTTCATCACTCTGCCATTTAGCGGAATTTACCCAACCTGTAGGGGTATCATTTCCCTCTGGAAAACCATCACGACCTATAATGCAAGCCTCATTGGAATTATTATTACCAGCCATCCCTTGCCCATAGACAGTAAGTGATATAGAAGTTATTTTCTAAACTGTTTGTCCATTAATAACACTTGGAAGCTATAAACGCATAAGCCATACAAAATTACCATTGCGATTATGCCCATAATAGCCAGAGTATCCGCCGCTCTAATAAGACTTAAAATAACCCCATGTATTATAGCCAGAAGTTCCACACCAGTGATCGTAATTAAAGCTTGACATTAAAGGAAAATTATCATAAGTTATTTTTTCTCCCATAACTTATACGCCCCCTTAACTTTCCGCCACTTTCACGAAGAAAATAGTATTTGCTGGTAGATTACTATATTTAGAGGCCTATATCGTAATATCACCAGGAGCACCACCTGTAATATCGCTGGAAGATAAAATATAAGGTACACCTTCTTGAGATACAAGACGCTTTACTTCATTATACCGAACAGCATCTTGATCAACCTTTGGAGACTATCCTACCTTCAAACTGGTTGCTGTAGTATTAGTCATACTGATACCCTGGTTTGTATTCAGAAGAATATGCTCAAGACCACCATGCAAAAGGAGAGAACTTGCACCTTCCGCATCATGACTGCCCATCAAAAAAACATCTGTGCCGGCCCACGCAATTGAGGCAGCGCTTATCATCGTACCACCAGCAAGAGGTAGAAAATCGTCACTAATCTTTCTTGAACCGGGGTCTTCTGTTATCTTAAGATAATTCAATGCCCAAGCTGTTTTGCCAGCATTGCTCAAAGCTTTCCAATCAAGATTACCTAATACACCAATGACGCCATCTGCTTCAAGTGTGCGGCCGCCAGCTGTGATGTTGCCAGCAAGGGCATCTGCGCTCTGCACTATCTAAGCACGGTTCGTCTGACCGTACATTAAATTATTCATGGATGCAACAGTCTCGCCTAGTACTGGAAGATTGATCTCAACATCATGCTCTATTGGAGCGCCGACCTTTGTATAGTCACGAGTGCCAGCCGCTGAAATACTAATCGTATTATTGGTAGAGGTTGGAATATAGCCCTTAAATTTGTTATTATTAATATCAAAAAGCTCTTTATTGATATTAACCGTTGCCGCGCGGAATGTCGGGGTAACGGCGTCTAATATAGCCACTTGTTCATAATCGACGCCTTCGCTTGTTGCGACTTTGCGGAATACTTTATTAATTGTCAAAGAATTGCCGCTAACATCTACTGTTCTGCTAAGAACATAGCGTCCAATTAATACTCCATCTTCCTCGGCATGCGATTTCCGCGAATTCTCCATAGATAGTTCGTCATTATCATAGGTCTTATCGAAAAAATATAAACTGCTTATATCATTGGGGATAATTTGATTACCGTATATATTACTCATGCGACCGAACCCCCTGTCTCATAAATTACGTCTATGATTAAATACGCTGTACTACTGCCACCTTCGAAATAACGCAGCAGAGTATTCTCAATTAAATCTATTTTACCAACAATTGAACCAGATGCCTCAACATCTAATTCAAATATACCAGAGGGGCCAATTATAATATTGGATAATGGAGAATCATTTATAGAAAACTCTACTCCAGGTATAGTCTATATTCCGATTCGTCTAATGCCAGAAGTTGGCATATCTAAAAAATTAATAGATTTAATAGCTCCATTTTCCCAGACAAAAGAAATATTATCGCTATTACGTGTACCATTAGTATCAGTTACTGTTGCTGTATCAGAGCTGGGAATTTGCATTAATCTATATTGTTTAACTGCTAATGACATACCTCTTCCTCCTTTAATAAATATTATCTATAACATTCGTGGCAGTAATAGACATTGTACCATTATAAGTAAGAGGAATAGTTAATTTAGAAACTAAATATTCTCCATTTATGCCACGAGTAGAATCAACAACCTAAATCTTAGTATTTACATCTAAATAGTAAATAGGAATAGAAGTAAATGTTACTGACTCTGTAACAAAGACTGATTCATTTAACATCGTAGTGAGGGCTTCTTTTGCGCTCTTTCCAGTAGAAGCAATAGTAAAATAATCCTACATACTCCTATTAATTGTCAAATACGTATAACCCATCATTGTCCTATCAAGCAATTCATCAGGGAATACAAAAAGAACATTTGGAGCCTCCTCATAATATATAGATTTTACTGCTGAGTCATTAACAGCTTTTGGCCTATCACCCATATTCTGAACAGAAAAACGAGACAACTCTCCAGAGTCACAAAAGTCAAGCCAAAAATTGATAGCTGTAGGATTATCCTTTACATCAATATGCCACTAACCCTCAGAAGTAGATTTTTCAACATTTTTATAATAACGCTAATTAGCATCATATCCTTCTTCAGCAGAAAGATGATAATATTCTCCATTCTTGGCCACATATAATTCATTTTTCATCGAAGCAAAACTTTTTTCTGTGACCGAAGCCTGCTACATAACCCACTAATTTTCAGGCTTGTATATCTAACGCCAAAAAGCCTACATATCAGAATATAACATCTCATAGCCGGTGTAACCAGTTGGATAATATACAGGATTCGCAGCGCCCACCCTGTAGAGAAAATTATCATCAGTATTATATTCATAATAATCGAGCGCCATTTGATATATTAATTCACGCCAATCTACTGGATTCGTGCCCTCTACATAATAAGTCTAGCCATCGCGAATAGAAGTATATTCGACAGGTTTCTCAGAAATCAAAAAACGGTAATGTACCGGAAGAGATTTACCATCAACAGCATCTCTAGTTCCCCATACTGAAAAATCATTCTTTAACTTTGTGATTTGTGGAGTAATAGACATTTGAGTAAATAACTCGCTATTTTGGAAATTATACGAGGTTAATTCGTCCATTAACGCATAATTAAAAATTACGCCGTCTTTTAACTTTTCAGTACCATTATGTAGTGTTTTCAAATATTCATGAGTAGAAACTAAACCCGTAGAAGAAGTCTAAATAATAGAACGCTTTTTCTAAAATACGAAATGACCATCAAGATCATAAAAATACTCAAAGTTACCAAATATTTTAGTAATATTATCAAGTACTCCCGTAATCGCAGAACCAACCGCTGCCGTTAACTCACCGGGATAGGTTAACAATGTCTAATGATAACCGACTAAACTGCCATAATCGAATTTTAATAAGTATCCATATTCTTTATTATCATTATGCGCATTAGGCAAACTAATAAGAGAAAAACCTGCGTTATCAATTAATTCAGAGTCTACACTTAGGGTATTTAACGAAGCAAATTTAAACGAGTCATCGGATAATAAAGTATATAAAGGTACTGATTCATATTCTCCTTTTTCTTCATCAATAATTCTATGAATTATAGTTTCATCATCTAGAATTAACTACTCAATTTCATGCGTTGCTTTAGACATAACCATAAATAAAGTCTAATCGCCACGATACTCCCATAGCTCAACACCATACTACTCAATGTCATTGATTAAAATATTATTATATGGCTCATTACCATATACATGAACCAGCTCTCGAATTATATCGCCAATCCATATTTTTTCTTTATTAGAAACTACAATTCGTTTATAATAAGAGCGATCTCCCATAAAAATATTTCCGGTATCTAATTTATATTCCCCGTCGTTATCTAAATAATAATATTTACCGGCGCGGTACAAAGCGGCATCTAATTGAGGCTATTCTTCATATTCATAAGAAATATTCTCCACTTGCCCAAAATCAGTAGACAAAGCAGTCAGTGTGCCGCCAATATCGCCATTTAATAAACACATCTTATCCTTGCCTTGTAAATTTATAGTATACCCCGAAGCAGAAATAGAGGATGAATAACTGGTACATACAAAAATACCTTGTTTAAACCATATTATGTGCGGCCGAGTGCCGTAGAGAGAGGCGGGGTTGTCGTAAAAAGGATTCTCCAACCCTACCTCAAAAGAAAATTTACTGTGAAGTCCCCAGCTATATGCGGAAGTATCAATAACTGATGCCACCATGGAGAAAGAACAAGAACGTCGAACCGCCGAGGCTCCATCAACATTAATGGAGCCTGACGTAATCTTACCCTCAATGGCCTCTATGGGCGATTCATCAAAGTTTAAAAGAGTTACCCGAGCATAGACAGTACGAGCCTTTGTGCTATCCAAAGCATATAAAAAATCATAATCATTCATTAATTTTTCCGCCTCTCTTCTACTGCCTTAAAATATGCATTCTTAGCATAATTATATTTACGTTCAAGGACAATCTTATTAACATACCAATCTAAATAGCTATCCGACGTAGCTTTGCGGCTGATGGGTTCATCGCGGCTCACTAACAAGCTTTTTTGCGCCGACTAGTAGGCCTGCCGCAAATTCATTAACTCTGTATCCGATTTATTCATCTCATCCACAAAACTATTCTCAGCCGTTTCGTAGCCAGCTTCCATATATACCGCGGCGCCAATTGAAATAGTGCTGATTTGCAAGTCTCCGCCGGAAATCTCCATAGGATGTTGCGGCGCAACAGAGAACTTCTGCACGCTACCATCACCATATGTGATTACTACATCGTACAAAGAATCATTTTTAAAATAATCAATGGGCAATAAAAACGAATTTTTCTCCGACCAACGATGGAAAGTATAATCATTAGAATTCGTTAGTTTATAAAAATATCCCAAATCAAAAACCTACATCTTAGCCTCTGATCCCGTCCGTGGAATATACCAAGGCAAATTATCACTAGTAAAATAATAAATTGGCAAACGAGAAATATAAGGAAAGGATTCGAAATTTGTATATTCCTAATTACCGTCTGAATATGCAATGATGGGCCGTTGAATATTATTACGTGTCTGTAGCCAATACCTGCTGTCAGAGAAAATCAAATCTGCCCTATCGGCAGAAGATATTTTAATATGCTCAATTGGGCGTGGTAAGAAGCGTAAATACCGAATAGCAGAAATATACTATTTTTTATTAATATTGGTAGCTGAATCTCCATTTAATCCCGGAGAAAGAATCAATGGAGTATAAGTATCTACAATATTTTGATGACCAATTACTGTATCTATGGGCAATTGTTGCACTGTTGCTTCCGTAATTTCATCAAAATCAGACGCTGTATAAGATTCATAAGCCACGGTAATAACACCACTAATTGGAGCTGAACCGTCTGTAGGAAGTTTAATAGATGAGAATGAAGAACCAAAAGGCACCTCATACATACCCGTTGCCCCAATCATAATCTTTTCGTCGTCTATAAGCACAGTAGAACTGGCTGGCGCATGATCTATAGAAATACTTAAAATAGCACTGCCCAAGTCAGTAAAGAGATTTTTACCTTTTTGAGTATCGGGAGTTATATTAACTGAAGTATAAGAAACTACTTTATCTACAATTTCACTATCCCCTGAAATAATCCCATAAGAAAGAAGAGTATCATAATCACATTCACCAATCTCATAAGCCGTACAAGAGAATGTGTGTAACATACGACCCAAGGTATCTTCGGGAGTCAAAGAAGTATTCATTAAACGAACTAAATAATTACCCTCAGTAGGCGAGCGGAAAAGTTTTGGCTTACCGTTCGTTAAGAAATCTAAAACCTCCATTTTAAATTGCCGCTCGGCATAAATATTTTCATCAGATAAGTCCGTTAATGAATATGGGCTGACCACGCGGAGGCTCGGTGTAGAATCGCGTTTAGATGCAGGCTCAAAAGGTTCTAAATCGAAGCACTCATTCTCTAACCGAGAAATTAAACCGGAAATAGGGAACTCTTTATATGAGACAGAACCATTGCGGAAGATAAAAGGAAACTTGCCGCCAATAGTATCAGTCTTGGTTTCCAATACGTCTTTCTTAAAAGAGGACACCTTTGGGTTATAACGAATCCTTAATTGCCGCTCTCCATCATAAAGAAAGGCATCTTCAAAACTAGCGGATATTTTTGTTGTCCTATTCTGCGCGGCGGCTTGCTCGGCGGCGCTTGTAGGCACCGGCCCCAATTTTGCCAATACAGGCAACGAATAAACCCCTGCATTATTAATACGTTCAATCATATATTCATACTCGATACCATGCTCTATGGTGTAATCATTATAAGGATTACTATCAGACAAGTCATAAGCTAAATTAATTTTCTTTAATTTTTCTTTTATCTAGACTCCGTCTTTTTCATAAGTCCGTGATAATAAATAAGTGCCAACACGGTCAACATCGCTATTACTATTATCTAACTCTAAGGCAATATATCCGTAATCTGGATGCGGCGTGGCGTAAAATTGAATACCATTAAGCGGCACCATAGCACGTCTAATTATATTATATACTGGCGAAGTAAGGACCATATTATTCGTCGTCTTCACAACATACTAAATTGTATACAATTTATCTTTATCCATCTAAATTTTCGTAGAAAATAAATCGGAACTGCGAATAGATTGTCCAATAGTCGTTGAAGAAACTGTATCTGAATTACTGTTATGTATGTTATCGGTCACAGAGTCCACTATTTTATCTTCCTCATCGCGCAAATAAAAACTGTAATATTTTACGCGCTCTGTCGGGTCTGATGAAGAATATTCGCCCACATAATCCGTCTACTAAGCGGCGGTACCATAAGACTTTAATCCCTAAATTTCTACAGTCGGGACTGAGGTATATTTCACCATGGCTGCTGTTGAAAAATACCCAACAATTGGATATAATTTACTTGTACTAATTAAAGTTTTTTGCCTACAAACTTCAATCGCACGTGTCATTTTATTAATAATCAAGGCCTAAATGTTATTAAATCCTTTTAAAGTTGTAGGATCGTACTTTTGCGGGTAAGAGACGTGTTGGTTATAATATTCCTTACCTCGTAATACTACTTCACTATTATCGCAATCTTTAAAAATATTTAATTCAGTTTGATTATTATACAAATTAACCTTAGATAACGCCTCAAATATAGAACGATATGTGTTTGCTTCAAGATTCGCTTGATTAACCGTTTCTATATCAATAGCAGTAAGACTCGATTTTAAAGCCGCGTAACGAGAGGCGAAATTTTCATCTGTAACCTCATTTAAATACACATCCACTGCATTTTTGACTTTAGCTTTTTGCTTTTCTACTGAATTAGGATCTAAGTTTACTTGAGCAGCATTTTTTAACTGAGTTACAATATTCTGCTGAAGTTGTTGCAAACAAACTTGCGTCCAATAAAGCGACCAATCATCGTCATTAGAAACACTATATTGCCGTAATAATACTTCATCGGCATCTAAATAAAATTTTATATAATTCTATAAAGCCTAACGATATAAACTATTTAATGCCTATACAGATTCTATAACCGTATTTGAGGTCGGAGCTAAATCCTTAACTTTCTATAATAAGACTTCTTGCTCAATTACCGCCATTCTTTCAGATGAATATCCCTACGGCAAATAAGCTATCTACAATTTATAATATTGCCCCACATTTAATTTATTTACTTGCTCCTGTGGCAAAGTAAATTTTACACTTTGTTTTTCTATATTAAAATTATTAGATATGATATTATTAATAAGAGCCGAATTGCTAGTAAGACTCTTAATCTATAACATAAACCCCTCAATTTGATCTCTACTAACCGTGCTATTCATAGAAAATGGGACTTCAATTGAAGTCCCATAAAAAGCTGGAATAGTATTTTCCAAATTGGGAGGATATAATCTCGTTGCCATTAATTATTCCTCCTTTTGGGACACCCCTAAAGTAGTGGCTGTTATACCTGCTGAATTAAGAGCTACTGCAATTGTATTTAATGCCCTTAAACAATCAGCCATGATTAAAGTATCATCGCCTTTTGTCATAATTGTCATTAAGCCATTAATAATCTGTTTTAAATCTATTCCATCTGGCATGTTTACCTTTTTCTCCTTTTCTTGTAATTTTATTCAGTATGCCACCCTTTATCATTTAAAGTTGCTGTATGTTTTACATTGCTAAAGCTATCTTCGTAGATAAAGGAAATACCACCTGAGGAACATACAATACAATTGTGAATATAAGTAGTATCGTATTGGTTCCAACTTACATACCCTAAACGAGCACCATAATCAGTTAATAACACATAACCGCCATAACTTCCCTTAACTCTGCTATCTATATCTGTTAACTATAAATTAGCTGAACTCATACCGACACCATAACTCTCTTTCTTATTATCACCGTCTGAATATGAGCCATGAGCATAACCTAACATGCCACGCTAGACGTACTCCCCCTTATCATTCTTTTCGAGGGCCCTAAAAGTACCTTTTAATTGAATAAGATTCGCGTCTATCGCGCCCGCAGTAATACCATTAGCATTGATTCCGAGTTTGCCATTTTCATAATATAAACCGGAACTTTTATTTGATACCGCCTCTGCTATCTGCTCATCTGACATTTTTAAAGATTCGGCATCCGGTATAATAGGCTTATTGGTCAAATTATTATAATCAATTCCAGTAATACTACCATTTAACTAAATACTGTTACTACCAATAATTACGCTTGCTTGTTCTCCAGAAGATAAACTAATACCTTTGCCATCGATATTAACTTTATTATTTTCTCCATCTGATAAAGAAATTATACCTGTCATATTAATGCCATTACTATCAACTTTAAATCCACCATTAGTACCATTATTAATATTAATGCTTCCTTGTCCGCCAATTGTTACATTACCATTCCAATCAACAGAGAAATTATTTGTATTTTTAATCCACAATGGATAATTACTATCTCCTGCGCCAAAATAAGCCGTAGTATTACTACCATTCTTGCAAAAAATGCTTGAGCCATTTAAATCAATTAACATGCCCTGATTAGACTTATAACCGCTATTATACAAAGTAGCATTAGTACCATCAAAATCAATTCGTCCGTTACCGGAACCAATAAATGCCTTTCCATCCTCTTTAAAGGCGTATACCTATGTGCCTTTGCTAAATCCATAAATACCTGTTAATCGTATGCTAGAATCAGAATCTTTTTCGCTATAATCTCCCAAAGCCACACCAGTAAAAACCTTCTAACCAGCATCAGCATCTTCATATTTTCCTGCCAAAATACGTGGAGAATAAATAATAGCATTATCCTCATCTATTTTAACAGTTCCGTTATATTGTGCCATGTTATCTATATAAGCTGATGCATAATGGCTAATACGACAAATCACCGGAATCGTAGCTAAAAGATACCCGTAGGCGGTATATACTCGTACTCCATAAACTTGACCATCCATCTCTGACAAAAAATAAGATAATGGAGTAAGTTCTACTTTTGAATAGTCTGTTACTTTTTCAGGAGGTACGTCATCAGTATATTTAACGGAGCAGGCAGTTAAAGTACCGAAATTTTTAAAAGATACTTGGACTTTGGCATTATCAATTTCAACACCCGAAGTCTAAGCTTTTGAGCCACGCATATAAGCAATCGAATCTTTATTGCTAGCTGTCTAAATACTCCAGTTAGATGGGCTAGAAACTGTGACATTTTCTGAACCGGTTAACCAATCTGTGGTAGTACCGTATGCTAATGTTAATTCAGTAGTTGTCTATGGCGTTACAGTATCTATCCACGGCACTTCTGTCATATATTTCTAATTATTATAATTATCTTCTATCAATAATTCTAATCTATATGTCGGGCCAACATCTTCAGCTTGCTCCGACATACGCAAATGCGGTAGCCCGTCTGAGAGATACACGATCTCGGTTGGTCCCTCTATAATATTATCTTCATTGTAACTTATAATCGCAGGCAAATAACAAGCCAATCTAAGATTATCCGGATCTCCTTGCTTCATCTCGCCAACTTCTACAACACCATATGCCACGCAAATATCTTGTAAATCCGGCGTATAAGTAGTAAAACTACCAGTCTTTGTGCCCTTTAATTGCCAGTTACCTAGTGTCTCTTTTCCATCTATTATTATATGAGGAGTATATGTTTTCCCGGGAACTAAACTATGAACTTTTTCACCCGTCGTCCCACTCATCCAATAGGCTGTCACTGTATGTGAAGTACCTAAACAATCATAATACCCAAAAGAAAGAGTCAAAGAATTTTCTAGTAAAACATCCGAGATATTACCATTGACATGGCATTTTGCTGAAAATATAAAAGTATTTTCAGTACGCGCTGCCTCGTAATAACGAGACGGTGTAAATGCAAGTTCATAGCCATTAACGACTACCCCATTTACATTAAAAGATTTATAAATTGCATCCTACTGCGAAAATATCATAGAAGTGCGGGAGCCCGACTGCGCGCAGCAAAAATTCTTATTGCTAGCAAGCGTAGTAGGTAGCGTTGTCCGTTCACTATTTAAAGAGTAACAGCGAATAGCAAATCTCTTTTCTGCCCATTCTTCACGTATTAAACCGCTACGAGTATAATAATTAAATTGACCACGATTGGAAATAAAGTCTTCTCCATCATAATAACCACAATCAAGATAAATATCATTTAACGCCTTTTGGTTCGCGGAAATTAAATCTAAATCACTATATCTCTGGGCTGTTACTTTATCAAGTGCCTCCTGAATCTCCTTCTAAGAGATTTCTTTTTCAGCATTGCGCAAGTTATTCAGCACTAATGTATTACTGATATATTGCTTATTTTTGTAGGTTATAAGAGCCTTTAATGTTTCTGTATTCTGTTTATAGTCTGGAACAAACATTAATTCACCCGTAGACAGAAAGTTATCAGTAGATTTGTCTTTATCGTCTATATAGCCAATTAATTCCCATCCAGTAAGAAGCTCAGGCGGTAAAGTATTGCTCTTTATTGTACTACCAGCCTTGGCTCGAAACCATCGAATGAATTCACGCTTAGCCTTTTTCCCCTCAGCAGTTGTATCAAAAGAAGGAATAGACGAATAATACTTCGTCTTGTCATCTTCTTTCACAGCAAAACTAAAACTAATACGCGGAGTATAACAGGTTAATTGCGATAGCAGTTCTGCAACAGCATCTTGTTTAACTTGCTGGCAAAAACTTAAACGATCAGAATCAGATTTCGCTTCTGTCAATTGAGAAAAGAATTTATAATTTTTTAACCAATTATTAATTCTTGTAAATTCTGCTAAAGAAAAATTTGAAGACATGGATTGCCATGCGTTTTCTACAGCTATTTCATTAGAATCGTTATCGCGAGCTGCTTTTAATAATTCATCTATTGCTTCATTAAAGCGCTTCTCTATTGCGGGATTAGGTTTAAGTGTTTCCGCGTATTCTGGTGAGTAATAAGTGTTACTACCTGAAGTTGTCACAATCATGCAACGAGAAGCCATAATTTCACCTTTGGTGGCACCGACACCAACAAAGAACTTCGTTAAAAAGATATTTTTGTCTGTATCTTTTGGGGCCACCCAATTCTCATTAAAATCAATAAAATTATTTTTCTAATATAAATAAGCTTCAATCTTTATAATTGTCTTGGTGGTAGCTAACTCATAAACATGAGTTAACCGAGTAGAATAAATATAATTATAGGGATTACCAAAATATTCACTACTGTCGAATTCTACTCTTTCAATAACGCCAGTATTATCGGTAATCAATAAACGAATACCATAATTACCATTTACAATTCCCAAAGGCTTTAGATATGAGGTAAACGTAGGCGCCAGCCCCAATCTACTTACTCCAGCATAGCTACCTTCCCATATACCAATTAAAATCTCTGGTGTCGAGTTATTATTTGCCTAAATACCAAGTGTCTTCCCCGAGAAGCCAATTAAAGATGAATCAGAACCATGGAAAAATACCATATTATCTAACTCATCTATTACATTGTAGGCGCCACTGCCTTCGGTCATGCGTCGCCCCACAATAAGCTTTGATTTATTATAATCTCCACCGGGAATTAATACGTATACATCATCATTCTCTTTATAAATGGTAGAAGCATACGCCGTAAATTGCGAATAGCCACTACCTACAGTGTAAACGCCCTCTTTTGCATGAGAGGCATCAATAATAAAACCATCAATAGTTATATCATTATTGTTAGGCTGTGACTCAGCTATAATCTACATCGCAGTTAGCATATTTTCAGCCATCTGTTCAGAACTAGACATAGTTAATCTCACTCCTTTTTCACTTTACTCTATTATATCATAAAAAATCTGATAAGTCAATCATTCATCCTTGGCCAAAATGAAATAAAGGGGCACAATTAAGTGCCCCTTTACGGTTATTTTTTATTCGCATATTGCGAAGCAAGATTGATAAGATTATCAAATGCTTGTTCTATTTCCTGATGGTTAGTAGCATTCGGGAAATTAGCCTCAATATGCACATTCTATTCTAAGGTTTCTGCGCGGGTCTCGATTCGTGGAAGATCGAATCTTCGTCCGCGAGAATATAACGCTTGCGCATCTATCTGTCGTACAATGTCACGAACAACATTCACTATGTCAAGCATATTGGCAGTATCAGAAGCGTTTAAGACCAATTCTTTCTGATGCAATACAGCTAATCTTCCATCCTAGCCCCACTCTCCGGTATATCCGCCAGTATCATACTTTTTAAGAGTGTTACTATATTTATCCCATAGACTATTAGCTTTTTCATCAGATATCCATACGCTCTACTCCTAAAAATCTTTCACCATAGCCTCTTTAGAACTCCAATCATACTAACCATAAGAATTGGGATCTAAGCTAATCTTCATCGCACGGTATTCAGCATACTTTTCAGCAGAGTCCATATCATTATTTTTCAAAGCCTTAATCATAAGATCAAAATAATCCGCGTTTGAATTAAATACTACCGCCAATTTTGTCATCTCTTCGACCCAATCCCGCAAAGATTCACCCATTTCTTTAATGGTATCAGCTAATTTATCCATATTCTATGCTGTAGAATTAAAATTCTCTTGAGATTTTGTAATCGCGGTTTGCATATTCTTTTGAGCCGCTAGCATAGCATCTGCAATTGCTGCTTTCATAAGCTCTAAATTATTTAGTACGTTTTCGTCGGTTATACCCATCGCTTTAGCTAGGTCTCGATAGTATCCAGTAGTTGCTTCATACTACTTTTGTATCTATGCAAAGGTTGCATCTGCGCTGCTTGCAAAGCCGTCATTGAATTTCTACAAATTCTCGTACTCTGGATACATCGTACCGAGAATAGTATCTTCGAAATTCATACCGCTCTATTTTAGGGCTTTATCATACTAATCAGTATAATACATTAGCTTCTTCATGGTAGACTCTCGAAGGGCTGCTTCTCTCTAATTTTTTTCATCCTGAGTCAAAGAAGCATCTGTATATATATCAGACAAAGCATCGTAGAACTCTTGCTGAATTGAAAGAATCTTCTCGCCCGTATCGCGCATTGTTTCTTCCTATATATCCTAAAGAGCCTACATTTTATCTTCTACATCTTGCTCTGCTTTAGAGACCTCTTCAGCGTCGGCAGTATACATATAGCCCCAATTGCCTTCATTATCCCGTACTAGACGAACTTGCGATTTCGCCTCTTGGGCTTCTTCTAGTGCGATTTCGGCCAGCCGCAAATCATACTTAGCTTGTAAAGTCTTTAATTCATACTCACTCATCTATGCATTACTATTTTGTAAAGCATTGACCTCTTCAAGTACGTCTTTTAGTTTACTCTTTGCCGCAACATTATCAGTCTTAGAAATATCCTATAATATTGTTCTATTTAATTTATTCAATTCATAAATCTTTTTAGAATTTGATAAATATAAATCATTTAAATCGACTAAATCACCATATCTATCAACAGCATAATCAATATCGTTTAATAAGCCCTTCTTTTGGGCTGCTACAACTTTCTCTACTGCATCTACCCAATTATCTTCAATAGCCTATACAATATCATTAATACTTTCGTAGATTTCTTGCTACGTCTCTAACTGTCGCTCAGTGGCTTCTTTTAATTGGTTATTAATAGCATCTTTAACCGCTTTTATAGAATCTTCTGCGAGAGCGGCATTTTCCGCTATCTTCTTAACTGAATCATTCGCCCAGAGAGATGAATCCTTTAACTCATCTAACGAACTAATCCCTTCCATAGCAGTGGCTAAGTCCTACCAATACTAAATTTCCTTAGCAGCACTGAATAATTTCTACTAAGACATTCCTAACATGGTTCTTTGATTTGATAATAATTGCTTATTAATATCATTAAAAATCTCTAAATTATCATATCCTAATAGGTCAAGAGTATCACGAGTAGTTTCCATCATGTCATTTAATGTACTAATACGATCAATATAATAATCTAAATCATCAAAATAATTATCAAATACTGTTCCAATATCTTCAATAATAGAAAACTTTATATCAAAAATCTAATCATCTATGTCAGCTAATGTCTCTTTGTATGTCCGCAACTATTCATTCTCTTCGTCAGTCATTTCCAATCCACGAGCTTCATGCTCAGCAATGGCGGCCTATAAGTCATCAATTCCCTACTAGGTCGCAAGGCGTTTCTGCTGCAATTCTAGTATCTTTTCCTATTGTACTAAATAAGAATCATACTGACGGCGTTTAGAATTAGATAAGCGATCAAGTCTACGCTCCAAGAAGTCTATCTAATCATCATGAATTTGGACTTTAATCTCTACAGAATATGTGATTTTTTCTAACTACAAAGAAATTTTATCATATTCTTGTTCGATTAATTTGTCAGCTTCAGATAGTTTAAGCTCTAAAGTTTCTTCATATTGATTGAGAATGTCTTTAAAATCATTATAAGATTCTTCAGCTTCGTCTGTGAGCGAGGCATTAAAGATATCTAACTATTCTTGCATAATCTGTTCATAGTTAGTAATGATGCCATCTTCATCAAAAACTGCTCCATATGCGGCAATGGCTGCGCGGTCTTGAGAATAATAAGAATCAATCTCATCAACATAGCGTCTTTGTGCTGCGATCTATTCTTCTAACTTCGCGGCTTCTTGATCCATAACCCGTAAGCGATTTGCACCAAAAGCACGATCTTTTGCAGCAGATAGATTGTCATATTCACGAGACAGATTGCCAATCTCTTTCTTAATAGTATGATAACGCTCTATTTCATTGGAGGACTTCTTTTTATCTTTTTGAGAGCTACCACCTCCGCCGCCTCCACCACCGCCAGAGGACTTACTGCCGGAGACTAAACCGGCGCCGCCCGAAGATGGAGGAGTAACGGTAATACCGCCGGCGCTAGAACCACCTTTGGGACGAATTTGAGGCACTTGCATGATAGAATCAATATATTGATGTTCGATATTTGTAATTTTATCTTGCATTATATATTTTCCATCGCCCAAATCCGTAACAGTACGCTCTGTGGTTGTCAAAGCAACGTCTTCTTTTGTTGGTACCTCAGCATAAGTTACATCAAAATCAGACATACTCATACCCATTTTAGCCAAATCAGCTTCCATCTGAGCATAAGTCTATCCAGTTGCAATCGCCATGCTATTTAAACTGGCTATGAAAGTTTCTGCCCCAATTTTACATCCTGCTAATGCATTTGCCAATGTCGTCGGACCAGAAACATCTGCCATATTAGCTTGCATTGCTGCTAATCCCGCATTAACATTATCTAAATTTGAAGAATAACTTGCTAATGCTGTATTTAAATTATTAGCTGCGGTCTATACATCATCACCGACTGAACTCAAATCAACTGCATCTAAAGTCTTACGACTATTTAAATCGGCTTTTACAATAGCGACAGATAATTCAGCTAGAGCTTTTTCAGAACCTTTTGCAGCTTCTTCAATAAGCTCGAGATTTTCCGCAACAAAATCTGCATCTACATCGGTGTCATACAAATCATTAATTGCTTGTGTAATTTTCCCCAAGCTCTTATAATAATCTAGATTTTTTTTAGATGCGTTTTTTACATTACCAATTTCATCATCTAGCACATTATTTAAATTATTTAACCCATTGGCAAATTTAACATTGGCAACAGCCATCTTGGCCGCTTTTTCATAATTACCATCTAAAGCCGCATTATTCTCCAATAATTCAGCGGTATATGCTTCTAGAGCTTCAACTGACGTATCTAGTGATTCGGCGTTAGAAGATAGAATCTACTATCCAGAAGTATGTAAATATCTATCATGCGCAGCAGAATCATATTGTGCTTCTTCAGGTATAGCAGGCGGGGCAACCTAAGTTGTGTCCATTACGGCCTTCATGCCCTCTGTTATTTCGACTGCTGCATCCTTACCTCCGGTTATTATATAGTCAGCTATCTATGGCCCCACTCCTTGTAAAGCTTTAAATTCTTCTTCAGTCAATGAATCTACAGAGCCAGTAGATAAATATTTACCATAAGCACTTTCAGTGACATTACTGCTATCCGTTAAGGCTGTAATTTTATCTAAAACATTGGCAACATCTTGGCTACTTCGCTAAGCTGCTTCTGTCTCTCGAGCGGCATTTACAGAATTAACTAAAGAGTCATAAGAGATATTCTTATCGACGGTAGTATCGTCTTCTCCAGTTTGTTTCCATGTAATCTCATCTTTTTTGAAATCCGCGCTCTTCCAAATGGCGGCGATTTCTTCTTCTGTCTTGCCCTAATTCTTTAAATATTCTTTAAAAGCAGCTTCTCCTTCTGCTGTAGCTGACCAAGAAAAAGGAGTATGCTAGCGTAAAGTAGTATCACCTGTCTAAACCTCGTTGCCTTCAACTAATGTAGTTTTTTCATTATTATCAATTTTATCATAATTATTTTCGATAACGCGCTTGATGACTCCTTGCATCAACTCTGATGAATTAGCTAAAGCACGCTAATCTTCTGACAAATCCATACTCGAAGTTAATGCTGCAATACGACTAGAATTTAATGCATCTAATCTAGTATTAGTAGTAGTAACCGTTTCCCGTAAATAATCTAGACATTCACTATTAGATAATACTGCTTCAGCCTACTCCTTAGTAACTTTAGCGCTGTCAGCCATAGCGGCTATAGATTCGTCCATTTTGGCCTAGTCTATTCCGCCACTCTCATCGGGCAATGCGCCAATAATAATGCCAGCATCTTTTTGTATAGCATCCGCCATACGTAACATACTATCGCTATTAAGAGATTTATCAAACCCTTTATCGGCTATATCATAATTAATTGTGGCAGTTAATGTTTTCTTCTAACTGTCAATAGAAGCTACTTGCGCCGCTGCCGCAGAAGTTGCCATTTCTTTAGCAACTTTTTCATAACCTTCAGCGTCAATAGTCAAAATACCATTATTATTATTAATATATTCGGCCAGCTAAGGATAAATTTTTAATAATTCTAAAACCTAATTATTTAATTCGACAACAGCTTCAGTCCACTCGGCAGTACCCGTTTTTAAATTTCCTAGAGTTTTAAGGATAGATGAATATTCTGAATAACTGCTCTTTAAATTTTCAACCTTGCCTTTTAATTCTTCATATGCAGCAGAAGCTTCCTTTGCACTTTGAGTAGCCGCCTCCATTGCAGCTGTAGCTTGACGTTTTCTTTCAGTTACGGCTAAATAAACCGTTGCTCCCACTGCAGCAACAGCAGCTACAACTCCTAGGGCAATAGGATTTGTCAAAAGACCAGCAATAGCCGAACCAGCTTTAGAAAGCTTCGGACCAATTTTGCCAATTAATCCTGGTAAGCCTGTACTTGCTTTTTCAACCTAATCTACAGTTGATTTAATTACTTTGTCTCCAATGCCAGCCTTTTTTAGAATAGCCTCGATCTGACTTTTATCTCCTGCAGAAGACAAAAGTTTCTAAATAACATCCTTGCCCAAATTCTCTAAACCAGCTATCTTAGTTATTGATTTTGCAGATATAAGAGCGCCAAATTTTAGCAAACCGTCGAGTATCATGGGCAAACCCATAGAAAGACTCATTAATATACTACTAAATCTTTCCCATCCTGATAAATCCTTATCGGTGACAGAATTAATTGCAGAAGCAACACTAGAAACACCCATCTAAACTGACATTAAGCCATTACCAATTTCTGATATAACTGCCATCTTACTGACTTTTGTAGAAGCGTTTTCAATATTTTTTCCTGCCTACACAGCAGCTTCTCCAGTTTGCTTTAGGTATTCTTTGTAGGTAAGTCCCATCTCTTCAGCTTTTTTAAGCTACTCTGTAAAACGCTAGACTTCGTCAGTCGATAGTTTATATTTTTTTGCAAATTGTTCAATCTAATCAGCATTACCCGCAGCCGCTCTTCGGCTTCTCTAGAGAGCTTCTGCCGAAGCATTATCTACTGCTGTTAGTAATTCCTCAGCATCAGCAGCATCACTAATGCTATACCCTAAGTCTCTAAATTGCTGTTTGTATCCTTCTAAATCAAAGTTGGGATCTTTTTGCCAATTTCCCACACTTAATTTTAACTTATTTAGCTAATCAGCTTCATGTTCAAATTCTGCCAACTGTTTAGCATTACTTCTAATACTTTCCTCTAAACCATCAAAATCCTTAATAAATGACTAAACAGAAGCGGTAGAAAGAGACTGCAAAGCCTGCTGGAATTTTTGAGTTTTATTAGTAAGATCATCAAGCTGTAAAGCAGCAGAGCCGTTTAACCCTAAATTACTATTAAGCTAATCAATGACACCTTGCTAGGCACCTCTAGAAGTAGGAAGTACAATATCGTTTATTAAAGTTCCATTATCATATTCTGACATTATTGCCCGGAGCGAGCTAGAACCGGCTCCCTTTAAGTAATCATACGAGCCAAAAGAAGCCTTACTACGTATCTCATTAGCTGATAATCGCGCTTCTTCTTGCGCGAGGTCAAGTTGCTTAGCTCGTGCCTAAAGCTCTTCGCCAGACGCCTAAACAGACTCTAGAATTATCTAATAATGTTTTCTATCTTCTTCGGTTATTTTTCCCTTGACTCCAAGGATTTGTTTCTATATAGCGAGTACTCTATCAGCCGTTGTACTAACTGCAGTTGCTTCATTATTTTCACGTAAACCCCGATTGGGGTTCAAACCTTTCTATAATTGCGCAACTTCCTCATAGCGGCTAACGTCTCTTTTCATATTGGCTGCGCGTCCTGCGGCTGTTAAATTCATTAAGTTGTGAGCCAAAGTCTAAGCTCCAGCAATAATTTTATCACCAAATATTTTATTAACTAATAGAGCAATGCCAGGCAATACCCCGGATAGACCGCCCAAAGAGTCAATAATCTTGTCAATAAATTTTAATACTGACCCAAAGGCGTCAGTTAACCCAATGAAAAAGTCATCCTTTAGAAGGTCCTAATATATACTTTCTGCTACAGCTTGAACACGCTTTTTCGCAGCGTCCCACGATTCTGCATAAATCTCAGCTTGCTTGTCCAAGGTGCCAGTCGCATTAGCAGCAGTATTCAAGTTTTCTTTCATAAAGTCCCAGTTGTCCATAAGGGCAATAAACTGGGTATATTGACGCACACCGGCAACAGTCTACGCTAATGCAATCTATTGATCTTTACCAATAGTACCCCATTTAGCACCAATCTCGTCCAAAATTTCATCCATGCTTTTCAACTCGCCGGCTTCATTCTTGATATTAACACCGACGGCGTCAAGAGCCTTAGAATATTTATTTAATGTAGTACCATCATCCAGCGTTTCGCCAAGATTTAAACCTTCAATGCGTGCAAATAAAGTCTTTAAAGCAGTACCAACAACATCTGCGGACTAACGAGTCTTCGCAGTAATAGTAGTAAGCGCCGCGGTTGCATATTCGTAGCTTAAACCTACCGTATCAGCGACGGCAGCAAACTTCTCAAGACCTTCCGCAATTTCATCTGTACTAGATGCAGTTGCCGCACCAAGTGCAGTCATAACATCTGCATACCACTCCGCGGCATGCTTGCCATCTTTCATAAAGTTTTCCCAGACCGCTGTTAACTAATCAGAAACAGTCTAAGCTGCAGTGCCAGTAACATTGGCCATCTTTACGGTGACGTCCGAACGCTCTTGCACGGCTTTATCATCTAAGCCCTACTGATAGTAAATTAATGACGCATTCGTATAATCTAACGTTGTGGCACTTAATTGTTTAGCTGCTTTATTCGCATTCTTTGCGAATTCCGCCATTCTATCAGAGCCATATCCTGTAACAATACGAATGTCATTCAGAGATTTATTTAAATCCTAAGCATAATTATAAGCTGTCGATATCGCGCCCACAAAAGCGTGGATTGCGGTAGAACTTAATTGCCAGCCCGCAGTTCTCTTTAAACTATCCCACAGCTTATCAACTAATACATTGGTCTGTCTGAGAGGGGTCTCGGAAGCTAAAATAGCCTTTGACAAGTCCATAAAAGCTGCTTGACCCGTAGGACCTAAACTTACTAAAGCATCTCGATACTACTTTAGGGACATTCCCGATTTTTCCATCTCATGATTAAACTTAGATAAGTCTAATCTACCAGTGTCTACATTAATAGCATTTTGTAGATTTTCTCGCAGCTTTATAGCCGCAACAGACGCCGTATTTAATTGCTCTGGCAACCGCAAACCGCCTGTATCCAAATTCGTTTGGCTACTAATGTTACGTAAATTAGTATTTAAGCGTGAAAGCGCGGCTTCAGCTTGACTAGTAGTTGCAGTAAAGTCAAGATTTACTCGCACTGTTCTAGCAGCATTCATATTAAATTATCTCCTTTCACTCTTAATATATTTAAAAATTATATATCTAAAAAATAAAAGTCCGCCGAAATAAAATCCGGCGGACTATTTCTATATAATTCTGAAAAAATTAATAGACCGATTAACCTAATTTGGTTAAAATATCCTTCAGGAGGGCAAGGTTTTCAGGATTGCCCAACTTCTCTTGAATTGCTTCAACATCAAACTGAACATCTTCTAAATCTGAGGTTATACCACGAATAATACCTCGCGCGGAATTAGAATATTTATATACAGAATCTACAACTTCATTTACTGAACCCATAACAATATCCCACAGCCCAGTCGCTCTAGTAGCATCAGCTACTGCATCAATAATTTTATTAGCATATAAATAGTCATAAATTTCACAAATGTCAGCGTTTTCATAATCTGGAACTTCGACATTTGAGCAAGCTAATACCATTTCAACCTCACGCACTATTTTAACACGACAGGGATTACAATAATCATACTCATCGACTGATCTGTTAACAATTCGAGAAATTAATTGCAAAAGATCATGGGTGGGCAGCCAAGTCTTTATTAGAATTTCTTTATTGTTTGTAATGCGGCAGACGGTGCTATTAAAATCTGGTTCTTTTCCAATTTCTTTATAATTAATCTTGTTTTCAAAATCCATAAATAAATTTCCTCCTTTTACTCTTATTTATATTATATCATAAAAAATTCAAGAAGTCAAATTCTTTATTAGTGTATTTGTAAATTTCTCGAGCACTTTCTTATCTGCTCCTTGTGCGGTAGCCACCGCACATTCTTCCACCACAGGGGTGCTCAGTAACAGTAAGTTCTTTACTAAAGCGGCATTTTCCACAGGAGAATTCTATGTATCTATTAAATAATCTAACTAATTAAATAGATAATTCATAGTACGCGCAGAAGTAATACCTAAATTTAACATATAATGTTTATCTTGTATTCCCTATCCTGCAAATTTATCATTTCCAACAGTCAAATCTACATATTTAACAGATGTATTGCCAATATCACCTGTTAATGTCCACGGAGTCTGGTCCTTCTTTCGGGCAAAATACATTTGCTATAATTCTCGGTTAAAAATAATTGCATCAAAGATACCTGTTCCATCTGCGGCCCGTTTATTATGATTAACATATTTATAGTGGGCTTCGAATACCTCCATACCATAGGCCGGATATCTTGTACCACCTTCCCGGAATAAAGCATGTTCTAGAAAATCATTAATATGCTATCCCAACGAATGCTGATACTATAGCTCTTTTTTCTTTAGCTATATAGCTTTCTCCTAATCATCATACAATAATTTCATATTATGTCGAATTGCGCCTAATCTGGCGCCACGTTTCTTCGATACTTGCGCGGTAGTATACTTTAATAATTCATCTTCAGAAACTTCTAAGCGACGATATTCCCCATCATCAGTTTTCATATATACAGCATAGTCTATGGGCGTTCCTCGAATAATAGCTTGTATTTCATTTAAAATCTTATAAGCCTAAGATAAAGAAGCTTTGTTATTTATTAACTAATACTACAGTCCTCTTTGCTATTGTGCAAACATTGAATAGCCAGTAGCTTCTCGCTACCAACCCGACCGCCGCATCTATTTAATATTGGTGCCTACGGATTTCTTCATCAGGAGTTTTAACTCATTAACTTTACCCTGTATTTTTATTTTTAACTATTCCTATAAATAATTTGTCTCGGGCAAACTCTCTCCTTGCAGCCCTTGTAAAGCTGCTTCAGTAGCTGCTTTAATTACTGAATCATATTCTGTGTTATTATAAAAACTGGCATATATATCTACATGCGCTGGCCCTTTATTAACTTTCATAGCTTCTCCCTTCTCTCATAATAAAAATAAGGGGAGAGTTTTATTTAACTCTCCCCTTATAAAATTTAGATCTCTTCCTATTCTGCCATAGTAAGAACATCAATATTCTTAATCCTATCCTCAGAAATAGTTTTCTTCGGCTTCGCAACCTTTTTTTCTACGATTACTGGCTTCTCACTGTCAACTTTCGCCACTTTAGGAAGCGAACGTCTGTGATTAGTAATACGCATTAGTCAAACTTCAGCTCATCTGCGGCAGCATGAATGGTCGAAGCACGAAGAAGCTTGTCATCAGCGCCACCATCTTCGATAATCTGAATCGCCGCAAGAACTTTCTTCTCTTTGTTAAAGCGAGTATAATCCGGGAATGCATCCATCGTGAAAGTAAAGGTCGAAGGATCGCCAGAACTGGCCATGGTGAATGTAAAGTTGGACTGGATCTTGCAGTTAGGAATGATGAATTCAGCCGGCATATCAACGCCGTCAGTATTACGGAACAGAGTCGAAGCCTCGAGATAATAGTTACCACCGAACTTATCAGCGGTGATCTCAATCTGTTGAGCGTTAGAAATCTTCTTAACATAATAGTCAACAAGCACAACCGCACCAGCCTTAAAGTTTGCTAACTTATGAGCCGCGCCATTGCCCTCTTCATCGAGAATACTATACTGAGGCTGACGAGTGGCATCAGCGGCGATTTTAATCTTATAACCTTCAGTGTCAGAACCGCCTTCGACTAAAGTAGCGATATAAGGCTCGGTACTTACCTCACCGCGGTCATCAAGCAGCATAACATAAATGAAGTCCTCACCAGCATTAGGAGTCGCAGGCTGTTTGCTAATGGTAATAGTAACACTATCGGCCTCATTAGTAAAGTTGGCTTCCTCACCATCGGCGGCACCCTTTAAAACGAGCTGTTCGGTACTATGAACATAGATAGGAGCCTTATTAGAAGCCTCAATAAGGCCAGCGCCAGAAAGAATCATGAAGCCAGCAGGCGAAATAAGAGCATCTTCCATAGTGAAAGTTACAGTTCTTTCACCCTCCCACGCCACGAGTCTAGCATTACCACGTCCGCCTTGAGCGTAAACTGTAGTCGCAGCACCCTCAAGAGAACTAGTCTTTAAACTATCAAAATAAATAACAGGCTCGTTTTTATAGAAAATCTTGTTGCCGATCTTTTGAGCCGCCTTCGCACGAAGAACAACATCGCAGATCTCACGTACGCCAAAACGCATATATTTTTTCCTCCTTTAAAATTAATAGAATTTTTCTCTTTCTCGGAGAAGGAATAACTCTAAGTCATTCCTATAGATACAATTGCCAATTCTTAAAGTATCATAATTACCCTTTAAGCGCATACATCAAAATAACCATAAATAAAATTTGGTAAATATTCTTTTGACACTTTTGGAAATGTTATACTATTTCTCTTCCCTCCAGCGCCCCGAGGCAATTATATCATTATATATAACTACACAGGCGTGTAATGTTATATCAAACAATTTAATGGATATCTTTCATCCAATTTTCCGGCTCTGAATTTGGCGTTCCGCCGGCAAGCCGGGTCTTTATATTCAAATCCCACTCGATAAGTAAATTATAACGCTATATAAGGTCATAAATTTGATAAATAGTGAGATTTAATATGCTTTGTAGTGGTATTCCCAAACCCGTAGTAAGAATAGAAATATAACGTCCAAATACGCTTCCATCGCCGTCTTTTTTCTGTGCGGCGACACGCTACCGTGCACGCATAAGCTTGTCTGCAATTTCCTTAGCTTTGGGCGACTGGGGATTAAATGACCCCTATGACCCAGCCAATGTCGATGTTAAACAGGCTAATTGTGCAACAGCATTCTAAAAAGCGTCAAAATTGTCTTCATCAATTAACGTGCTGCCATGAGACGCGTCTCCCGCAATCATTATTGAACGTGGAGTGAGCACGCATTTATTATTCGGCAACAATAATTTGAGAACCTCTCCTACAGCTTCTTTCTTACTTATTCCCTCTTGGGAAGCCATTACCGTCATAAATATCTAAAAATTAGACTTATTCGATAAAACACTTTCGTCCTAAAGAAGCATATTTTTGTTAATACAAAGATACTAAAGACCGATAAAAAGTGTTTCTTCTCCTATATGTGACCATTCTAATATAGTAGGCTAATGCACTGCTAACTAGCACTCCGGCACAGGTAAATCTACGCCGGTCATTAAAGCTAAACGATAATCCATTATGGATTGTATATCTAATTAAAATTTAACAAAAAGTCTTGCTCGTCAGCAGGATTGGGAGCATGTTTTTTATCCTCATCACCATGAACTACCTTATACATTAAACAATAACCTCCTAACTAGTCTGTAAAGACTAGCTCTGAAGCCCCAAAAAATTCAGTTGTTCCGATGCCGGTAAGCCGCTTATCTGCAAACATATAATCTAATTCCCCGAGAATTTTATAGGGGCGCTGTGAATAACCATCAAGTGACCACAAATCGTAGTTACAAACAATGTCAAATTCAATTATATTGTCTCTGAACTCTGGATTCGTTACATTTGACGTAAATGTATCCATCTTAATAAATAAATACACTTTATATTCATCTTCAACTTTTAGTTTTGGAACTAATTTAATGTTATTCTATAATAAATCACCCAGCTATTCATCAGTCAAATTTGGCTTCGAAAGGCAATCCGGAGTCGTATAATATAAAAGTTTCTATAAACGCTTATTCTAACAAATTCGGTCTACAATTATTTCAAAGTCTTTCTCAACCGACAAAAAACTAGATTTAGGAAAATTATAATTTTCTATTTTCATAGTCCTGCTCCCTTATCTCAAAACAATGATTGTACTACTATAGTACGTCTAGCTATATATAAATCAGCATTATCATACCCATAGTACAAATCAAATTGCCCACTATATCCGCTTCTCCATTTAAGAGTCACAGAATTATCTTCTTCACATATTTTCATATCTATTGGATATTTATTTTCTATATACCACTCACCATACGCATTACCAACAAACTAGTATTTGTAATCACGCTTCGGTTTAATAAATGTTTCTCCAATAATTAAATCGTCTTCTGTAGTTTTATCATTGGGATCGGACGGTATCGGCACTAAACCACCAACCAAACCGTTTTCAACATCATCTTCATCTTTATTAGAGAAATATTCTACAGCAATAACTTCCACTATTCCTGGCATGCTGATACTATCAACCGCCTCTACACGCCAACAAATTCGACTGCTAGCAATATCCGCATCTTGTAAATAAAACTTCGCATAACGCTTAAAATATTTTAAAGTATCCTCAGTTTTCGGCATTAAAATATCTAATGAATAATTTGGAGTGTCAATACTTATTTGATGTTTTTGGATATAATTAATCTTTGTCTCAACCGGTCCACGAATCGCGGCATACACTTTCTTTCGACTGTCTCCATCTAACCATTCAACTTGATAGGAGCATTTACGAATGCTCCCTCTAAAATACGCTAATTCAGTTAACTCTTGTAAATAGATAAGCCAATAAGTTTTTGTCCCGATCCACTCAAAAACATCGCCCGGCTAAAAGCCATGCTCAAACCCGATAGATAGGATTTTATCATCGTAGTCTTGTTTTAATTTATTTGCATTAATCAGGGCGCGCGCCGATTCAGGGTTCTCAGAATCGACCAACCGCACCGTGGCACCCTAATAAGAAAACCATAAAGCTCTATCAAGAGATTTCCTTTTATCTCGAATCATGCGCTGTTGCTGTAGGCTGCCCCCAGCCGCAGATAAGCGCGTATACTAATCATTAACACCGGTAACATTGGGGTCTCCCTTAAATTCCGGTTTTTCAAATATACCCAGACGCCCTTTTATAAGACTTGAAGGGTGGCGGCTACCGCCTAAATTAATACCACTCATTTTTTCAACTCCTATAATAAACTAATACATTCAAACACCGTCTTACGGTAAAAAGAAAATGTCGGACTTTCTTTTCCCATACCCTCTAACTTTGCAAGTAGCTATAAAAATAGTGGGTTAAATACAAATATTTCATGTAACCCACTAATTTCTATAATGACAGTATTTAATTGTTTTACCCAGTCTTCTCCGTTTTCACGCATTGGAATTAATTTCCAAACCTAACTCGTTAATCTATCAACATCTTTAGCAATTATTTCTTTAGGAAAATCAAATCCGTATTTAGTCATCAAAAGTACTACGCCTTCTTAGACTCGACCAGTTAGAGGCATAAGTACCATCTGTTGTAATTTTGCGGCGCTTGTAAAGACGCTACATATGGAAAGCCTGTCTTTGTGCCTCGGTCAACAAATTCATCATTTTAGATAAATGATTGGCCTAACTAGTCATTTTAAAATCTGAAGATGTAAACTTCATACGAGTATTTTCTATAGATGCGACTTGACGATTTACCCAAGCGCACATCATTAATAATGCTAAAATATTAATTTCTTCATCAGTTAGTTCTGCTGCAAAACTGGATTGTTCTACAATTACATTAGGAATCTGGGCGTCATCTTCTGGGATTGTTCCCCACACTACTCCAATAACAAAATCATCAGGTACTAATTCATCTTCGCGCTTCACCGCAGTTTTAATTTCATAATCCATTAAATTTTTACGTGGAAACTCAAAACCAGGAATAGCATCAATAATCAGATTTTGTAAATCTTTAATAGTATCTTCCGGAGTTAATTCAATGTACATATCATCAGTAATCTTACCAAGAAAACGATTATACACTTTAGTAAATGGTGTTCCCATTCTTTAACGCCCCTTTCTCGTTAAGTCTTCTGTTTTTGACTCACGATTTTATAATCACCGACAGTGCGGCGGGCGCCTTCGGGCTTTGTATTTGCCGGCTTTACACGACGTTCGGGAACGGTCTGAGTTTCCTCTTCAGTCTCATCTGCTGCGGCATTAATTAAAGCCTTAGAAACATCAAACCCAGTCTTCTCGCGTAACGCGTCGCGCTTCCGCACATCATTAAGCGGCAGCCGCACAGCAAAGTCCTTAACCAATTCAATAACTCCCTCTGGGGCGAAATCGAGACAGTCAAGAAAAGCATCAAGGCTACCACTAACAAGTAAATCTCTAATCTGGTCTTCGGACATATAATATTCCGGCTCTGTAGTCACATTTAATTCTTTTGTTAATTCCTCAGCTGTAGTCTGTAAATAATCTTGAATTAACTCAAGGCCACCTGGCTAATAGCTTAAAGCTTCTAACTCTTTAAATGCAATTTTCTTTGTTTCTCCAGGCTGAAATTCTCTACGAATATTCATCTCGGGAACTACGTATCCAACCATACTAGAGCTTCTATTCTTGACAGCATAAATTGTATTAGGTGCTATCATATAAAATCTCTCCTTTAACTCTTTATAATAAAAATAGGGGGAAGACGGGAATTTCTACCCCTTCTTCCCCTTTATTATATCATATTTTTATAAATATGTCAAGCCTTAAACCGTAGGAACCTTACCGGTATAGTCACGAATCATGTCGTTATTGTTAAGCTTCCATGTAGTCATCTGACCACGCAGCGAAGTATCAACATAAGCGCAGATGTTATTCGCCATCATACACACAACGCCGACCTTCTTATAGACCTGAATCTCACGGGAGCGGTCATAGTTCTTATACTCATCAACAATGGTTTGACCCTCAAATGCAATCTTAACGGGCTTGGTGTCAGCGCCATTAGGAATAATCCAGCAATAGCCAGGATCAATAACCTTCTCGGTGTTAGTAGCATCTTTGAAGCCCTGCTCAAGAATAATAACTTTCTTGCCCTTGTAATTGGCAAGATGGCCAGTATTCCAAAGCTCACTCTTCATGGACTCAGTATAACGCCAAGCATCCTTGGGGACCATCTTTACAGCAAACTCGTAAGTGCAATAGATGGTCGGCTCACCATATGCAGAAGCAACAACGAGAAGCTTATCAAAGCCAGCCTCATCAAAACCATTGAATGCATAACGGTTAGCAGGAGGAAGCTGATTGATAGAAGCCTTTAAGGCCTTACCGATTTCCTCATAAATGAGGTCATCCATGCCCTCCATAACAATTGCAGTGACTTCAGCGAAATCAACACGACCATCAAGGAATTCCTCAAAGCCAATCTGAGCCGCACCGCCAATAGCGCTGGTACGAACCTCAAAAGATTCCTCACCCTTAGCGAGCTTGAACACTTCGTACATGCCAGCAAGGCCAACACGAGTGATAAACTGCTTCGCGCGGACACGAGAATTCAACTTACGCTTAAAGATGGGTTTATCGCCCTGACCGAAAACCTGAGTCTCGGCAAACTGAGCATACTGCTCTTCGACCTTCTTGGGAAGAATCTCGTCGATAGTCTTCTCAATCAGCTCGAAAATCATATTCTTATTCTCACGATAAAGAGAATAGGTGCCAGCATATTCATTGAGCTCCTTGCGAAGGGTCTCATTCAGTTGCTCATAGCTGAAAGATTTACCACCAAAGCTATAGGAAGTAGGAGCAGAACGATCAGCCTTAGCAACCGTCTTCATCAAAGCAAGTAAATTAGTTTTATCTAACATTTCTTTTTCTCCTTTCCTATTACTTTATACGCATAACCTTGACACCCTTTTGGTAGTCAGGCATATTATAAATTTTAACAACTTGCCACTGCATGGCGTCAGCAGCGTCGGCGCCAGCCTTAGCTAAAATACCATCAGCACCAGGAGTTAAAACATCTCCCAGAGCAGGCTCAGTCTCATTAATGGTATTAAGAGTCATGATATCGCCAACCATGGTCTTGAAAACACGGGGAACCATAGTAGCATTAGCAGGCATGGCTTTAGGATCGACCTTCGACTCAAAGTGGAAAGGATCCTCATTGTAATGTAACTCATACATATCGGGAGAGGCGGTAACCTTCTCGATATCAGGCTCACCCTCAATAGGACTTTCAGCGACACCATTAAAAGTACGACTGCGGCCGGTCCAGTTCTGAGCACCAACTTTATCACCATCAACAGGACTATAAATACGAGCAACATAATCATCTTTCTGCATTGCGAATTCGCAATCACTCTGTCCATCACGATAAAGTTTAATCTCATTGAAAACTAGCATCCATTCGCCGGCGCCAGTAAAGTTCACAAGGCCAGACTTATAATCATACTTAACAAACTGACCCTGTTCTAAAACCTTAATTGCGGGATCGGCAGGAAGCTGTGCATAAATTTGTCCATTACGCTGGGCGGATAGATGGTTAGGCTCAACCTGACCATAGCCATATTCAACATATTTAGCTTGGCTCTTGCCCTTTAGCATATCTTTTAAAAGCATTTTAGCATTTCCTCCTCATTTTATTCCATATTTTTCGCAACTTCTTCAACAGCTTTAACCCAGTCAGGAACTGTATCCTCTTGATCAATGCTATCAAGATTGACGATAGTCTGTCCGCTCGGCTCATTTTCTAGAGCGAAACTAACCTTGTTACGAACACAAATTACTGACAATTTTGCTTCTATATCATCCAATGAATAGTTGTCAATATTAGCAACTACATCAGCCTTGGCTTCATCAGAAAGCATATAAAAGCTATCAATCATTGCTTGTTTTTCTTGGCGCTCAACCTGATTTTTAAACTCGGTTAATTCACCAATAGTAGCTGTAACCTGATCTGCAGTAGCTTTTAATTCATCATAAGACTGCTCAAGCGCAGCATAATCTGTTGTTAACTGATTAAATTTTTCAGTTAACTCTATATATTCTGGAATTTCGTCCAGATTATATTGACCTATTTTGTCCTCTTCTTGCGCGGGCTCCGATTCAGGAGTCTCAACTTCTGGAGTCTCAGGCTCCGAAGGACTGACGGTCGCACGATATTCGGCGACGGCCTCCGCACTGAATTGAGGAGCAGCAACTCCTTCTTCGTTAACTGGCTCGAAGGATTTTTCAACTTCGGTTGCTTCACCTTGAACTGAAAATTCTGGCTCTACAACGAAATTAATACGATAATATTTACCGGTAGTATGCTCGCGCACAATTACGAACTTATTTCCGCCCTCCTCATAAATACCATCAATGCCCATGGTTGTCCAACCATCTTCATCGGGGTATTGAGCACGCAAATAATCCATAATTTGGCACCAAAGAGCATCGCCGATTTCTACAGCATATTTCGTGTACATTGGTGTATTTCCTCCATCAAGAATTTTTTGCATCTCTTTCATCATTGAGAAGAGCTATTCTTTAAAGCTATCCCCAAATGAAAACTATATATTGGTGATACTCGCGCCTTCAAAGCAAGGCTCTACATCTTCACCCAAAATACATAGCTTTGAGATAATCGCCTCATTGATTATAAAAAATTCTGGTTTTCCATTTTTATCTTTTGTCCAATGAGCATCCAAATTTTGTTCAGAAAGTTCCATAGATTGATTATTGCCTTTTTCAATAATCCTCTAACATTCTGGATACTATCCTGTCCATAAATATCCCTCAGTTACGAGATATTCACGTTCATTAACACCATCGTCTAAAAACTTCTAAAACCAAACTCTAGCATTTAAATCAACAAAGCCATATGGGCGGGTATCATCTGTAACCACCCATTCGCCATCTTTTAGACTAATTATGCGATTATGTTCTTCGTAGTCTTCTTTATAATCAACATACTTTCCGACTATGGGGGAACCCGGAAGGCTATTAGCCATCTCGGTAGCGGCCTCTTTAGTAATAATGCTACCATTACGGTTGGGTTCCTCTCCGACATAACACACTTTTATTTGGCATTTAGAAATAAGAGGATTAATTGGCGTTATATTAATAAATTCGCAAGGTGTTTCAAGTTTTACACTTGTGTGCATTCCATATCCTCCTTTTATTTCTGAGATTCTTCATTAGCGAGAGTCTTATCGCTTTTTTCATCATCTGATTTTTCTGGACGACCGCCAGCTGATGTAGTACCCTCTGTAGTATCTTGATTTTTAGAGGTATTATCTTGACTTTTTATGTCCAAAACATCTTCGCTACTTAAAGTAGAACTCATTAGAGGGGGAATCATAACCTTGGTAAGATGCAGCACTTCATTCTCAAATACGGCAGTATTTAAAATGGCACTTTGTGAATGCCCCAGAGCAATCTACGGCAGCATCTTTGAAAAACCAATCTACGTCTATTCTTTATAAAGTTTAGACATTTCTTTATAATTATATTGCGTAGTTTCTAACATATATAATCTAAAGTTATATTTTTTCCTATTCTTAGAATTCAATTCCTACGTTATTCTATCAAAAAATATGTGAAATTGCAACAATAGTGGCCGCAAAGAACTCTCATCATTGAGAATGGACTTTTCTAGAGCCACGCTGCCTTCGGTGTTGAATAAATTCTACGATATACCCAAAGAGTTGTAAACAGTTCGTTCGACTCTCTGTAAAGCATCGGTAGAATTAACAGTTGTATTATCAGACATATCAATAGACATAACGTCCGCAAAAGTAGTCATTACATCGACGCCTATCGCACGCTTTAGCATTTCAACCGCATTATTATGTATATCAGTAGCTTCGTCTATATCAAAAACCAAATCTCCATTTTTGTCTAAAGGAAGTTTCTGAATAATAATCTTTAATAACTATTGCATCTATTTGCGGCGGTCTAAATCTTGCGCGGCATCAAGATCAATTATTGCAGGAATCGCATTCGCAAGAAGCGGTTTATCTCCATTATTAAAACTGAATTTAACGGTATTTTCTACATCTAAAAGATACCAATAGCCGCAAATATCTCCTGCAAAATCAGGTCTTAATTTTCTCTGACGATATAAAGAATACCCTTTTTGAAACTCTGCGGGGAATAAATGGAGAATACGTTGCCGATAATTGTCATCAGGAAATGCATCATCGAAAAAACGCATATCAAATTCAATAGCTGGATTATTACCTACCATATATCTGGAACGGCAATATTTTATTGGCAACTTCTATAACATCATTCTTGAGCCGAGCCGAACTATATAGCCATAATAGGCACCTTCGCGGATAACATCAAGAGCGATGTCGCTGCTCATTTTTTTGATATGTGAATTATCTAAATAGTTAAGGGTAGTTTTAAAATTCTTAATTACTTTCTCTTCAGCTACATCATTGTCATAAACTTCCGGTACTATGTACCAATCATAGCGATATAAATTAGCCAAATAATTACAAGCTACGCTATATACACCGCTCATATTATAATACCACTATGATATTTCTCTAAGTTTAGAAATATCATTTCTAGCAAGGGCCATAACAACCTGATCTTTGCGAGCATACATTTTATTGCTCTTCGGGAGCGCTCCTAATGTTAAAACCGCGTCATCAAGCGTCTTTGGCCCCACTTTAATTTTCGAATAGTCTAGATGTCCTTCTGCATTTAAGCCGGCCGCCCCAGACATATTAAAACCTTTATTGTGGATTTGCTCTTGGCGTTCTTTTATTTCATCCATAAATTACCCCCCTTAGCAATATCCAGCTTTTGCCATGATATAATCATAGTTGACTAGACACTCCTCCCAATAAGGGATTTCTATTAAGGGAATATTATGTAAAATACAATAACGTTTTTTCTTTTTATCGTTATATTGCTGCTAATAGAAACCCCTTTTACCACCAAACTTGGAAGAAGGCTCATAATGCTATTTTCCTTGGTATTCAATTAAAAAAGCTAATTCTCCTGAATCATCAAATACAGCGAAATCAAAGCGCAAAGGCCTACCATTAGAACTACACAATCCAGGAATAATATATTCTTCTTTAAATATTAAATCGCTCTTTGCTAAGATTTCATGTATTTTAATTTCTCCACGACTTGCTAACATAACACTATAAGCCCTCCTTTCGTTTTTTTCATTAATTGTATAATTTTGCCCAATCTTTGGCATTAAATTTTTTCTTTTTCTTTTGGCCTTTATCCTCTTCTTGTTTAATATAGTATAAACCATACTCCAAAGCGGAAAATTTATCCTTACGGATTTTCTTACTGGCCTATTTAAGTATAATATTAATGCCTTCATTTTCTTCACGAAGATTGAGCATCTCTTCACGAAGTACTCCTGTTAAAGTGTACGGTAATAGATAAATCTTTCTGTCCTCAGGGGACATTGCCTGTCCCTTAGCGGTTCCAAGCAATTTTTGTTTTGCTGTACGTTCATCAATTAAAAATTGTAACTTATTGGCGTTAAGCCAGTTCTAAGTTATTGAGTGAGCCTCTGTATTAATAGGGGCATTCGCTTTGATGAGGTACATAGCATCACCTTCGGTATTTTCTGTGCGATATTTGCGGTATTCTTCATCCCAAGATTCAAAAGTACCTCCATAGACACCAAAATCCGGATATACATCACCTGTTACAGGATCATTCTGTGGCTTAACCATATAATCCACTAAGCCCGCGCCTATACCGTTGGCATCAATTACTATACGTTTTGCTTTATATTTATAAAATAACTTTTTTAATCGTATTGCTTGTTCTTCAAAATGCATATCTTCATAAGTATATATGTTAACAAGAGACTTGATAGCTGTGCCCACGACCTGGGGTATAACCTTTATAACGGTCGCCACACTGTCACCATATATCTTCGGTCAATTCCGCCACGAATCGACCCGCCGCAGCTGCTTACGGTTACCCGCAAGATGAGACCATATCTTCGCAAAAGCGCTCTCCGTTTCCATCACCAGAAGCTTGTGATGTACTCCCGTAAAAGGGATGGTCGTTGAACCGTACTTATATACTCTATAGTTTCTTGGAAAACAAGGGTATTGCTATAATCCACCTTGCCCAAAAAGCTAAAAAATTTTTAAGTCTTGGCTGCTGATTATCCCAAAGTAAGGGGATTTTCCAGCAGTTAAAAGAGTTTAACGAGGGCATGTTACTTGGCTACCCTCTTCTACCAACGTCTACTGATATAACATAATAACTTAATCCACTTGAACGACCGGAAAATTCATATTCCGGTTTTTGTAATCGACGACTGCGGTCAAAAGCCTCTCCATTGAAGAATGCGCCTTCCGCAGTTCCAGACCAAATGCTTTCATATTCTCGGTCGAAGGCTGCTTCGTTGAAAGTTCCGTCTCTCTCCTGGTCGGTTAAGAATGATTTATTTTGTAATCCCATAAGGACAGGAATTCTCCAAGTACCACCTAAAACAATGGCTTTTTCAGGTTCCGTAATCATCCAGACGAGAATTTGAATTAATTTCTAGTACGCATATGTGCTCTTCCAGCCTGCGGTAGTGACGTATATCTACGATTGGTTTAGAGGTTCATCGACCTGCGTTGTACCATCCATACACATTCGAGCAACGTTCATGGTTGGGATAATGACACTCTGTAGAATATCACCATCAACACCAACACATTCCTCAACCAATCCTCCATGACGTCGTTTACCACGACTGCTTTCACGGGCCGCAATATTATCAAAAAAACTACCGTTTTTAAACATATAAATACAATAATCTTTTGAATGTCGAGTGCGGCCAGGCCTCATATCGAGCTCTCTGCGAAGAGCCGGTACAAGGTTGCAAATTTCCTCGACTTTTTCCTTTGCAATACCGGCGGCCTGTTGTTTACCTCCGGATGTTATAAAAAGTTTGCATCGCGGATATAAAATACATCGGCACATCAACACTAAGATTGAAAGAAATGACTTACTATATCCGCGAGGGAAGACCATATATACATATTTATAGCGCATACTGGCGCGTAAAAATACTCTCTGATAAAAATAGAACACAAGCTGACGGGGATGGTCTGGGTCACCGCCAGTCTGTAAAAAATCTACAAACATATCAGGATAATCGCGCCAGTATGCTATATACTATCGAAGAATTGGCTTTATGGCAGTGATTCGTTCTTCTGAAATGCCGATTTTACGGCGGCTGGAGGGAACAGCCAATAAGTCGGCTAATGCCATGTTATTCTTCCTCCTCTTGTAAGAGTCGCCGCATTACTAAATTATCTTGTTCTTCTAAATCTTCTTCAAAATCCTGAAAAGCTGCCTCGTCTGATGCTGTATATCCTCTTTCATCGGAGGGAGTATCGAAAAGCTCTTTCTCTAAACGATCTTCTTCTCCCGCAGCCTCAGCTGATACATTAGCTTCCTCTTCACGATCTTTTGCAACTTGTTTTGCCGCAGTTTCAAGTAAATCACCAAGATCATGCTCGGTTTCGACGAGATTACGGGTATAGATTTGCATATCCTGTATCGTGCGATCCACTTTGTCATTAGGCGAATCTTGATAGAAACGGGGGATAAAACCATCTTTCTCACAAAGTGCTACTATTTCAGATATACTATCTACATACTCGCCTTGTTCTTCTTTATTCTGAGCAGCGGTAAATTTACCACTCTTCATCAAATCGTTATAGACTCGGGACATTTTCTGGTATCCCTCAATATCTCCGAGATCAACGAGTTGGTTACATTTAAGCGACGTCTTACAGACTAATATCAGAGTGTCTTTATGACCCGCAGTCTAGACATCATAGGAATCACACATATCATTATAAAGACGCTCTAGCCAGACCCAATCTTCTGGTTTATACCCATTGCCCCACTTCATTCGTAGATAAACAACATCGTCGTCAGTTAGTCCTAATTCATCAGGAGCGGCGGCAGTCGGCAAAGTACTCTTCATAGTGTAAGTTGTGGATTCCTCAGGCGTAATCTATACAATACCGAACTAGTCCACTACGGGGAGCGCATCATCGGCCGGCCGCATAGAATCAGGAATTATGTAGGACTAAGATTTAAGGACTTCCGCAATTTGGTCATCACTATATCCTTGAGCCTACATGGTCTCACGCAATTTATTTTTTTGCTTTTCTTGGATAAGTTCATTATCTTTCCAGCGATATGCATTATTTTGACTTAATCGCATTTTGGCAAGATAACGCCCAAGAATTGAAGTGCCATTTATTTTCGTGGGATCTTTTGCCCAAGTAAGCATTAATTTATTCCACTCATCCGGAATCCAGGGGACGTCAAGCTCTTCAAGCAACCAGAGGAATGTATTAGGGTCCCAGTTATCTACATGCATGGTGGCGCATTTTTTACAAAGATTTAATTTACCATCATTGGGATATTTCTCTAAGTTATTAGAGGTATAAAAGTTTTCGCCACTCATAGTCTTTTGACATTTGTCGCAATAATATTTTTTCTTTTCTTCAATTTGTCCTGGTAATATTGCCATTTTTCTTCTCCTTACTTCTTTTACTGCGGCATGCTTTACAGATACTATAGAAACCATCTTTACTGGTTTTATTGCGGCTGAAATATTTACCATGCGCCAATTTTACTTCCTTGCACTGGGAACAGCGCTTATAAGTACCGCGGGCTTGTACAGTGTAATACCACTGAAGGTAGGAGTCTTCAGCGGTCGCCGCAATCATCTTGGGAATTTTACTACGCCATAAATTAGAAATATATTCTGCTGTATGACAAATTCCAAATTCTAACTAAAGAGCTGCTTGTATTTCCGCATTAGTCTTACCATCAATTTTATATTCAACTATTCTTTGATAAGCGGGGAAATCTTTTAAAGCCTCATCACAGGTATTTTCAAAATCGTATATTAAATACCAAGTATCACCTTCGAAATCCTCATAACTATCCTATTTGAGTCTTGAATAATTGCAAAGGATTGCCGAACACACTTTGGGGTTAAGAAGCGTAACACCGTCCGCGATAGGATAATCATCATCATCAAAAATAGATGTATTATCTTCGAGATAGGTAATATTATGGCTGGGAGTAATTTTCTACATTACTATAGGACGACGATATGCATTCTTTATAATATATTGATCTTTGCGCAGGTCAATAAGTGTATGCTTTATAATATATGCGTCTCGTCCGGTAGCTACTTTTAATTTTTGTTCCCAAAGAGAAATCGCCTCGCGCAACTGCCGCAAAAATGGAATTTCATCTATGTCTTCTTGAGTGATGGAGACTTTAGGTTGAAAAATAATATGCTTATCTTCTGTCATAATGTTGTAGATACCATCTTCTCCGTTCTCAAATTGCTGAGCTAAGCCCTCAAATGAGCATTCTCTTTTGTTTACGGTAGTAAGACGATTTTCAGTTAATATTTTTTTCTGTTTACGCTCTTGTTTTTCCATGCAAGATATTAAATAATCAGCTAAAATTTCAAGATACTTTTCTGAGGGATTAGGGGTCTCAAGGAGTATCTATTCTACTAAAGCTTTTCTATCTTCTGGATTGGTTAAAGAATAATCTAACTTAATATATTCTCACCTCTTTCCTCTGTGAATTTCTACTACAATTATAACAAAAATTTTTCCTCGTGTCAAGCTAATTGTTACATAATTGACACAAGAAAAAAAATATAATATAATATATATATAATATGAATATAAGTATAATATAATACTTTTATGAGGAGGTTTTTGATATGAAGAAGTTTTTGCGGCGGGCGGTCGAAGGAATCCGTAAGTGGGCACTAAAGAAGCTTGTAGGAGACTGCCGCATAATCACAGATGTATATGAAGGGTATGTATTGGAAACTTTTGAAAATAGCAATACAGAAGCTGTAGTATGGGATTTTTCTCTCTTTGACTCTATGGGTATTATCGGGAAGAAGATTTATGGAGATTTTAGTGAAGAAAATATCCGAAAAGTTATAAAAGAAGAGAATTATCAAGAAGCAGAAGCTATATTGGATAGAATAAAAAAGATTATGAGCAAACCGATGATTTATTATGGCATTGTTGCAAGATACAATGATGGTAGCCATGAGATTCTACAGCAGGACTTGGTGGATTATTATAGAGGGAAAGAAGAAGAGGAAGAGGGGTAAAGGGTAATTCGTTTTGGAGGGTTAATTATATAACTCTCGTTATTCGTTTTGAAAATCCATTTGGGGATTAATTCGGGGCCAGACAATAACCAATAATTGGTTTTTAATTTAAAAAATCCCATAACTACCCCCGCCCATTCTTTTCCATTGAAAAAAATACCAGAGGTACACTCAGCGCTGAGGCCGCCAAGCGCCCTGATTGATCGCATGCGCCCCCAGAAAATTCCATGAGACTTTTTTCCAGCGTAAGAGTTAGCTTACAATCTTTTCCAATTGCCATTCTTTGGGAGGACGGGCAAGATTGTTAAAAATTTCACAATGTCTAGACTGGTAGAATCTCCCACCCTAATGCAGTGATACCATGTATTTAGTAATTAGTAACTCCAAGTCCGGCGATTGTTAATTAATTAACAAATGAATTTATTTAAAAAAAATTTTATTTTTCTCTTGACAAATGTGCCCGGGCGTGCTATAATAAAACCATCAAAGGGAGAGAGAATCCCAAAGAAGAAAGAGGTTAACTACAATGAAGAAATATGTTTGGACATGGTATACTTTCGCTGATGGTTACAGAACGTGCGTGCGCAGTCTCTCTAAGACTGAAAAGGCTTATGCTATTGCAGCACACGGAGCAATCGTCGCAACGAGCAAGGAACGAGCATGACTCAATGGGTCATGCTCAAGTGTAAAGAGTTACAAGCATAACAATCATGAACAGCTAAAGACTCATCAACACAACACAAACTAATAGACAATAGTTTAGACACATAGAACAGACAACAATAGAACATTCTTACACACAAAAGAACAGCAGATAGAGCATCAAGGTAATAGATACATCAAAACATTGATGAAACAATGATAGTACATAGGAGTTAAGGACACATTAAAGGATACAAGACAATATATAGTTTCATGTACAGCAAACACTAAAGCACATCCACTACAAATGCGCGGACACTAAGACCCACAGAAAGAGGTAATAAGAATGTACGAGTATGAGATAATGAACAGACAGACAGAGGAAGTCATGAGCATCTATGGTTACAATGTAGCTAATGCATTTAGTAGACTTGCACATCTTGAGAAGTTTGCAACACCTAACGATTGGATAGTAACTAATACTACATACATTGACTAATGTATATAGTAAGAGAGACTTTGTTAGTTATTTAACTAACACACTTTAGATAGATAAGGATAGAATAGGCAGAATAAGATTGTTAATTAAATAACTAACAAAGATAGGATAAAACCTTTGTTAATACATTAACAAATAGACCCAAAGAGAAGAAGATAGATTGTTAGTTAATTAACTATCAAAAGAGTTTGCGGCAGGCTGTTTTGAAGCGGCACTTTAGCATGGTAAATCGCTACTACGGTAGAGGGCCGAAGTGGTGCCTGATTGTCAAAAAATTAACAATGTGCAGTTTTTGTCGAGGGACGAATGTTAAAAGTTTCACAATAAAGCTTTCCTAAAACTGGAGCTTGTTAATTAAATAACTAACAATAATTAAAATGAAAAATTTATTTTAAAAAAACTATTGACAAATACACCCGGACGTGCTATAATAAGACCATAGAAAAGGAAATAAAGGAGCGAAAAAAATGTACACAATCAATTTCTTCAACAGTAAGGGCGAGCGTCATGACTTTGGGCAGTTTTGCGTGCTGGACAATGAGACTTTTCTCGATAAGCTGGAAGAAGTTCTCTACATCATGCAGGAGCTGACTCCGGCCAACAATGATTGGAAACGCGATCTCAGCACGACCGGAATGGCTGTTTTCACGTATCATCATCTTGAATATGTGACAGTCTTTTTTGATTGGGGCGAAGATTGTACCATTGATGTGATGGATAAAGAGATTTAAGGGCTTGCTAAATGTAAGCCCTTTTAATTCACCGTCATGCTTCCAAAAGCTGGTAATTGCCTGAGTTTTGTTAAATATTTGACAATCTAATTTTTTTGAACGCTTTCACACACTAAAGCGCTAAAGTAAAACTTCCCAAAACTGGCGTTGTGCAGATTGCATAACCGGGCGGCCGCAAATTTGTGTATTTTGCCCTGTTGACATTTCTCACCCTGTGGGGTATAATAGTATCAGAAGTTAAGGAAAGAGGTAATTGAAATGACTGATAAAGAGCTTATCTACGATCTTCTGTCTCGTTTAACGTCTCAGCCTATCACGTCGGAAAAGGAAGACTATGTAGAAATCAAAAATGCCGCTTGTTATGGTGAGGACATAGTCTTTGAATTTGATAAGGAAGGAAATCTCACCGCAATTTATAGCTAAAAGGGGCTTGACAAAAGCCCCAATTCATGCTATAATGTAACTATAAAAGATAAGAAATGAGGTAAATAAAAATGTTCACGGATATCATGTTTTATTTTGCATGGATGGCTCTTGCCTTGCTTCCTCTGGTAATAGCAATCCTCGCCCCACAAACAACAAAAGGAAAAATTATCGCTTGCCTGTGCGTGCTGATCATCACTTGTGGAGTTACTGCTCTAATGTACATGGATGCCAAAAATGGCGATGACCGTTGGAATAGCGGTATCTGTGAATGCGGAGGCACTTACGAGCTTTCGGCGGCCTCTCAATATCGCACTTCCAGATCTTTCTATTATACTTGTGACACTTGTGGGCATACAGAAGAATTTTCTCACTTGATGAAATAAGGGCTTGACAAAAGCCCTTATTCATGCTATAATGTAGATACAATAAAGGAAGGGAGCAAACATCATGGAAATGGTTCGAGTTTACAATTATCACACCGGCGAGATTCTGGAGAAGACTTTCACCGATCCCGCAGATGCGGATAACTACGAATTCCTTTTGGATTTTCTGGAAGCCAGCTACGAACGGTTCCACAATGGCGAGAAGCTCTATTAAGAGCTTCTCCGTCCGGGGCAAAACCTAAAAAAGGACTTGACAAACAGAGCGTTTCATGATATACTAAATCCAGAAAACAGGAAAGGAACTGATACTTATGCTTAACTATGGAATTTTTCGTGGCCGCGAATTGATTTGCCGCTCTACGGGTGATGAATATACGGGCTGCCTTTATGCCGGCATTGCGCGGGCTGCCGCACAGGGTGAAATGGTTACTCTCATTGACATGGACACCGGCGAGATTCTTGCCATGACAAGAGTGGGGCGCGACTAAGCGCCCCGAAAGGAGAAAAATATATGCTATATCTTATGCTTATGCAGTCGAATGAAAATTACTATGCAAAAGTCGGTTATTCAAAAGGTGGTGTTGCTAACCGCCGCAGAGCGTATAAAACTCATAATCCGGCGGCCATTATGCGCAGCTCCTGTGCTGGAGCAGAAGAAATTTCATGCCGCGCAAAACTGGAAGATATGGGCGGCGTGAGAGTAAAAGGCTCTGAATGGTTTATCGTTTCTCATGCCGTATATCAAAAGCTATACGATGAAGGTATGGCAGTTTTTAAACCAAAACAGAAATCGATTCATTTTATTGAACAATTTTAGGGTGACAAAAATCACCCTAAAATTTTGTATAATTTGCCCATTGACAAATCACACATTCTTATGATATAATTGAGCGGGCCGCCCACGGGTGCTATGGCCCGAAATTCGTTAAATAATTAACAATCGGAAATTTGGAAATTTTTTCTACTTTCATACGCTAAAGCGCTAAATTCCCAAAACTTGGCACTTTAATGATTTAAAGTTTAACAGTTTAGTGATTTAAAGCGATAAAGTATACCCTTGTTAAAAATTTAACACTTTCACGCGCTAAAGTGTTAATGTATTAAATTTTCCAAAAGCTGGAACCGATTGTTAGTTAATTAACGAACAAAATATTACTTTTTGTATACTGGTATAATGCACAAGAAAATAACCAAAAAAATATGATTTTTGTACTGGTAGTTACTTCCAAAAACTATTGACTTTTCACCGGGTGCATGGTAAAATGGAGCATAACTTGAAAGAGGGGCGTTGTTCTTATGTATAAGAAGAATTTTACTTTTGTTTCCAGTCTGTCGAATCAGGGTCAGGCGCGTCAGCAGGATGTTGATTATATGGTCACTGGCAAAATTCGGAAGCCGGACCATGTTCCCTTTGACGTGGACAGCGATATTCCTGAATATGACATTTCTGTCAAGTCCTCCCGCTTTACGCTTGTTTCGGCGGCCCGTGTCCACGGTGAAACTTTTGACGAAATCTGGAATGAATATGCGCACCGCGTTCATTCAAAGTGGTTCTGCTATGCGACGGCTACGGGCGAAGCCTACTTTATGAATCTGGAAGAGTTTGAAAGTTTCGTCCGCGCGTTCTGCTCCGTGGAGCGTGAGAGTTCCAAAAATGGCGGCGGCCTGAAAATCCGGTGCAAAAAAGAAACCAAAGCCATGCTGACATGGCTCGCGGCGGCAATGGTGGCTTGATAAGAGCCGCCATATGTCCCGGACGCGCGCATTTCCTCTTGACACATAGCCGCTCATATGCTACAATATATATATCCGATAGGAGAGGAATGGATAATCATGGATGAAATTATGTCTCTTGTCTTTCTGGTCATCGCCGCATGGTATGGGTTATATAGACTATTCCGCGCACTCTGGGAACACGACAATTCAAGCGGAGGCCGCAAAAAAGGGGTTGACAACGACCTTGAATCATGGTATAATAAATATAATAAATGAAAGGAAACCAACACCCAATGAAAAAGAATATCTATTGCACCATCGACACCGAAACAGTCGGCGGTGCTACTAATCCCACAGGCGCATATAATTATGGCGGAATTATCCATGACAAGCAAGGCAATATTTATGCAACCTTCTCTTTGCTCGTTATGGAGCATTATGACAAGATTTGCCAGGATGATTATGCGAAAAAGAATTTCCCCCTTTATCGTGAACGCCTCGAAAGTGGTTTGATTTGCGCTGTAGCAACAGAAAAAGAGGCTATTTCAATCATTAGAAATCTTTGCCAAATCTACGGAGTGAAATACATTATGGCTTATAATTCAGGATTTGATTTCTGTAAGACCCAGTGTAAAGAACTCCTCGATGAATTTGAATTTATTGACATTTACCTCATGGCTCTGCAAACTATCACACATCTGAAAAAGTATGCAGACTTTTGCGCCAAGCATAATAAAATGTCAAGAAGCGGAAGAACCTACTCGACCACCGCCGAGACAGTTTATGGCTTTATCTCCCAGAGAGCCGACTATGCAGAAGAACATACGGCAGTATCTGATGCATTAATTGAAAAGGCAATTTTTGATTATTGCGTGAAAATGCACAAGAAATATACTAAAAATTGTCATGCGTGGGATTGCAAAGAACGGAATAAGTATTTCCCACCCGTAGAAAGAAAGTGAGTTGATAAAAAATGGAAAATCAGAGAGAAAAATTGCGGCGGCTGGGTTACTCGCCGCCTGAAATTGAAAGCATTATCTCCGCCGATCAGGCAATTGACAGAGGTGAAAAGCTGTTTGAATTGACGCCCCAACAAAAGAAGGTTGAAAAGGAAATGCGGCAGGCGGCTCGTGCTCCTACGGTCTACAAGTTTGAGAACCGCGCGCGCAAAGCTGATGAAATGAAAAAATGTATTCTTTCGCAGCTGGTAAAAGCACTCGAACCGAATTGCGATGCAGCCCCAGAAATTGTAAATTCAGAACGAGAATTTACATTCTTTTACAGCGGTAGAAAGTACAAGGTCGTATTGTCATGCCCCCGCTCATAACGGGGGCAACACTTCCAGATTCAGGGAGGCCCGGGCCGGCCGGCCGCAATTTTTAAATGATTTTTTGAAATTCCCTCTTGACATTCTAATGTATTTGTATTATAATAAAGACAACAAAAGGATAAAGAAAGGAAATGATAGCAAATGAAAAAGTATACTGTGTGGTTCGATTTAGACGGCACCCTTGGGAACTTGTACGCCGTGGAGGATTGGCTTCCGAAAATTCGGCATGAAGATGCAAGCCCCTACCTTGACGCCGCTCCGATGCTCCGTCTTTGCACTCTCGCCCGACTGTTGAACGCCCTTCAGCGTGACGGTTATGAAATCGGAATTATTTCTTGGCTCTCGAAAGGCGGCTCGGAAAAATATGGAGATAAAGTGACTGCCGCAAAAAAGGAATGGCTTTCCAAACATTTGCCGTCTGTAACGTGGAACAAAATTACAATCGTCCCCTACGGCACTCCGAAAAACAATTTCTGTGAATCCCCCCTCGACATTCTGTTCGATGACGAAAAGCCTAACCGCGATAGCTGGAGCGGCAAAGCCTACGAACCTTCCGAAATTCTGGAAGTCCTCAAAAGCTTGAAAGACTGGTAACTATTACCAGTCTTTTTTATTCCACTCTATTTCCAGATTCTGGAAGCCCTGACCCGGGCGCCGCGCATTTTGCACAAAAAGGACGATGGAATTTTGTACAGAATGACTACTTGACTTTTCTGTAATTCATGATATAATAAGTACATAAAGAAAAGGAAATGCGAGGTAATTAAAATGGTAGAAAAAATTAAGAATCTGTTCGTGATTACTCTGGAAGATGGTCGGCAGACTTATTTTGATTTTGCTGATGGTAACATCTACGGTGTGAGCGGTAAAATCGTGCGAAACTTTAGCGCCGAAGCTAAGAGAATTCTGAAATCCGAACAGAACGATGATTTTCTTGCCATGTATTTCTATGAGAGAACGCTGACTTGGCCTTACCGCGACACTCTCAAAAAGTGGCCGACCTCTTTGGTGGAAACCATTTACAGCCTGTATAGGAATCGTTATTCTGTTGATGTGTTGAGCGGAATTGCCGAATTCTGTTACAGGAAGAATTTCAAACTGGATAAGAAGGGCGTCAAAATTCTGACAGAAGCCCTTTCCAGCATGGAAAATATTGATAATCGTCGTTTTTCTTATCTGAACAGCCATCAGCTGGAAAATAAAATTCTTGAAATTTCTTACAGCTATCTGCCCGCGGTAGTGATTCCTTTCGTTACTCACGCTAACACCAATGAAATGAAAAATTGCGTGGTCGAGGATGCTCAGAAAATTGCTTTTCGGTATGAGCATGAAAACTGGGAATATTTGGATGCGGCGTACTATGGTAATGAGCACGTTTATCGGTGTGTGTATCGTTACATCCAGCTTTGCAATCTTCTCCATCATGAGCGCACATACAAAAATCTGTATCAGTCAATTTGTATGATGGAAAAAGAAAAAGCTTTGATGGCTGATGAGATGTGCGTTGAGCACCAGAAAAATGCGCCTCTGTTCTTTGAGGACGAGAATTTCACCGTTCTCATCCCTGTGACAGCGGATGAATTCAAGAAAGAGGCTGACTATCAGCAAAACTGTGTTTTCCGTCTGTACTATCCCAAAGTCAAAGCCTGTTCTACTCATGTAGTTTTCATTCGCAAGAAGTACAACATTAATACACCCTACATCACCTGTGAAGTCAGTAATTGCGGTAATATTATTCAGTATCTGACAAGATTCAATCACGAGGTTGTGGACGATGATGCGGAAGCATTTAAGGTTGCTTATCAGAAATTCCTGCATGACCATTTCTAAAGCCTAAAAAAAGGGGGGATAAAAAATCCCCTCTTTTTGTGCATTTTGCGCATTGACGGCGCGGGCCCGGGGATCTGTTATATATTTGTCAATCTATTTTTGGAAATAATACTTGACAAACAAACCAAAAAGTATTATAATAAAGACACAAAAACAAGAAAGGAACTAATAAATATGAAATTCGTCATTAACACCTGCTACGGGGGTTTCGGTATCAATAGCAAATGGGAAACGGAGAATTGTGGAACAGATTGCAAGAAAGATTGTCATGAGTGCGCAAAACTCATCCATGCAGTTGAGAAAAGAGAAAATGTAAATGACGATTTTTCAAAGCTGACTGTCGTAGAAATCCCCAACGAAGCAACCGATTATGAAATTCTGGAATATGATGGATGTGAATCTTTGCTTTACGTCCTCAATGGGAAAATTAGATACGCATAACGCTTGACAAAAGAATCAGAGCATGTTATAATGAAGATACAATAAAGGAAAGGAATTGATACTAATGAAAACCGCACGAGAAATGAGAGACGCTACTCTGGCCTATAAGAGAGCCGCGGATGAACAGACTCGCAGACTTCTGACTTCTTGGATGGAGCATCAGGTGGCTGATGTTATTGATACAGCAGTCGCAAACATGAGGTTTACAGCCTCTATTCGCATCCCCACCTTCATGGCTGGGCAGAATGACTACGTCGAATCCTATTTGGAGGATTACGGCTACCGAGTTAAAGTCGGTTCCGAGATGGTCAACATCTCGTGGCTGAATGCCTAATGAGAAAAAGCCCTCTTGCAAAAGTGCGGGAGGGCTTTCGGGTGCGCCCGGGCGGCGGATTGTGAAGAAAATAACACTTGACATTTCTCGCCTAATCAGTTATAATATAATCACAAAGAGGAGGGCAAACCCAATGAGTGCTAAAAATGAAAAGGTAAAGCTGACTTACGAGGATAAGTTCGCGCGGCATTTTTACTGTCAGCACGCGCGATTGAACAGTGTCCGTAATGACAAAAAGCAGGCGACTCGGAAGATGCGGAAAATAAATAAAAAAATGTGTAAAGAATCCCTTGACAACGGGGATTAAAGGTGCTATAATAAAGATACAAAAGGAAGAGAGGTAAACACTATGAGAGAGAACCTGATTGACCGCATGATTAGAATCTATGGCTTTGAGCATCCCCTCGTTATTCAGTTTGCTGAACTGTGCGAACGCATGGCAGATACTGAGTATAATAATAATGCCTTGAGGTTGCTTGTAGAGGCTCATGAAGAATATCCCGCTTTTTAAAAGGGATTGACAAGCCGCCGCAAATGTAGTATAATAAATACAGAAAGCGAGGGAATAAACGATGGATAAAATGGTTCATTTGTATAGTCGCTACTTAAATGAGGTTTGCCGCTGCTACGCCGATGAGAACGGCAATCGTCCTTGTGACAATGGCGCAATCTGTGACAGATGTGAACAGCAGGAAATCTCCTTTAACGATTGGCGTTGGGAACAGATGTTCGGGACAAAGAAAGACTAAAAGAAATACAGGAGGTATTAAAAATGAAACTCGGAGAACAGTATAGACAACTTAAAGCCGACCTTATAATGGCTGAAGCCCTTTATGACCGATGGGAAACCGGCGACCTTGTAGAGTGCATCAAACGAGATTATGTGGAAGCATCCGTTGCTGTGCTTGAGGAACTGCTTGATGCCCATCCTGAGCTTTGGAAAACGGTAGATAGTCTGGAATAATTTTCCAGACTATTTTCATACCTTCGCCTGTTAAAAATTCTACAAAGTGCCCGGGGCGAGCTGTCAAAGCTCTATCAATCTTTTTTGGGGAAATTACTTGACAAATTAAATTATTTTTGTTATAATAAATACATCAAAAGAAAGGAAAAATAAAAAAATGATTCTAATTGTAATTCTGTCTCTTGCACTTTCATTCCTGCTTACCTCTGGGCTGGTCTGGCTTCTCTGTCAGCTTTTCTCTGCCCTCGGTGTCGCAACAATCGGCACTCTCACTATCGTGTTTTCGTGGAAACTGGCACTTTTGGTTTGGCTTATTCTCCTGCTTTTGCGCTCTATCTTTTCAGCTTGTAAGAAAGGATGATAAAAGATAATGCCTTATTTTTGGGTTGATGTAGGAATTTTCGGAAAAGTAGTTGAGAAGGTTGATGATAATCTTTTCATCTATGAGACGGTTGCTACTAAAGAACGCGCAACCGTGACCGCGAAATGGGTTAAGGAACATTTGATGTAAAGAGTGCTTGACGAAATCCATTCAATCAATTATAATATAATTACAAAAGCAAAAGGAGAATAAAAATTATGATGCTTACAAGATGCTACTGTGTTGTTTATCATGTTGCGGATTTCCCCACAGAAGACCAGTCTATTTGCCATCAGGATGTTTATCGAGACTATAACAATGCACTATTAGTCGCAAAAGACCTCGCAAAATGTTTTGATGTTATCAATGATGTGTATGTCATTGACGGACTGACTGGCGAGGTACTTAATACCATTCCCAAAGACGTGTCTCAAGAGAATATGACCGAAGAGGATAATGCTCCCGCCTTTACAGAGGAATTTGATGATGGAACGGGTGGCGTATGGCAGCGCACAGATGACGGTAAATGGGACTATGACTGTCTGAGTTTGACCTGTGCTAATTGTGCATATTACAACGAAGGCAACTGCTTTGCAAGTGATCCTATGACCGAAGAGGAACGAGACGTCCAGATTGAGTCCGCAAAGGCGAGGATGAGCGTGACGTCCAGATTGAGTCCGCAAAGGTGAGGATGAAAAAATAAAAAGGAGGGGCATCCCTCCTTTTTTATCTATTTTGCCTATTGACATAAGTGTGAGTGCGCGCTGGGATGGCCCGGGCGCCAACGTTCGAAATGCCCGGAATTTATTATTATACCACCCCGCGCAATTTTTATCAAGAGTTTTTTTGCACAAATTTCGCTGAGTAAAATCCTAAAATTTTGTGCGTTCTGACTATTGCAATCCATACACCCCTGTGTTATAATACATAATGTCAGGAGGGGCGAGACCCCGTGGGCTGGGCTAATGGTAGGTAATGTCCCACAGTTGTAGACATGGCGCGCAAGTCGAAAAAAAAGACCAAAACCCCTCTTGACAGGCTCCATCAAAAGTGCTATAATGGGTAATGTCAAGAAGGAACGGTTTGAGAGGACTTGTTGCTGATTAAGTTCGCATCGCGGTCTGAAATCTGAAAAAATTTCAAAGAAATTTGAAATTCCCTCTTGACAAATAGCACGGAGTGTGCTACAATATAATTGTCAAGGGGATAGAGCTTCCGAGGAAACAAGTTATCGCTTACCTGTGTTTCCTGCCAAAAGCGACAAAAAAGAATAAAAAAGATTGCGAAAACCCCTTGACAAAACCTCCGTAAGTGTGCTATAATCTAAGTGTAATCAAGAGAAGCTACCTCTTAAAAAGCAGAAAGGAATTGATACTATGAAGAATTCGGACAAGATGACTAATCGTAAGGCTCTGGACTACGTTCTCGAGAACTGTGACCTGCCGTCCGACGTTTCGGAAAAGCTGTCTGCCATGCTGGTGGCTCTTGACAAGAAATCCGGCGGCACTCGCAAGCCCACAGCAAACCAGATTGCCAACGAGGAGCTGAAAACCAGAATCTGGGATTCCATGGAATCTGGTGTCCGCTATCAGGTCAAGGAACTCGCAAAGCTGGTCGGCATGGAGAGTTTCCAGAAATGCTCTGCGCTGGTCAAGCAGCTTAAAGACTGCGGCAAGGTTGCCCGCTCCGAGGAAAAGGGCGTTGCGTACTTTACCAAGGTAGAGTAAGAAAGAGGGAGAGCAATCTCCCTCTTTCTTCCACCATTTTCGTCAAAAAATTCACAATCTCCGCGGCCCGGGGCCATTTTTGTCAAAGATTTAACGAAAAACATTCACAAAATGGGAATTTTTTCTTTTTATCCCCACTTTTTTTGACAATTTTAATAAAAAATGTTATAATTTTATTATAAAAGATAAAAAATATAAGAAATTTTAAGCAAAATACAACAAATTCTCGCTCAAATCTTTGTGCAACATGCCCATAGACAAACAGCCAATCATGTGTTATACTATAATCACAAAAGGACAAAGGAGACAAAAACATGAAATTTCTTTTTATTCTCACTCTGGTTATCACTTGCGGCAGCGCGGTTATGCGTCTTGTAAACGCTATCCCTCAGAAGCCCATAAAGGGTGACATTGCCAATCTTCTGATGACGGCTGGAGAATTTCTTTCTCTCATCTACGTGCTCTGGTATGTGGGGACGTTTTAATTCCCCATCCCACAAGGCTTGAATCTGCTACGAGAGGCGCCTCTACTATCGCGTGGGGTGTCTCTCGGCGGCCCGGGCGCTTGCCAAAAAGTTAACAAAGAATTTTATAAAAAACTATTGACAATCATTATAATAGATGGTATACTGTATACATCAAGAAAAGAAAAGGAGAAATAAAAAATGGAATTTAATTGGAGTAACATGAGCGATGAAGAATTGAACGCCGCCCTTGCCGCAATACACACTGAATTGACAGATCGAGATAACGCAAAGGCTCAAAAGCTGATAAATGCTCTTGACAAAGCAATTCGGAATTTTCGTGCTGAATACCCCGCGGCCTGTTGGATGATTGAGGTAGATGACGACGATGGATTTCCTCGTGAAATCAATTTGTTCAACTATGATTTCGACACCACTACAATTATCCCCTAAAAAGCTAATACCGTATCAATATTGATACTATTCATAATCAGATCAATTCGTGCGCTTTGGGGCCCGGGCGCACCCCAGCATTTTGCACAAAAGGCTAACCGTATTTTTGTGAGTTTTGCCATCTTGAAATCTGCGCAAAAGGTGGTATAATAATAATTGTCAAGAGGGGATACACCCTAAAGCTGATACGGAAACCAAAGGCGCCAACGGAAGAACAGAAACGAGGCGGAGGAAGGTTAATCCAAAAAATTTTTTAGACATTCTCTAAAAAACCTCTTGACAAAGCCCCCCAATCCATGTTATAATCTATATGTAATCAAGAGAAGCCACCTCTTAAAAAGCAGAAAGGAATTGATACCTATGAAGAACACCGAAAAGATGACCAACCGCAAGGCTCTCACCTACGTCATGGAGAATTTCACGCTCCCCACGGATGTTGAGGAGAAGCTCTCCGCGATGCTGACCGCCCTCGACAAGAAGTCGAGCGGAATGCGTAAGCCCACGGCAAATCAGATTGCCAATGAGGGGCTCAAGGAAGCCATCCTGAATGCCATGGAGCAGAATCATCTGTACCGCGTTAAGGAGCTTGCGAAGCTCGTGGGCATGGAGAGTTTCTCGAAGTGCTCCGCACTGGTGAAGCAGCTCAAGGACAGCGGCGCGATTAACCGCACTGAGGACAAGGGGGTTGCCTATTTCTCCCTTGCAACCCCTGAGGAGGACTAAAATGGAAGAAAGTGGGGCAATCGCCCCACTTTTTCCTTGACTCCAGCTCCCAGGATCTTCCAGGCGCCCGGGCGCATTCTCTGACAAATATTGTATGGAAAATTAAAAGCGAGAGGTATTCAATTTTCCATTCTGTGAAATAGATACTATTAAAGATGAGTATTTCATCGTAAAAAATAAAAAACGTGGCAATTTGAAAATAATCATTGACAAGGACTTAAAAATTTGATATAATAATCATGCTAAAAAAATAAAAGGAGTGATGAAAGATGAACGCAATTATTCTATTTATTATCTGTACCGCGGTTAACGTGATACTCTCAACTATCAAGTCAATCGCTACCATTAAAGGCGGAAAATTCATGGCGGCTCTGATGAATGCTCTGACCTATGGGTTTTACTCTTGGGTAATCATTCTCACCACGATTGACAATTTGTCTACCGCAAGTAAAATGCTCATTACTGCCGCTTGCAATTTTGTTGGGGTGTATCTTGTTAAACTCATTGAAGAAAAGACACGAAAAGATAAAATTTGGCAATTGTCTATTACTGTCCCGCAAAAATATATTGAAGCACTACATCATGATTATACACAAATTAATTTGCCTCATAATTATATTGATGTTGTTAAGTGGGGAGTATTTACCATTTATTGCGAAACGCAAAAAGACACTACTAAAGCGCTGGAAATAGCAAAACAATACGACGCAAAATGTTTTGCCGCTGAAAATAAGCTCGACTTATAATAAGCCGAGCTTATTTTTTAGGTAATTATCATCTAAAATGTCAAAATCTGTATAAGGAATTTCAATTAGAGGAATATTATGTTTCTTGCAATAATCTCGTTTCATGTCATCATGCTTTTTTGGGCTTTTCCAAAGTCCTCTTTGAGTATCTGAATAATGCTATTCACCTTGATATTCCAACAGACATTTAATAGTTTTATCTTCGTTAAAAATTGCAAAATCAAAATAAAGATATTTCTTATCTTTTAAATCTTTAAACCAATATTGTGTAGCATAATTAATATTGTTATTAAATAAAATTGCATTAATTTTTGCTTCGCCTCTTGAGCGTTGACATCCACAAGATTGAATATCTCCATTTTTTAAACTATTAGTATTAACGAAATGAATATTACCACAATCACATTTACATTTCCACATAATACAACCATCTGAAGCGCGTTCATCAGTAGCCTCTAATACAGTCAATTTTCCGAATTTCTATCCTTTTAAATTTGTGGCCATAGTTTTTGCCATCGCGGTTGCACGCCTACAACCGCACGATTTAGTATGTCCAGATGTTAAATAAGAGGTTAAAACTACTGTTTCTTTACCGCAATCACATCTACAAACCCAAAAGCGTTTTTTGGGGTTAGGAGATTCACTTTTTTCAGCGACTCGCAATGCAATTAATTCACCAAAACGCTGTCCTGTTAAATTTAAAGGTGCTGGCATATTATATTTCCTTCTTTCTTTATTTTTCTACTATATTTAAAAATTAAAGTAAATGCTTTAATCAAAATTGACACCAAAATTGAAATTACGCAAAAAGCCAAAACAATGAATTTGTAAATGGGGCAGTTAATTCTGCCCCATTTGATTTTTACAAAAATTTTTGGTATAATAATAATAGAAAGAGAAAAGAAATCAAATATCCCAGAGAGGAGGAATTTCTAAAAATGCGTTTCCATTTGCGCTTAATTGCTTACTATCTGCGCTATTACTGTTATAAGTAGAAGAATTGTAAGACGTGCGGCTGGCAAGCATAGTGCGGCAAGTTTCCCTGCGATTCGTGACGCCCGGGAACGCCTTGTCCACAAGACGTTCCAGCGCGAAAACATTTTTAGAAAAAAGATAATAATGAGATTTAAAGAAACAGAATATTCCCGCAAACTGGACACATGCGGCCGGCTAGTAATTCCCTCTAAGCTTCGAGAAGCCATGCGATTAGAAGTTGGAGAGAATTATCCCTTTTTTACTACGGTTGACGAAGAAGGCCAGAGTTGGCTTTGCATTCCATGCCCGGGCGCGGAGACAGAAATTGACAAAGCTAAACGCCTACTGAGAGAGGCCGGCATTACGTCATTAGATTAATTTTTTTTATTTTCTAGTGTGTTAAAAAATTGTCAATTTTTTCTAAGAAAAAAATAAAAAAAATACCTTGACAACCGCCGCCTTTTCTGCTATAATAAAATCATGAAAGGAAGGAAATGCCCATGACCCAAATTGAATTGCTCATGAAGAAACTCGGCTGTACGAAAGAGGAAGCCCTTGATATTATCAAGACAGATAAGGAAATCAATAAAGGCGCTGACCCCTTTCCTCTGACTGCCGAACAGAAAAAAGTGGAAAAAGCTGCTCGCTCTTGCGGCACTCGCAAAACACCCACTGTTTACAAGTTTCAGGACGGCAAACAGAAAAAGGCAAATCCGCAGAAAGAAGCGATTATTGCAGAAATTGCTAAATTTTTTGCAGAAAATGGCGAAAACGCCTATGAGAATGTAGAAATTACCAACAAAAACCGCATGATTGCTTTCTCCATTGGTGAAAAGTCGTTTGAATTGACGCTTGTCGAAAAAAGGAAAAAGGGCTAAGGGGCTTGAAAAAGCCCCATCCCTTGCCTGAAAATAGGAGGTACAGAAAATGGTTAAAAAGATTCGTCAGCAATATGATATTGAATTCACCCCTGAAGAGCTCCGCGCCCTTGCTCGCGTATCGGGCATTATGGAAGAAATCGCCAGCAGTGCCATTGACGGAGTAGTAGGTTTTGAAATTGAGACTGTTCCATCCACACTAAATTGTACAAGATATTCCATTAAGGAATTCTCCCATTGCATGGAGATGCTGGGAGATCTTTGCAGCCCCTTTGGCAAACTTAAGGGCTATTTTGACAAATACGATTCCAAATAATGGGCACGCGGCCCGGGCGCCCACCTGCCGCATTTTACCAATGGTTCCGCAAAATTTTTTAAAAAATACTTGACACCTCACGCCACTTGTGCTATAATAATAACTGTAATCGGGGGAACGATGGTAAACCCCAAATACAGAAAAGAGGTTAATAAAGAAAATGGAAAATTTTAAGAATGAAATGGAGCTCATCAAAGATGAAAAACTGAGAGCCTTTACAGAATTTTATCTCAGTAATCGCGTCCCCTCCTATTTCTGGGAAATTGGCGCTTCTGCTTCGGGAAAGTATCATCCTCCCTTCAGTCAGGGCAATGGCGGACTGGTTCGGCACACTAAAGCAGTCGTGTATTTCTGTGACGAACTCATGAGAATGAGCCAGTGGGCATACATGACCGACCGCCGCAAGGATTATGCAATTATTGCCTGTATTCTTCACGATACTGTCAAGTATGGCTTCGATGATACCATCGACAAGAATGAATACCGCAATCATGCAAGAAATGCCGCCGACAATATCGAAACCGCATGGAAAGACTACTTTAATGCGCCTGCCCCTTATGAACTTATTCAGGCAGTAGCTTCTCACATGGGGCAGTGGAGCACCGAAAGAGATGATAGACCGTTTACGCCTGTGGATAGGCTGGTTCACATGGCAGATTACATTGCAAGCCGCCCGATGATTAGTAATTTGGAAATTTTTGGTTAAAGAAAGGAAAATGGAAAATGGCTTATCGTTATGAATGCCCTGTCAATGACTGGTTTTGTCCCTATTTTGATAACGGAGAGTGTCAGCTTAGGGATGCCCCACAAGAATGTGATGCATTTTTCGGAATTGAAGATGATGATTCATACGCGCTGGATTAAAATTCCAGCGCGCCCGGGCATTTGTCAAATAAATAACTATTGATTTAAGGGTTGACAGATTTCATTAAGTGTGGTATTATAATAACTGTAAGGAACAGAAAACAAAAATCCTAAAGGAGATTATAAAAGTGAAACAGAATTCTTTTCTCGTTGTAAAATGCATACCCCTCAATGACCAATATGAAACCGATGCCCATAGAGAACCTTTGTGTATTACGACAGACACTGTCTCTTACGAGGGTGAGGGGTATGAAGTCTATCAAATTAAGGAAGATGGAACGCTGGAACTGACTAAAGAGTATTGGGAGGACTATACATGAAATGCATCAACTGTGTCTATTACTATATCACGCCCGAAGATAAATATTCGCTTTGTCATTTCGAGCCTATTGCCGATTGGGATAAAGCCCCTTGTGAATATGAATACTCCGATGAAGACCCAGAAGAAGAGGAATAAATCGAAGCATATAAAATAAAAAGGAGAAAATGCTATTATGAAAGATTTTGATTGGACTGATGTGCGGTGGGCGGTTGTCAAGGAAGATGGCAGTTTTGCGGGTGTGCCATGCGCAAGTTATGGAGAAGCTCGTGACCTTGCAGCTCAGCATGAAGGTTCAAAAATCTTTTTTCTTGCTTACGAGCCTGATGAAGATGATGAACCTGATGATATTGACTTAGACATGGGGTTTGATCCATATCTGGGTTGTTATACCGATGATTGCTGAGGGTCATGAAGCCCTCGGCCCGGGCCGCCGCAAAAAATGCTTGACAAACCGCCTAAATCATGATATAATTAAGGTACAAAAAAGGAAGGGGTAAATAAAATGACTAATGAAGAGAAATTCCGCACTGGTACTGTCGTCTATAAAAATGATGATGGTGACTATGTTTGTGAACTATGGGGAGCAAGCACGCACCATCCTGACGCAGTTTATCACATGAATGCAGATAAGAAATTTCTGAAGAGCGGTCTATGGGACGATGATAAGTATGAGGTTTTTCAATGGCTTTTGTCCATTGCTGGAAATTTGACTTTTCGATTTCATGCTTATAGCCTTGTCCAGTATGCTTTGCGGGAATGGTATCAGATTGACAATTAAAAATATTAAATAAAGAAAGGAATTGATATAATGAGCACCTATTACGTAGATTTTTCGGGGTGGTGTAAGGTAGAAGCAGATTCCGCGAATGAGGCAGAAGCTAAATTCTGGGAATATATTTATGACAATGTGCCTTTGCCGCACAATAATTATACTCTTGAGGGCGTCGAGGAAACAACCGATTAAGAGGGGGCTTGCGCCCCTCTTTTTTTATCGTTTCATGTGCGGCGGTGGTTGGCCCGGGAAGGCCTTTTACTCACTGATAACTGTCGGGCCGACTACGGGCGAGGAGGCCCGGGCTTCCAGTTTTTTCCATTTATGGCAATTTTTTCCACCAATTCCATCATTTACCAGTCAATTCGCTCTTTCCCAAAACTGCCACTATATGGCACCCAGAGCTATGTAAAGTGGGGCGGGCCGGTCCAGAGATCCTTTAATCTAAAGTCCCTCATATGCGGCTGCGCGGTCCTGGAAGTTCATAATCGCGGACTCAGAAAATTGGATTTGGTAACGCAAAAATTTTTCATAAAAAAATATTTTTTTTACCATATATTTCCATTTCTATATAAAAAAAATATTAAATTTTATTTTTGTGAGCCGCTCGGAAAAAATTTTTTTATTTGCCAACTGGAAAAATTTTACATTTTTTTACCATATTTTGGAAGGGCGCATGGAGGCGTCTCTCTTTGACTTTTATCACTCTTGTCGTTACTCTCCCCGACTCCCACTCCCGCACTTTATTTAGCTTATAATACTGGCGGGGAGGATGGGACAGGGGGTAGGGGGAATTTTTAATTACCGTATTATATAAGACGATAACAAGGTTTAAAAAATTGACGAGGTGTTGGTTTGCGGAGGGCACGTCAGCTCACCAAATTAAATGAGTCAACTCACTAAAACTCACCAATTTAGATAAATTAACTTGTCAAAATAGACGAATCAACTCACCAAAATATATGAGTCAACTTACCAAAAGTCACCAAAATAGATAAGTCAACTCGCCAAATCAGATAAATTAGCAACTTACCAAATTAAACAATTTAGCTTACCAAAAACTCGCCAACTTGCCATTAGCCAATCAACAGAATCAATTTAGCATCAGTCTTACCTAAATTAGGCGAACTAAATGAATCGGCTTACCAAACCAATAGGATCATACATCAATCTTACCACCGGATTAGATAAATCACCCCACATTATTAACCTTTTAACTTATCTAACTATCAACTCTTTAATCTGCTTGTTATTGGCCTATCCATCCTTCAGAGAAAAAGACAATAACAGTCCCTTCTCCTTCCCAACTCTCCAAAAAATAAAAATTGTCTCTCCCTCCATTCATTCTCGTTCTCACTCCATTTAACTCTTGTAAATTCTCGTAAAAACAAAAACAGAGGAATGATGACATATTCAAAACCACATATATACACATTTATTCACGTTCATATATCCATGTATATATTATATATTTTATTTAACCCCTTGCCTCTTCACACCTGTCATCATCCTTCATAATAAAAAATTTTCTCTCTCTTTATTCTCATTTTCACTCCACTTCATTCTCGTAAATTCTTGTAAAAATAAAAATAAAGAGACAATAAAGTGTGTATTCATTCATAGTTATTCACCTCAATACCCAAAGATTATCCTATAAACAAAATTAAAGGTTAGTTATATATGGATAATATATATAACTAACCTTCTATATGCATATATAGAATAATAATATTCTTACTTAATAATATCTATATATAAATAAATATTATTATACCAAAATTTTTATTTCATTTTTCTCTTGGTTCCTTCTGATATTTTCATTTCAAATATCCTCAATTTTTCATTTCATTTTTTAAAATGAAATTTCTTTTCTTAAAAGCCCCACTATACTTTATTCCTGTACTTCCTTAGCTGGCCGTTCACTTTCATCGAACCATACTATATCATTAATGACAGTCCCCCGGATCAACCAATGCCCCGTCATATTATAGAATTCATCCAGAAAGACTTTGAAATATTTATCCATCTGAGTAATCTCTTCATAATATTCCCAAGCTTCAGATTTCTTAATCTATCCTTCTTGAATCATTTGTTTCACCAACAAACTCTTCTCATCGGCGGTTCCAAAGTACTTTTTCAAAAGTTCCTTCTTTATTCTCTCTTGATCTTCTGTCAAATAAATAGGTACCCCATCATCATCTTTAGTACACCAAATATAAACACAATCACCCTTAGTACCTGGGGCTCCAAAAGGCCGTCCATATCTTACTCGACGCTCCTGCCCCACATATCTCACAACTGTATCTTCTTTAATGAGAAGAGATTTAAAATAATCACCATAGATCTACTAACCTACATGTCTCGCTGTATCTAATTGTCCACTCTTCCAATACTTAGAGAAATTATCCTATACAATCTTATAATTCTTATTTTTAATATAGCAAGATAATCTTATATTAGAGATTACTACTCCACCTCTTATTAACTTATAATCACAATATTCATCCAATCGTTTCACCCAATTAGGGCGGTTCCGAGTAAAAGTAGTCATAGAACAACCGAACCATTCAGCCATTTCTCTATTAGTCATTATACCTTCTTTTAATTTTACAGATGATTCTGCATTTACTTGCTTCATAAAGAAACCTCCTTCTTAAATAAATATAATATTCTTACCTACTGGCAGCAACTACTCTAAGATGAAACCCCCAAGATTTTTCCCGTCTATATATATATAAGTGTAAAAAAGTTGGGGGTTTCATCTACAGGAAAAAATGCTTATTTATTTCTCCAATATATTATAAAAATTGTTCTTTATTATTTAATCACTCTTGTCCAATTCCCATAGAAATCTATATATAATATATTATATATATATAATATTATTAATTCTATGTCTCTTTACTAATTATGTGCGGCCGTGGCTATAGAATATGTTACCTTAACGTTAATTAAACGCTACGCGTTTAATTAACTATACGTAATATATTCATCACTACGTGATGAATATATTACGGCGTAAGCCTTTAAAAGAAAGAGAAAGAGAAAAAATGCGGCAGTCAGCTTTGAGGATCTCTTAATTGCCAATCTTGTATTCTCCGAATCGAGCTTCACGCGTTCCATTTTATTTTTATTAAATTTTATTATATAATATATATATAAAATGAAGTGATAAATAAAAGGAGAGGAAAATTATGACACCATTTGAGGCTTTGACTCAGGAAGAACAAGAAAAAATTACTGATTATATTGCAGCATACGGAGACGAATATCGTAATCCCGTAGACTCAGTTCCTCTTTCCTATGTTCTGCGTTTCTGGAACTCTGCTAAATCGGATCTCTTTTCTCTCTTTGGCGACAAACTGATCCTTAAATATCCTATCACATATGCGCAGCCCGTAGAGGATATTATTCAAGAATGCACCGATGATCCGGAGCTTAGTACTCTCATTAGTGAACTTAAAAAAGCATTTCGCTCTTTTGATCCCACGGCGGATTATTATGAATATAGTTCTCTCTTTTTCCTTGATAAACTTCTTTCTTGGAAAACAACTCCCATCGGATCTCCTTACCCCTACTATGTAAATTATAATCACAAAGAATATAAAATCTCTTCTAACACTAAAGCCATCCGCATTTTGGGAAAGATGGCGAGAGACACTAAAGATACCAAGATTCTTGATCTTTACGAAAAACTGAGAATTACTCTTTCGCGGCATACTAATCAGAAAGAACTGCATGGAAATCTCTGTCTTTCTATCCATCCTCTTGATTATATGACCATGAGTGACAATGATAGCGGCTGGGATTCCTGTATGTCTTGGGTGGAACAAGGAGATTATAGAGCCGGCACCGTGGAAATGATGAATAGCCCCTATGTAGTCGTAGCTTATGTAGAATCAGAACATAAACAGGCTACCTTTGCGGGCTCCATTACTTGGAATAATAAGAAATGGAGAGAGCTTTTCCTTGTGACGCCTAATCTCACTACCGAAATTAAGCCCTATCCATATATTAATGAGTTCTTTACCAAGGAAACTTTGCGGCGGCTCGTTGCATTGCAGCCGGAAGCTAACTTTTCTGAAGCCTTTGAGATGCCCGTCCGCAAAACTTTCATCTATAAAGATAAGGAACTCGTTTTTAGACCTCAAGCCACCTATATGTATAACGATTTCGGTCTTACTGCGTCGAATAAACATTGGGCAATTATCAATGAGAACAACCTCGATTCTTGGCAGACTTACATTAATTATAGCGGAGCCATGAATTGTATGAGTTGCGGAGAGGAAATTGAATACAATACTGATTACTCTAATGAAGTTTTTTGCGCTCCTTGCCTCGGAGAGACGACTTTTGTGTGTGAGTGTTGTGAGAGAACAGTAAGAAATAGCAATGAAACTTCTTATTGGGTAGAAAATCGCCTTATCTGTGAAGACTGTTATGAAAATCAGGTAATGTATGATCCAATTCTTGGAGAAGATGCATTTGATAGCGAAACCTATCCGCTGTATCTCATGATCAAAGATGAGAAAAACAAAGAGCATCATAGTACTTGGGACTATATTTGGACTACCGTCGATTCTTTCCGCGATGACTCTAGATTTAATATTGATAAGCCACATTATGATTCATCTGAGAATATTTACTTTGTTTATCCCGAAGATTTCACTAATAAAGAATTCGGCAAAGAACTTTTTCGTGAATTTCCTAATTGAGATAGCTTATTTAAGCTATCTCTTTTTTTTATTCCCATTAAGAAACTATACACCTTTTAACCCCTGGAATTAAATTACAACCTATTAAATTACCCAAAGAAACACTCAGCACATTTCCAATACCGGTTAATCCGTTATCAGCTAACCAAAAATACCCCATATCCGCAACGCAATGATTCCCTCCGACTAAAATAAAGGTTGCGATGCACATAATAGGAAGAAATACATTCTTTTCTTTTCCCCAATTGGCAGTAGCAATATACATCAATATTCCACAAATGACCCCAGCTACAGCATCCTCTAAATCACCGGCCGCCATTCTATTCTCTATAATAGACCTTGCGGCGGGGGTCAATTCGGCGCCTCTTATGCCGAGGAGCATGAAACTCCCTATGCCAGTGCCTATGAAATTTCCAAGCCAAATAATTCCCAAATCCGCTAATGTAATTCCACCATCAACCAACAAACCGGCTTTTCCAGTGAACAATTTCATCTAATAAAAAAGGATGCCTAGCAACCCCGTAGCAAAGAGTAGAGCTCCAGCAACTCCACCCACAGAAAGATAGACGGCGCAGGCAATAGAAATTATAATTCCCGCTAATATGCTCATATAATTATCTCCCTCGTAATTTTTATTTCTATAAATATTATATCAAAAAAATAGGAATTTTTCAATCCCCATAACTACCATATAATTGACCATAAGGCAGCTTAAAATATCCCTATTTTATTTTATAAAAAATTTTTAGTATAATATATATAGAAAATAGAAAAACAAGGAGTTGATTATAAATTGGTCGCCAAATCTTATCAGACATATGAAATTCTAACAGAGCCATATGTTAAAAATGGTAGAAAGTATGTAGATATTAACTACAAAAATAAAACTAAAACTGTGCGGTGGTACTCTGATACCGAGTATGCAAAACTCTATCCTTCTACGACCACATCTGTCACTCCAACCATTGACCTCCGTAATATTCTCGGTTTCCAAAAAGGATATATTACTATCTTTAAAGGTCCCGTAGAAGAATACGAGGAATATTTTAACGTCTCACCTATGCGATATCATAAACTCTGGGGTTGGTATCTTGTGAGTACAGATGAACTTCCGTCTGATATTCCTTCGGGCATTTCTCCTCAGACCCTTTCTTGGGAATCTATTGGAAACACAGACGGCTCTCTTAAACCCGAAGCTGAGGTGAGGAAGGCTGTTGATTCTATTCTTTATGATTCCTCTCCGTCTCAATATGTGGGTAATATTGGAGATAGAATTACTGTTGATCTAAAGATTCTCTCAGCTATTCCCAATGAAACAAAATATGGAACTTCTACGTTCCATGTGATGGAGGATAAAGACGGTAATCAATATGTCTGGAATTCTTCTTCCAAAACCTTGCAAGTAAACAATTTTTATACCCTCAGAGGAACAATTAAAGGATACGATACGTACAAAGGAATTAAACAGACAATTCTTACTCGTTGTACAAAGGAGGACTAAAAATGAGTTTTGGTATTTCCCCTCCGGGGTTTGCAAGTGACAGAATCCCTTTTAACTTTTATGCCATGTCATGCGAAGCAAAAGAAGAGACATTGCGGCAGGTCGCCTCAGAGATCCGTAGATTGCCGAATCCGAATGATACAGAGGCGCAGAATGAGGTCTGCACAGAAGTCACCGGCCGCACACTTGATGAACTCTCGCAAGAAGAGTTTGATTATATTTGCAAGTGTGTTAACAGATATTGACAAAAGAAAAAATATATGTTATAATCTATATTAAAGGTAGTAATATTATATATATTATTGCTACTTATATACTTTATCACTTTGTGATAAAGTATATAAGTTTATTGTATTAGCGTCGAGCCGACTTTGTCGTCTCGTTACGCTAATAGGAATCCCGAAGAAAAAGAGCTATATCTTTATCTTTTATTTAAAAGACTATTTATAAATATCTACTTTTAAATAATTTATTACCGTCTCATGGTATTTTCTCGTCGATATGGTTTAGCAAAGACGAAAACACGTCGTTAAATTTTAATATGTTAGATTATAACTATAAAAAGGTTATAAAAAATCGTTATATAGAGACGGGTATTTCGTGCGCATTTCCACCGAGTTAGCAATTCCGCATTTGATTTTTATTAAAAAAAATAATATAATATGTATGTAAGATGAAGAAATAAATAAATAACTTATTTAAAGAAAGGTTGATTAAAATTATGGAAAAGACTAAGATCACTAACAAGAGCCGTTATGCCGCTATTATCAGTATTCTGACTGGCGTGCCCAGCGACATTGAGACCGATGAGCTCGTTGGTTTCTGCGAGCGTCAGATCGCTGCTATCGACCGAAAGTCTGAGAAGGCGAGAGAGCGTGCTGCGGAGCAGCGCAAGGTCTCCGACGAGCTGGCTGAGCGTATTGCCTCTCTGCTGACCGATGAGCCTCAGACTCTGGGTGAGCTGACCGCCGCAATTGGCGATGAGGATATTACTCCTTCTAAGGTTTCTGCTCGTTGCTCCAAGCTCCTCAAGGAGGGCCGCGCAGTTAAGACTGAGGTTACTGTGCCTGGTACGGACGGTGCTAAGTCTCGTAAGTTGGTTGCTTACACTTGCGTGTAAATTAACAATATAGTAGCTAAAAACACCCCTAATATAAGGGGTGTTTTTATTTGCTTTTTTTAGAAATATATGATATAATATATATGTAGAATAATATATAAGGAGTTGAAAAATAATTGAAATATTGTCTAAACTCTAATGTTAGTGATATATATTTGCGGCGGGCTGATCAAATTTTCTTCGTACCGGACGGCCCCGCACTCTCTGATCTATTGGAAAAGTATACTCAGGCCACAATTTTTGTCCCTGCACTCGATGAAACATGGTCTGTTTTGAGCGCCTATAAAGATTTATTTCCTGATCGTATCAAAATTGCTACGTATGACATCCCAATGATACAAGAAGCCATCAAACAAGGTTTCGCCGTGTACTATACCCCAGTGGTAAAGGATTATATGGCTCTCCATGCTCTTGAGGCTATGGGATGCTCGGAAATTCTTATTGGTGGTCCGCTATTTTTTGATCTTCCCCAGGTAAGAAAAAGTACTAAAATGATTATACACACTTGTCCCAACCTATCCTTGTATAATCATTTGCCACATCAAAATCCTATACATGGCACATGGATGCGCCCAGAGGACGTACCTCTTTATGAGCCTTATATTGATGTATTAGAGCCTCAGGGTGTCACGCCATCAGCTCAGGGAACTGCATATAAAATCTATGCTATTGATGCCCATTGGAATGGTGATATTGCTAATATAATTTTAGATTTTAATAAAGATAATAAAATCGTCCCCAACTATAATATCGTATCTGATTTAGCAGAACGCCGAGTTGACTGTAAACAATCATGCGAGCGTCTTGGATCTTGCACACTATGCGATAGGGGGTTTACTCTCGCGCGCACACTCCTAGGAACTAAAGGCAGCGTAGAATTTAATTGATTTTTTATAAATAATATGGTATAATATATTTATAAGAAAAAAGAGAAAGTGAGAAATAGGCTCTATGAAGTCAAGTTTTACAGCAAAAGATTTTGAATTATTTAAAAGCGTTGCTAAATTACCGGAAAGTAGCCTATATAGAGGACTTACAAATGTCCTTAAAGAATATTATGAAACAGAAAATGTCGTTGTGGGCCCTGAGAATCAATATGTGATGGCAAAAGGAGACATTCCTGTCATGTTGGTTGCTCACCTTGATACGGTTTTTAAAATTCCTCCTTATAATTTTTTCTGGGATAGAGATAAAAATGTTATCTTTGCGGACGGGACGGGTCTCGGCGCCGATGATAGAGCTGGAGTATTTGGAATTCTTTATATTCTGAATCATACTAAGATGCGGCCGTCAGTTCTTTTTACCCGAGGCGAGGAAACTGGTGGAAGAGGAGCAAAGCTCGCTGCAAAGACTCCCCCGCCCGTAGTCAAATATCTTATAGAACTTGACAGGCAGGGGCATCGTGAATGCGTCTTTTATGATTGTGGAAACAGAGATTTTGAGCGCTATGTAAAATCTTTTGGCTTTCACACGGAATGGGGCAGCTTTTCAGATATTTCAATTTTATGCCCAGAGTGGAAAGTCGCAGGAGTCAATCTTTCTATTGGTTACTATCATGAGCACACTTATGGAGAAATTCTATTTGCCGATGAAATGATGGATACAGTAAAGCGTGTAATTACCATGCTTAAAAGTGTCGAGAAAGCGCCTACTTATGAATATGTGCGCGAGGAAAGAATTCCGTATGCTTATTTGGGGGCAGGCAGCCGCGTGGTGAGATGCAGTGGTTGCAATCGAGAATTTTCTGAGGCGGATACTATAGAAGTCATCACATCGGGCGGTCGTTCAAAGCCCTATTGCTGGGATTGTTTACCTTTTTATGTTGATTTTTGTGATGTTTGTGAAGAACCCGTAGAAAAAGAACTTGTTGAAGGACAATCTGTAAAAATTTGCCCTGAGTGTAAGAAGAGTGGGGAGGCAATTGGAATTTGGAATTAAAGCGAGAAGAAATTGAAAAGATCAAAGGACAGTTTGAAGAAGTAGTCCAATATTCTCAGGATTATCCATACGATTTGGATCTTTCTGAAATCTTTAGCCTTTGGGAATCTAATAAAAAGAAATTTATTGATATTTTTGGTGGATTAACATATGAAATTCCTCTAACCGAAGGGCTTCATCTTTCTCCAGACTATCAACATAAGGAAATTTTTGATTTTCTTGATGAATTAGTTATGAATTATCGCAATTATGATTTGGCTGATTTTGTAGAAGCTCAGCAAGACTCTTTCTTTGATAATAGAGTATTGCAGGGATATTTCTACGATGGGAAAGAAATTCCCGCAGGTATGAAGCTCGTAAAAGCATTTAAATATTTTGAAAAAGATAAGCAGCTTTTGTATATCCTTTAGGACAGGGCTAGTGAGGTCATTCAGCAGGATAAGCTCACTGGTACTCTTGTTTTATCCGTGCATCCGCTTGATTTTCTTTCTTTGAGTGAGAATAATAGTAATTGGCGTTCTTGTCATGCGCTGGACGGCGATTATCGTGCCGGCAATCTTAATTATATGGCGGATGATGTAACTATTATAACTTATATAAAGTCTTCTTCTGGCGACGAAAAGCTCCGCGAATTTCCAAAAAGCGTCCCTTGGAATAATAAAAAATGGCGTGCTTTGCTGTTTATTAACGAGGATGTTTGCTATTTGGGGAGACAGTATCCATTTGCGGCGGCCGGTGTCGAGATTCTCTTAGAGAAGGCTCTACACGAATTGAAGCTGGTGCCTGAAGATTCTCAATGGACGACTTGGGCAGAAGAAATGAGCAGCATCCGTCCTGAGTATATTAAGGACGGAGAAAACACCTATCATTATAATGACCTATTGAAATCTACATTATATAAAGATATTAGCTATATGGGCCACCCCAATAAGGAACATCCCATGGTGATTGGACATTCCGTAAACTGCTTGTGTTGCGGAGCTCGTAAGCTGGCCGGCGCAGACTCATTCTTTTGTTGGTCTGATACTACTGAACCGGAACAGCTTTACTCTTGCGATTGTTGCGGAGCTACAATTAATAATTTAGACGATGCTACTTTCTTTGATGATGAAATCTATTGTCCATCTTGCTTTGAGCGATATGTAACACAATGTAAGAATTGTGGGAGCTATATTCGAAAAGACACGGGTCATTGGAGTAAGAAACTACAGGGTTTAGTTTGTGATTGGTGTTATGATGATGAAGTAACATTAGATATTTTGGATAAGGAGGAAGAATAAGATGGCTGTTAAAGGAGCTAAAACTAAAGCTGAAATGGTAGAAAAATTTGCCAAACTGTTTGGAAAAGACTGGATTGGTGAATATAATGGAAAATATTATGTGTGGGCGATGGAGAATGGAGAAAAGCTTCAAATTGCGATTACTCTTACCTGCCCGAAGAATCTTGTAGAGACGGTCAGTAACTCCGCTCAGGGTAAAGATTTTGATTTTTCAGATAAATCATTTGCCTCTCCTGATTCTGTTGCGGCGCCCGCTACATTTACGCCCGCAGAGAAGACACAGGAAGAAATGGAATTAATTGACGAAATGATGAAGCGTCTCAATCTTTGAGATAGATTTATATTTATTGATTTTTTATAAAAATTATTATATAATATATATAGTAAAGAAAAAGGAAATGGAGGCATTAATAGTTATGACAGACGCAAGACAGTTTTATTTTAAGGTAGCCCTGTACGGTGAAACTAAAGAATGCGTGCATTATGAGACTGGTTTTATTGCCGCTAAAACTGCCGGTGAGGCATTCGCCGATTGTGAAGAGTATTATGGCAGTGATTTTATCGGTGCTTACATTGAGCTGGCCACAGACTGCGCCGTTATGCTTGTAGATGAGAGTGTGTGCCACGATATTATGGAGGATCAATTTTAAATGGTAACAAATGGTTATAATACAGCTACAGCAACAAGTAATTATGATACATCTGCACCCACTTTAAATACAGTTACTTTGGATGCAAATGCGATTAAGTCAAATTATGCAACTACTTAGATAAGTAGTTCTTCGATATTGACAACTGCTGATGCAATTAGTGAGTATGTTCAATCACAATTGGCAACTAAAAATAAGACTGAGACAGTGAAAAAGGAGAATAATAAAATGGATAATAAGATTTTTAATTTTGATTTTGGCCCGCTTAAGAGTGACAATGTTCGTATGTCTATGTATGGCCTTGCTGTTAAGAATAGAGATGGCAACTATGTAGCATGGGATAAGGAAAATGAGAATATCCTGAATGTCGATATCCTCAATTTTAATGGCGATGGTCTAATGTATAAGATGCCCGTACCGATCAAGGATATTAAGGACGGTGACATTATTATTCATAATAGAGTTCCGATGTTCGTTGTCGAGGTATACGAGAAGACGCTTGGCGTCATTGATATCTATTCTGGTGAGAGTAAGACCATTATCTTGTCTAAATCGCCTTTTGGCTTTGATTTTGCGACCAAGGTGGTTTCTATCATTGATTTTGGCGCTATGAGTGATAGCGCTCCCTCTGAGGATAATCCTTTTGGTAGCATGTGGCCGTTTCTTATGTTTAACGGCTCTGACTCTATTGATCCCATGATGCTGGCATTTATGTGCGCGGGCAAGGGAGACAGTGCTAATCCTATGATGATGTATATGCTTCTTGCATCTAAGAGCAATAATGATAATCTTCTGCCGCTCATGCTCATGATGAATGGAGGCAAATTTGGATGCTGACTGTGATATGTATCGTAGCAGGTACCACTTTGTGTCTTGTCGTAGCCGCTCTTTGCTTGAAGAGTTGGCATGATTGGACTGATCTGATTGGTGCAATTTCTATGATATTCGGCGTCGTGGGCATCATCGCAATTATTGCATCTGTCATTGGAATTATAGCAGTTCACATTAATCCTGAAGGTAAGTTGGCGGCCGCTCAGACCGAAAAAGCGATGCTTGAGTATAGGCTCAGTCAAAAAGAGTATCTTAATGATAACAATATCGGCATGACTGAACTGATGAAGGATATTACTGAATATAATAGTGACATTATTGAAGCTCAGCATGGTCTTCAGAATCCTTGGGTTAACTGGTTTTATGCGAATTATGTTAATGAGCTGACTCCAATAATTTTGGACAACTCAGACTAATTCTCTTTATTTGATTTTTAAAAAATAATATAATATAATATATATATAAAGTAGAGGAGGCGTTATAAATGCATTATCCTAAGATTGAAGTCGAGTCTCCGTTTGGTGGGACGACTTGGAGAGAAATGACAGAAGAAGAATATAGCAATCAGTTGGATTGGTATCGCAATTATATGATGAAAAATCAAAACGCCTTCTCTCGTAGAACTCAAGAGTATGTGTCCTACCTCCGACGTTGGTTTGGCCCAGTGGATTGTGACGGTTGGCAGGACTTTACTTCTCGTTTTGCCATGCATCAGCTTCCAATGCCAATAAATGTCTATTTTGGCTAATTAATATGCACGAGTGGTGGAAAGGCAGACACGCGAGATTTAGGATCTCGTGACCGTAGGTCATGCGGGTTCAAGTCCCGCCTCGTGCACCACGATTAGTGCCAGCTATTTTTTCCTTTCTAAATGCGGTTATGGGGCAGCCACTCGGAGCTGTCCCACGGGGATTAAAAAATATTTATTGATTTTTCATAAAAAATTTGATATAATATATATAGAAACTAAGAGATAAATAAAAAATTATATGGTTTATTAGTTTATTGGTAGAACCTGCGGCTTTATCCGTATGAGCGTGGTCCGATTCCACGATAAACCATCACCCTCGATGATGGGGGAGTGAGGTCTAAGGCGAGGGTATCTCACTAAAATAATATATACTTCGTCATTGCGCAAGGTGCTTTCTTGTTCAGCCGATTTCAATAGCAACAAGTGACTTAGAGATGTAGGAACCTCACTGTTCAATAGCAACAAAGATGCTTACCAGACTTTGGCCAAAGGCGGTTATCCCCGATTCCCGCGGAGTGGGAGTCTCCAAAATCGGGGACATGTATAAATTTATATGTGGGATTAGCTCAGCTGGTTGGAGCACTTGACTTACATTCAAGAGGCCAGGGGTCCGAGTCCCTTATCCCACACCAATCGCCAAACCGAGTGGGCAAGTTATTACAAAGTACACGTAATAATGAGGCGATAGCCCAATAGCAAAAATCGGGATAAGCTATTATAATTAATTAAACGGGGAGATAGAGGGGTTTGAGAACACTTTTATCCACCCATTAGTGTGATATATTCTGAACAGACAGAGCAGTAAGCGCACGGGTTTTCTAGAAGCCTTTTCTGTCCTATATGGGGGATTAGCTCATTTGGGAGAGCGCCTGCTTTGCACGCAGGAGGTAACGAGTTCGAGTCTCGTATCTTCCACCATTAAAACTTTCATTTTGGATTAGTGTTGGGTATCACGATAAACTGTTCATTGTATTAAAGTAATAGGAGTTTAATATGGATTGGAAAGATTCTGTGCGTTTTGCGCCATCGGATATTGTGAAAAAAGTGATTTATTTCTGTGAACATACAGAATGTGAAAATTGTCTTGTTGCTATTGAAGGGCTTGAGCATCGCACTCGGCATGATAAACAGGATGAACACGTTCCCTGTTTTGATAATTTAATTTTTGAATTAGTAAATGGAAGAACATTAGATTAATATTCACTGAGAATCTTAAAGAATGTGAACATAATATGGGAGCATAGCTCAGTTGGTTAGAGCGCATGACTGTTAATCATGATGTCGAAGGTTCAAGTCCTTCTGTTCCCGCCAAATTGGTATGTCACGACTGTAATGACTCACGCGGTTTAGAGGCATATCCTTCGTCGTAACAGATGATGTAGTGATCAGAGAGTCTCACAAAATACACAGCATGGTCACCAGGACGTCTGAAAAGATGTTGTGTATTATTAATACCAATATTTGGGTCGGTAGAGCGTAGTTGGTACCGCACCAGACTGTAAATCTGGTTCCTCTGGACAGCGGTGGTTCAAGTCCACCCCGGCCCACCACCGTCTCCCCATCGACGTAGAAAAAATTTGGGTAACTTTGGAGCTTGCACGATTCCTCCTGACCGAGTTCAATAAGAACTAAAAGATGCCGGAATTACCGCGATTTCTTATAGCATTCTTTCTGATCGGTGTTTCAATGGACAAAATGGAAGAAAGTAATATGCAGTTGCGCAATGGGTTGTGTGTCATCCTCCCTGACGAGGGAAAACACTTACTAAAATATTATTATTGTTCAGGAGAGTAAAGATGTTTGACGATTTTGATACCAAGTGCCAGCTTGATGAGAGCGAAGACATTGATTATTTTTCGATTTGGGAGGACGTCTATAATGAACAAGAAGATTCGGAAGAAGACTGGAGATGAATTGCAGGGCTTTCTTATGTGGCGTAATCGAGGCTTTGTGGTTCCCGCGAAAAAGGGTAAAGGCTCTTACAAAAGAAAGAGCAAGCATAAAAATAAATGCGGATATGATGTTTAATGGTTAGCATTCTAGCCTTCCAAGCTAGCTGTGAGAGTTCGAGTCTCTTTATCCGCTCCATTTAAGTAATAAGAGGAGAATTAAAATATGAGCCAGTATGTTAGTTTTTATATCAGTAATGGGGAGCAGTTTATTTCTTTGGATGAGTTTTCCCGTAGTACTGAAATTTATAAGGCAATGGCAGATTTTGGCTATGCTCCTTCAGGAAAAGTGCGGCAGGTCAGCCCTGAGGAACTTCAAACCGCCGTCAATGTGGTCCTGAGTAAGGCAGAAGCGGTAAAAGATTCAATTTCTTTCTACAGACGAATGATTAAACACATTCAGAATTGTTCTAATGTAGATTTAGACGAACGTCTTGAGGCTATTTCTGATTATGAAGATCAGATTGACGGACTCAATTCGGAAATTGAGTGGTATAATACTGGGGCAGATATTCTCCGTGTTTATGCAAATATCGCAAGTAATGCGGACTATCATGGTAACGCATTGTACGCCGGTATTGATATCTCTGAACCGACGGCCGTAGATATCCTTAATTGATTTTTTATAAAAAATTTGATATTATATATATAAGGATTAAGGAGGATTTGGTATTTATGATTCATATTTACTATTTTAAGACTACATGGTATGATCAGGATGAACAGAAAGAGAAGTATGAAACTGGCTTTGTGCCGGTTGAATCCGCAGGAGAGGCTTATGCCATTCTTGCTGAGACCTACTATTCAGATTTTGTAGGAGCCTATCTGGAAGAAATCGGAGATAACTATCTTATCTGTGATGAAAATGTAGCTCATGACATTATGGAGCAGCAGTGGTAATGGCAATACCTGGTCTTTACGAAGTTTTTCAGGAGAAATGGGTACAACAGGCTGTCTGGATAATCTCAGACACGCACTTTGAGGATGCGGATTGTAAACTAATGGATTCTGGCTGGATTTCTCCAGAAGAAGCTGTATCACGCATTAACGCTTGCGTCGGCCGCAAAGATACTTTCATTCATCTTGGTGATGTAGGCAATGTTGAATGGATCAAGAAAATTCACGGTTATAAAGTGCTGATTATGGGAAACCATGACTCAGGCCGCACTAATTATGAACGCAGAAAAGTTTCTCGCAAGTTTCCTAAAGAAATTTTTCAGAAGTCTGAGGCTCTTGATGAAATGAAACGTATTTATCCTGATTGTCAGTATTCTATTACTGAGGGGTATGACTTCCATTCTCCTTTTGAGTATTGGGAAGTCTTTGCAGATAATCTTCTCTTCGATGAGGTTTATGAGGGTCCTGTGATGATTGGCCCCAAACTTATCCTTTCTCATGAACCACTTGATGCATCATGGGCATTTAATATTCATGGCCATGACCACAGTGGTGTAAAAGCCATAGGACATTTTAATTTAGCCAGCAATGTGGTTAATTATAAACCCGTTCAATTGAATAGATTGATGAAACAGGGGCTTACAAGTGGCGTGCTTGATATTCATCGAGATACTATCAATGTAGCAACTATTAGAAAGATCAAAAGAAATAAAATTTGATTTTTCATAAAATTTTTGATATAATATATATAGAAAGTGAGAGATAAATAAAAATCCTCTTTCTTGACTCGTCGGTTAGCTGCCTTCCAACAGCGAGTATAAACAAATGATGTAAGACCAGTTTGCGGCGGCAAATAAAAAACGCTCTATATTGCGCGGTGTTGTAAAGGTAGCATGTCAGGTTCATATCCTGAAGATCAGAGTTCAACTCTCTGCTGCGCAACGGTCACGATAGGCGAGCCTTCACGTGGTGTGACTGATTTCGACGGAACGCGCCCCTAATTGACTTTTTAAAAAATATTTGTTATAATATTTATAGAAGGTCAAAATGAACCTTGAAAAATAAACACTATGATAACTCAGTGCAGATTGAATGCGATGTTCAAGCTGAGAATACTCGGATAGGGCTCGGGAGTACACGAATCAAGGATACTTGAGGAAACTCGTCCGCTTTGTTTAAAGTGATTTAAGCAAAGAATCCCAGTAGGGAGAAAGTAAAGAGTATGTGCTTCAATTATCGTACATAAAGGATGCCGTGGAAAGGTGCGTGCAATAGACAGCTTAGTAAATAGCTAAGCCGAATCCAAGTTAGGTGTTAGTTGGTGACTGTCACAGACCTTGGAAATACCAACAAACGTATGGGCGGTGACGGAGTTGAAAAATTCCTATAACTTTCTACAGCGACAGAGTAGCGGAACGCCAAGACTTGAAGAAAGTAATTATTGATATTCTAAAATTAAGATCAATTTTCTGAATATCCCGTGAAATGTGTTTGGTAATCAATCCAACAGTGGCTATGCGGTTTCGGCCGGGGGCAAGAAGTTTTAAGACGACGGTTTTAATGCTCAGACTTGTTCCCCACTTGTCTGAATATATGTAAAGATAAAATGAGGTAAGGCGAAGGCCTATCATAATAGTGTTTATTTTTCAGGGTTTATGGGCAACCCTCAATAAAGATAAAAAATTCTTACAATGGAGGTATGCTTATGTTTAATCGACAGTATGAAGCTATGTCCGTGAGAAGTCCAGATATTTCTGGTGGCGAGACCTAACTCGCCAATAATCAAAGGAGAGCTGGGCATCTCTTATAAACTGCCTTTTAATACGCCCGAATGATGGAATTGGTAGACATGCAGCTCTCAAAAAGCTGTGCTGTGAAGCGTGTGAGATCGTAGCTCACTTCGGGTACCAGGTGGTAGTAAAGTAGTGCAAATTTTATATCAGATAGCCAATGAGGATAAAAGCCGTTGCAGGATTTGCTCCCTGTACCCGAGAATTAATAGACTCGCTGAAAGTAGTTGGTGAATGGATATAAAATGGAGTCATGCACGGCTCCGCTTGCTATCATCACTATAGGTCTTTGTGGCAACTGTACGACCTTATAAACTACTAAAGTTGCAGTATTATGCTCCCGTAGCACAACGGTAGTGCAACCGGTTTATACCCGGCATAAGGCTCCAGATTAGGGCACGATCTCGGTTCGAATCCGAGCGGGAGTACCACAATAAAAGACTGCCATATGGGGAACCTTAAGATATTATATTGCGCTTTAGGCTGGCAGAATCCGCTACCCTTCTATATATTAGCTAATTATAGAAACAAAAACTATTCATCGAGGAGAGTTTTTACTTCTAAAATACTATTATTATTTTTGTTAGTATTTTGTTTTTTACTTCTCGATTTTATATAGAACTGAATAGAAGGAGGGATGAGGAGTGAAGATAGAAGATTTGGATGATTGGATTTTTTCTACTGAGCAAGCGCAGATAAGTAGGAGATAACCTGTTTAATGCGGCCGCCCCGCCTTGCGGAGTGTTAGTTCCAAGCCTAAAAGAACGCAGAGGTGACAGATTTGAAAGGAGTTAATTATGGCAACTTATTCGTTGATTATCCCAATGTATAACGGAGAAAAATACATTGCAAATGCGCTGGGTAGTTTGCTTCCATCGGCGTCGTTTTTGACAGAAGTTATCTTGGTGGACGATCGTTCCACTGATGATGGAGTTAAAGTTGCTCATATCTTTGATAATCTTCTCCCTATGCGTTACTTCGTTACAGACGAGAGTATGGATAGAGGCCCTGGTAATGCTCGGCAGTTGGGTCTTGACAATGCGTGCGGCGAATGGATTGGCTTTATGGATGCCGATGACCTGCTTGCCCCAGACACTTTGAGATATATTGATAACGCTGTAAGTCAGTGTAAGGACGCACAGATGTTTATTGGTAATTTTATTGAGAGAGACCCTCTCACGGGTCGTCGCGGAGCTATTCATCAGGAAGACCCTACTTGGGTTCATGGGAAATGGTATTTGAAGAAAATGCTTGACGAATACGATATTCGTTTTCTCCCCAATCTTTACACTCATGAAGATATTTATTTTAACGCTTTGGTCTTTGATAGACTCAGAGCGGATGAAAAGAATTTTTACATTCTTGATGAGTTGATTTATTACTGGAATCAGAATCCTAATTCGATGACTTCTAGTGAACGCTATACTCTGACTAATCTTAACGATTATCTCATCAGTGTTATTGAATCTCATTTGACCATCTTGACTGATATAGAAAAGCCCAGTGAAGAACTTGTTGATGCCATTAAAGAAATTTGCCTGTCGCAGTATGTCCAAGGCTATTTTTACTATCAGGCTTTTATTTATAAGTATGGTAGTCAGGATGAAGAATGCAAACGTGGCTATGAGTCGCTCAAAGCCTTTTATAGAAAGCTCACTGATATTTTTCATTTGACGAGAGATGAATTTCTCGATATTCTTTTTAAAAAGAGTAAAGATTTTTGTAACCAGAGAAATGGCGCAATGAAAACCTTTGGACCTTTTATTGAGGTTGATAGTTTACCGTCTTTCATTTATCAAATTGCGGCGTTTGTATAATGCTGCCAAATATTGGGGCGTGGCCTAGTGGTGAAGGTGCGTGCCTTGGGAGCACGAGACCGAGGGTTCAAATCCCTCCGCTCCAACCATATAGCGGCGTAGTCAAACGGTAAGGCATCAGACTTTGACTCTGACAGTGTTGGTTCGACTCCAACCGCCGCTGCCATTATGTTTCTAGAATTCTGTAATTCTTCATTTCTATTAACTCCTTTCCTTTTGGAGGGCTAGAGATCTTTCTCTAGCCCTTTTTTATATTCTCTATTTTGTCTCTCGCCGGCTCCGCAAAGCTCCGAATTCCTCTAGAATCACCCATTAGGAATTTTTTTGGCCAAAAGTCACTCAAGATATAAGGCCTATTTTTAAAGTTATTAGAAAGGTTATAAAAATAATCTAAATCAAAAGTAAAAGGAGGGTGTTATTTTTAGTATGTATGGTTTAACTCATGAGAATGGTAGAGCTGTATATGGGCTTAAGCATTTTATATTAGACACAGAGGCAGAAGTAAAAAATCTGCCCACAGATGATATGCTTATTCCAGGTAGTACGGCTTTTGTTATTTCAACTTCAAATTCCTATATGCTGAATAATCAAAACTCTTGGGTAAAAATAAATTTATCTAATGGTAGTGGCGGTTCTAGCAGCCCCGATCCTGGCACTGATAATACCTATATTTGGGATGGTGGAGATATAGGTTCGTAAGGAGGGAAAAATATGGCCGATGTTTATATGAAATCTAAATTTTATTTTAGACGCGGCAAAGCAGCCTCTTGGGCTGCGCAAAACTTTATTCTTGGCCCTGGTGAGCCTGGTTTTGAATTAGATACCGGAAAGCTAAAAGTCGGTAATGGCGTAACGCCTTGGAATGAATTACCCTATGTTACCGATAATATAGTTCTTCCGGCTGAGGTTGTCAAATACTTGGGTTCCGTGAACAAATTGCCTGAAGACGCTTTTGATGGCGAAATATGCGAAATAAATGATATGTTCTATATTCATAGCAAAGGCCAATGGAAGCAAATAGGCGGCACCGCCACTAAACCCGGTGTAGTAGAAGTTATCAAAGTTCGTGATGATGGTAGTCCTAATCCAACTGTTGAGTTTAATGGAATTAAATATAATTCAATAGAAGATGCACTTGCCAATGTAAGTGATGGTGATTTAATTGTTATTCCTGCTAATTTTAATAGTGTAATATCAATACCCGCTAATAAAAATGCCGGTATCGAATTAAAAAATATCAATATAAAGAATGACGAAGAAACACCATTAGCTGTCGGATATCAATCCACCTTAACTGTGAGTGGGGCCGGCACGATGGAATGCCGCAAACATGCTGAGCCGACGATGATGAATAGCGGCAATATGTATATTAATGGCGGCACTTATATTCGCACATTAGATTCAGCAGAGAATGGCTATTATACCGTTGTTAATCATGGTAATATGACATTTAATGGTGGCTTGGTGAGCTGTGATAAGGAGTATTCCAGTTTAATTGAGAATGGCTATTGGGATTATTCTGATAGTAATCCTGCTAAAGGATTCGTAGTAGGCCAAAATGAGGCCGCGCCAAAGCTCATTATTAATGATGGCTCATTTATGGGTGGTTTATATATTATCAAGAATGATGATAACGGCTATGTTGAAATCAATGGCGGTAATTTCTATGGCACTATTTACACTTGCGGCAAACTACTAACTATTAATGGAGGAAATTTCCGCTGCGATGATTATTATAATCTAAGAGTAAGAAAACTCAATGATGGTATGAATGTCGCTGATGTTGTAATTACTGGCGGTATTTTTGATTGTTCTGCATATGATTAGAATATCTTCGTGGAGCGAGGTGCCAAGGTTACTATTAAAGGTGGCAAATTTAATTGTGAAGTTCCCAAAGAGCTACTAGCCGAGGGATACCAAGCACAATTAATTAATAATTATTACGAAGTAAGCGCAATAGAATAAGGAGGAATACAATGGCGTTTAATGTAGTGTATAGCGACAAAGACCGTATTCAAGGCGCCATTGAAAGTGGCGTTATTCCTCGTGAGAGCCTAGTATTAACTAGTGATGACGCAAAACGGTCTGAAATGTATTACTATGATGATAATGGTCAATTAAAGACTATTACTAAAAAAACCCAATTTAATTCTATGGTTGGAGCACGAACTTGGGCTAGTCAGTATGACTATATCGGAGAAGTGATTTCAATTAACATAGATGGTCAATGGGTCCCCTATTTAGTCGATAATAATAATGATTTTGTTTGTTTAAAAAATGAAAAATATGAAATTGTCGATGGCGGTGACCCCTAATATTTTTTAAGGAGGAAAAATATTTATGGCTAACAAAACTTTAACCACCCAGATTATCTTGCGTAATGGCACAACCGCTGAATGGGAAGCTAGTACGAAGATACTCAAATTGGGTGAAGTTGGTATTGATACTACAAAGAATGAAATTCGCATTGGTGATGGCGAACATACTTGGAAAGACCTCAAAATCGCTGGCGCAGATCAAGCTGCTATTCAAGCGTTGATTGACCAGGCAGAAGACAAGGTCACTGTTGTCCCGGCTGGTGACGGCACTATTGATGAGGCACTTGCCACTATTACAACTCCATCCCAAGGCGATATGGCAATTGTCGAGCAGAAGTTCGGCGATGTAGCAAAAGCCGATGGCACACGCACAAGCCGCACAGCATATTTTTATGACGGTGAGAAATGGTGCGCCATGGATGGTAATTATAATGCTAAGAATGTTTATTTCGACGGTGATTTTACTTATACCAATGCTATTGGCGCTGTTGGTGCTCCATCTGGTGGTTCTGGCAAGCTTGCCGCATCGGGCAAGAGTGTTGAAGAATTTATGGCTAGTATCTTAGCAAAAGAGGCTAATCCACACACAACTTAGCCTGCTGCGTCTGTAAAAATTACCGGTGGTAATGGCACATTTGAAATCGGTACTCATAAGAATATTTCATATTCGGCATCTTTGTCTGCTGGTTCCTACACTTATGGCCCTGCTACTGGCGTTGTCGCTGGCACTGTAACCGCTAGCTTCGATGGTAAGACTAATGAAGGTGCCACGGGTACATTTGAAAATGTTGTAGCTGATGGCACTAAGGAACTGACTGTTTCTATTACCCATAATGAGGGCGCTGTTCCTAAGACTAATTTGGGTAATTCTTATGCTGGTGGCAAGATTGCTGCTGGCACCAAATCCGCTAAAGCATCTCAGACGCTTGTTGGTGTTCGTCACATGTTCTATGGTCCTATGACTACTGATGCAGAGCTCAATAGTGAGAATATCCGTAAGCTTAAGCACGAAGCGGCCAGTAAGAAAACTATTGGTACATTCGGCGCTGGTACTGGTGCAGTTAAGGTTGTTGTTGCGGTTCCCGCTAACATGAAGGTTACTAAGGTGCTCATGCCTAGCGCAATGAATGCTGATGCAACAGCTAGTTTTGTTAAGCAGGCCGGTAGTGTCCAAGTCGAGGGTGCTGAAGGTTTCACAGCCGCGGCATACAATGTTTGGGTATATCAACCTGCATCTATTGATAGCACTGAGACATATGCTGTCACAATTGGTTAATAATAAGGGAAGATAAATAATATGGCTACTATTTTAAATAATGCTGCCTATATGGCACTTCCTATGAATATCAAACGCGGCAATCCTATTCCTCTCGACACGACTGCTGTATGGTATGATAAAACGGAATTAGAAACTTATGCTGCGAGTGGCGCCACCGCCTATGTTGGCCAAGTTCTGACATTAGTTGCGGATGGCAAGTGCGAAGCCTACATGATTAGCAGTGAGGCCGGCACACTTGTTAAGCTGGCGCAAACTACTGCAACTGGCGACCTTGCTACTGATGTTTCTAATTTGCAAACTCAGGTAGGTAATCTTACAAAAGCAGTTGGTTCGGCTGCGACTGAGGGCACTGAGGCGTCTGGTCTTTATAAGTTAATTGCTGATGTTGAGGCTGTGGCGAAGGCCCGTCTCGAGAGTGTTGAGGCTGGCGATAATAGCATCACTATAGCTGGCAGCGCCACTAAGCCTAGCGTAGCAGTTAAGGTTTCTCAAGCTGCTGGTAATGCCCTATCTCTTGCGGATGACGGTCTCAAAGTTGAGATTCCCGAAGTCAAAGTCCCCGCATATAGCTTGATCAAAGACGAGACAGCGGCCGCAGGTGATATCGCCACATATCATTTGACTAAAGATGGCGTAAATGAAGGCATCGCAATTAATATCCCAAAGGATTTAGTCGTTGCATCTGGTTCTGTTGAGACATTTGTAGCTGGCAAATTGCCCGAGGGTGTTGCTGAAGCTGGCACGTATATTCAATTAAATCTTGCTAATAGCGCAAAACCTCTCTATATTAATGTCGGTACTTTAATTGAGTATGTCACTGGCGGTTCAAGTGAGACTGATGCCATTCAAATTAATGTCTCTAGTGATACTCATAAAGTAACTGCTAGTGTTAAAGACGGTTCCATTACTATAGGAATGCTTGCCGCTGATGTAGTTGCATCCCTTGGCAAGGCTGACAGCGCCGTCCAGGCAGTAGCTGCAGGCGACACCAATGGCACTATCAAAGTTGATGGTACGGAAGTTGCTATTACTGGACTTCAAGATGCGGCATATGCCACTGTTAAGTCTATTAATGATACCGCATAGGGTTATGTTAATACCGCTAAAGCGGCATTAGAAGGTGCCACAACTGACACTGACGAATTTGCCACAATTGCGGGCGCCAAGAAATATGCGGATAAAGTTGCCGGCGCAGCGGAGAAAAATGCGGGCGCCGCATTAACTACGGAAATTGGTAAACTCAAAAATGATGATAAGGCTGTGGATAATCAATTTGTTACCGCAGTTAAAGAAGCTAATGGTGTTGTAACTGTTGAGCGCAAAGCTCTTGTTGCCGCTGATATTCCTGATCTTGGCATGAGCAAGATTACCGGCCTTGAGGATGCTCTTGGTGGAAAACAAGATACTTTAACATTTGATGGCGACTATAAAGCCGGCGTAAATAATGCAGCAACTGTTTCTACTGTTAATGCCGCTAAGACTGCTTTAATTGGTGATACTAGTGCGGAAGCTGCTACTACTGATGGTAATACGATTGCCGACGTCCGTCGTTACGTCGATGCCAAGACCAAGGGTATTGCGTCTGATGCTAAGCTCGCTGAACTGACTGAGAAAGTTACTGCTAATACCAATAGTATCAAGGGTATTAATACATCATTAGCCGATGGTGGTGCTATATCTAATGCCATTGCCGAGGCTAAATAGGCTGGCACTGATGCTGCCACTGCGGTTAGCACCCTTGAAAATGGTCAGGTTAAGAAAAATACTGAGGCTATTGCTGCTATTAACAATGCTGATACTGGTATTTTAAAGCAAGCTAAGACTTATGCTGATGGTAAAGATGCTACTATTACTGCTGCACAGACTGCTGCTGATAAAGCACAGGCGGCGATTGATACACTTGCTGGCAAGGTTGGTACTGTCGCTAAAGACAAGACTGTTGTCCAGATGATTCAGGATGCTCAGGCCGCAGCTACTTATGATGATGCTGCTGTTAAAGCAGACATTAAGAAAAATGCTGATGCTATCGGTGTATTAAATGGTACAAGCGCTGTTGATGGTTCTGTGGATAAGAAAGTTGCAGATGCTATTAATGAGTTTTCTACGAAAATCAGCGATAATGGTACTGTTGACACATTTAAAGAGTTAATAGATTATGCGGCAACTCATAAAGATGAGTATAGTACATTATCTGGCGATGTTCAAAAGAATACTACGGCCATTGCGACCTTGAATGGCGATGGCGCTGGTTCAGTGGATAAAAAGGTTGCGGATGCTATTGCCGCAATCAATAAATATGTTGAGAAGAACGGTACTGATCGTTTAATTACTGAAGCCGAAGGTACTAAGTTGGCAGGCATTGCTGAAGGCGCACAAGTCAACGTTATTGAATCTATTAAGGTCAATAATGTGGCTCAAACTGCTGATGGCAAGGCTGTCAATATTGCGGTTCCTGTAGCGGATGATACTAGTATCGCAATCACCGAGAATAAGATTGGCATTAAAGCTGTCAATGTTTAGAAATTATTCATTGCTGAAGGCGATGTATTAATTATTGATGGTGGTAAAGCTTAATAAATAATATATAATTTTTATAGGGAGTAGTGAAAATATTCACTACTCCCTATTTTTTATTGGGCAAAAGTGTTTAATATGTTTATTTATTTTTTTAAATTTTATTGAGAATATTATAATGGTTTTATTTCGTTCGCAACAACGGAATAAAATACATAGAAAGGAAGTTAAGAAATGGCAACAACAAAAACTATATAGGCCACAGTAAAAAATAGAACTGACACGGCAGCTAATTGGACTTAGAAAAATCCAGTGCTTGCCGAAGGAGAAATAATAGTTGTTCAAACGAGTGCGGGAGAGACCCGCCTAAAAATCGGTGATGGGGTTAAGACATTTACTTAGCTTCCATATACTGATGAATAGATTTATAATAATGTTGTAACATCGGTTAATGGACAAACTGGTGATATAACGATAAATTCAGTTGAATATACTTCTTAGATTCTTACTAACGAATAGAAGAAATAGGCAAGGGAGAATGTAGGGGCAGAAGAAGTGAACGGCGGGCTTGTGGAAAAAACAAATATATCACCAATCGGCGGCAATACGGTGGCCTATTATCAAACCAAAGAGTCTTGCGATTTGAAGCCATTTGACCCAGCAGATACAGAACTTAAAGCATCTTATTTCTACGTGCTTAGCCTTGCTGCCGGTATATTCAATTTTCAAGACCAGGTAGATGTAAGCACGAATGTCATTGCGCCAATTTTAGCGCTGTGGAAAAAAGGCTATTTTACTGGCGAAACGTTTAATTCTTTCAGAAGCCCGTTAAAAGAGACTAGTCTTTTAGTAAAACATTTAACCGGGACACGCGGAGACAGACTTTGGATTAACGCCCAGTCCAAAACAGCGGGTTGCGACACGGAGATTAGCACAGAAACAGGCGCACCATTTGAGAACTACCAAAATTTCAGCAGAAAAATTTTCGCTTCGACTGATGATTATTCAAAAGCAGCGGCGGCAAAGCAATTCGCCATGGCCGCCGCCCCAACAGAAGATATGCAGATTGCTACGAAACAATACGTTGATCAGCAAGGATTAACGCCGGTAGTCGTTCCATTTAATAACAAGAATTGGACAATATATCTTGAAAAAGGAACTATTACAATTCCCGATAATATGACTAATGAAGTTAAAGCGGCTTTATAGGCCCTAGCGGTTATGTCAAAAGGTCTTGCTCCAAGCTCTCCTTCTTCGGCTAAAGAAATGGTTAGAAAAATTTATACTCTTGCTAATAATAGTATTTTTGGTGCTGATTTCTTATCTATTATAAGTAATGAGGGTGTAAAGATATGGAATGAGCCTTCATTGGATTTTAATGCACAAACATTACTTAGAATTGGTGTTCCAAAAGCTGGTTTTTTATATTGTGAGTGGTCAACAGCATCAAGCAATGTTTCCCAATATTATAAATGGGCTGATGATACATTCTCTGATAATAGTTATAATTATGCTTACACAACAATCAGAAAAAAATCAATAGCTCCCGATGGAAGCTCTTATACATTAGATTAGTTAGAAATGTCTGAAGCCCCTACTTCTGACATGTAGATTGCTACGAAGAAGTATGTTGATGATAAAATTTCTGATAAAGAAATCATTTTGTCCTCGTCTACAGCGGGATCAACTAAAAAATTTAAATTAACAATTGATGATACTGGAACACTGATAGCCAGCGAAATCACGGCATAAGGAGGAGTCAAAAATGGGAATTGAAACTAAATATTATACAAATGCAAATGAACCGAAATCACTTGGCCTTGCCTCTGCGACTGTCGGCCAGATACCGAAAGTGAAGGCGGTTGACAGCAATGGAGTGCCCACAGAATGGGAGTCGGCTGCGCTATCCGGCGATATGATTTATGCGCTTGACATGGTGAGTGGTGAAGGGAACACTTTTACAATAAACAACAATTTCGATGATGTTGTAGCAGCGATTAATGAAGGTAAAATTATTGTGTTCGGCGGAATTTGTTTGTTAGCTTCTTGTTCACCAGAAAGTGGAACTGTAACAACAATTGAATTTTACCTAGTACAAGGAGATGGATTCATTGTTTTGCTAACTTGGAATCGTGGAAGTTCGGTTGTTACATTTGCAACACAATTATTTCCAGTATTTGGCCCAGAAGCTTTATCTGCGCCGGGCGTAGTATATTATGGTAATGATGGAAAGTTTACTATAAAAAACACAGGCGCTTATGTTATCAAAATTCAAAATAATGTATTAGTAAATGATTATACGGAGCTAGAAAATGCGATAAAGGGTCACGAAGTAATCATTTTTGCTGACGGCAGTAGTTTTATGGTCTGTATTATGGCCTCTTATGAAGAGTATTCTATCTCTTTGTCTTTTCAATACACCAATTTATTAATGACATGTAATATTGATAAAGAAACAAAAAAAGTTACACAAACAATATATGCCATTCCATCTATAAACACAGAAGAAGAATCCTCTCCTCAGTCTGGTTTTATATATTATGACAAAACCACAAAGAGTTTTTCTATTAAAGACACAACGCCTCCAATTGCTACGACCTCAACTGCTGGTACAATCAAAGTCGGAAACGGCTTGTCTATCTCCGATGACGGCACTCTATCTGTCACAACTGCAACATATTACACTGGTACCGCCGACCCAGTTAACACCCTTGGAGCAGATGGGGATTTATACTTACAAACGGGGGTGTAACAGATGAGTGAAAATGCTAATTTAACTTATGATGAACTTATTTTTCATCATCTTTCTACAGCACAAATTGTTAACGGTATCCAAATTCTTGACAAGAGAACAACTATTGATGATATTATCGGATTTATTCTTAATGATGCCCCGATGTGGTATTATGATGGGGTTGTGTATCATTTAGTAGTTGCGTTCGAAGATGGGGTCAATAGTCTTACTATTCATTTTTCGAATTCAGACGGGAGTGTTTCTACTGTCACATATGGTGGTGAGTAATTAAATGCCAACTAAAGTAAAAAGAACATTGCTTGTAACTAACAAAGATACTGCTAAAACATACTTAGAAGCAGATGGTCTCAGCCTCGGCATTACTGCTTTCGGTAATTATATATTGGCTAGACTCTATATGAATGGTTCAAAAAATGGATACGCCATATTAAATGAAAAATCAAGATCCATTTTGTACCCGAATGACAAAGCACATCCAGTAGAGGCAGACGCCAATTTTTTCACATCTGTGCTGACAGACAACAAAAATTGTTATGTTAGCCTGCTGTTTGATGATTCACAAGTAGCTTCAGAGGTACCGACTTCAAAAGGTATCTATACAGATGTTAAAGGTCTCAAGGACGAAGCTATCTTGCAATCGTCTAGGAATAGTGTTATTCGTTTCCATTTGCATGCAAATAATACAGTAAATGCGGTAACACTTCAGGAGATTAATTTATCGCTGTATTTCATGCAGTATGCTTGTGCTGCCAAATCTGTTAGTAACGCTGTAACGGCTACTGTTGATAAAGTTGAAGCCTATGATGGCGACATTGTAACTTTTACGGCTACAGTAGCAGATGGAGAAACATTTGAAGGATGGTATAGTGACGTCGCTTGCACGAATCTTGTAAGCACAGACCAAATTTATTCAGTTAGTCCAACATCGGATTTAACATTATATGCTAAAGATACACATGATGTAAAATTATTTACATGTGCGGCAGTTGCTGGCGCAAATATATCGTCTGCTAGCGTAAGCGACTCAGCGGTTCCAGCAAATGGCAGTTGTACTTTTTCTGCGACAGCTAATACTGGATGCGTTTTTGATGGATGGTATTCAGATGAGAACTGCACAAATCTAGTGAGTACAGCGAATCCATATGTAGTTACTATTATTGCGAATACAACATTATATGCAAAGGCTCATTTAAGCAAATTGAATATTAGTGTTGGACAAGCAGAGCATGGAACGGCAAGCATTAATGCTTCTGTCATTACTTATGGTGACAATGCGGTATTTACATTTACTCCTGAGAATGATGATTATAAATTGTATGGCTGGTATGCAGATGAAGGGTTAACACAACTAGTTAGTGAAGATAATCCGTATACCTGTACGCCAACAACGGATTATAAATTATACCCAAAATCAGGCGCTATAATGTATACAATTAAATTAACACGTGGATTAAAAGGGGTTGCGGGACGATCCGGTACGTGGACCTTGAAAATTGCCGCATTATATTACGATCAATTAACTTATAATGAAAAGCAATATGTTAAAACTGGCGAATTTGATAAAATTGAATCATCTAAAGTGTTTGGGCAAGCAACAAAAACTGGAACTGACACGATAGCAGCAGTTAAAGCATCATTGCAAGTTCCAGCCAATACTACGTGTGCTATATGGTGTCAACTCTCAGATGCTCCAGTAACATGTTTTGCGGAAAGCGGAGACATTAGTCTTGGCGAAAGGAGTATGCTGACATATTGGCCATATTATATTTTTACTCCGACACAGGATAAAGAATATTTTTGTTATTATTCAGATAGCGCGTGCATTTGTACTGCTATTGCAAAAGGTGGAATTGAATATGCTGATGCAACTACACCCACATTCGCGGGGAAGGATGCAATGTTTACGGCAATAGTTAAAGAAGGATATACATTCAAAGGTTGGTATTCTGACGAAGGATGTACAACTTTTATAAGCTCTAATAATCCATTGTCCATAACCACTCCTTCTGTTAATAAGGATTCTGCAGACCCACAGGACGGTGATGCAACAACGTCGGAGTTGACTTTATATGCGCGAGCACGGTCAACAACTGGGAGATCTGACATGTTGTATTTCAAGGTCAACGGGTCATATAAATCCGCGATAAGGGTCTATAAGAAAGTATCAGGTACTTGGGTTGAACAAGCAGACTTGCCAGCTATATTCTCTGGCGAACCAAGCGGAGGCGCTTCTAACTATGTATATGGTGGGAATATATAACACAAATGAACATTAAATCAGAACCGCGCCGTTACGAAACGGCGCGGTTTATTTATATAAGGAGGGATTTGTTTGTCTTATTTATCTAATACAAGAATCCAATTAAAACGAGACACAGAAAAGAACTGGACTAGTAAAAATCCAGTTCTTTATGACGGAGAAATGATTATTGTCAAAACTAGTGACGGTAAAATAAAAAGAAAAATCGGAGACGGCATAAAAAAGTTCTCTGAATTACCGTATGATGAAATTACAATTGATAGTACAACTTCAACAACGTCTACTAATCCAGTTCAGAATAAAATTATTTATTACAGGATTGCTTAATGAAAAAATAGGATCAAATAAGCCGGTTATTACGGAGCCGGAATTTTTAACGAAGGCAACTTTAAAATCTTCCAATATCACGGTATATGCTAACCCTGGGGTATACACAGGAGACAAGGGCGAGAACGTTCCAGGAATTACGCTTCATGGCAACAACGGCGCAGATGAATCTACTGAAGTTACCATTGGTGGCATATTTACGCCAGATTACAACCTAGATGGTAGAGATGATACGGCGGTTTCTGTTAATTATTTAAATAAACAGTTAGCTGGTAAGGCTGATAATACCGTTGTCGATAAAGACAGAAACAAGGCCGGTCTTATGTCTGCATCTGATAAAATCAAACTCGATGGAATTGCTACCGGCGCAAATAAAATAACTGTGGATGCTGTATTATCAAATACTTCTACTAACCCAGTGTAGAATAAGGTTATTAAATCGGAACTTAATAATAAATTTGATAAATCTGGCGGGCAGGTAAATGGTAGCATTGATGTTACGGGAACAGTTAATCCGAAATCAATAACATTTAAATTAGCTAGTTATCAAACAACAGAAATAATTCCAAATAATGATCCTGCTGTTAATGAAATTCAATTTGCAAACTCATTCTCTGGAACAGCTGGCCCTGCATACTGTCGTTTGGCCATTGCAAGTCCAGACTCTGATAGGGGTTCGCAGGCGGTTAATGTTGATTATCTTAACTCAAAATTAAATGACAAAATGGACAAATCTGGTGGTACATTTACCGGCAATGTTAGTGGAAAATACTTTTGTGGTACGTGGCTACAGTCTACATAGGCTAGCGATTTAGGGCGCACACCGAGCAAAATCGCTGTATTGGACGATTCTGGATGGGTGTACTATCGCACACCGGCAGAAATTCTTAATGACATTGGCGGAGCATCTAAATTATATGTTGATTCTGCAATTGCACAGGCAATCAACGGTACATATTAAAGCGGGGTGAAACGATATGCCTACTAATGTGACACTTACAAATCTGGTAGCGAATAGCGGGAAAGGTTGGTTCCCAGCTACACGTGGAAACTGTTCATGGCAACTGTCAAGCATTACACCGGGTGACGGGGCCGCGTCCAGCTTAAAAATTATCCCATCCGGCGCGGGAGAGGTAACACTGACATCGGCGTCGCACAAATTGATTGCATCACATAAATACTATATAACATTTAAGGTGCGATTTGCATCGGCTACACAGGGCACTTGTGATTGGTACTGGCCGGTCGCTGATCCTTGTGCAGCGCAAAACATGGCTTTTAATATTGCGGCGGAAACGTGGGTGCGTCTGTCAGCGACATTTGAGCGCACAAGTTTTAGCGATGGCAATTACCCTTGCCGCTTCGATTATAATAATACAGATGGAAAAAATACGACGTTTTGGTTTACAAGTTGTATGCTGATTGATCTCACAGAGTCTTTTGGCGCTGGCAAGGAGCCAAGTAAAGAATGGATGGACAAATATGTGACAGCATTCGCGGATTCATAGAAGGTTCCATACATAGAAAATTTAAGTGAGCTTTTTAAGAGTATTGCTGATGCGATCCGGGCAAAAAGTGGTCAGACAGGTGAGATCTTTGCCTGCGATTTTGCAGATCGTATCCGTACACTTTGAGTAAATTGATATAATTAAATTATAAGGGTCATGGCTGCGTGTACGTAAAATAATAAATGTAATTACTGCTAAAAACAAGTATATATAGATTTTGACTTAATGGCATATTGGCGGATATTTTAAGTCTTGTGACTATAATAATCTTGAAGAAATATATTCACAAATAAGGCAAAAATATTTGAATATATAAAAAATTCTTATTGGGGGCGACTGGTGAAGAAGTCGCCCCATTTGTTTTTTATAAAAAAATTTGTTATAATATTGTTATAAGAAATGAAAAAAAGAAAAAATATTTAGTTACCAAAGTTAATAAGGTATCTAGCCTCCGCTAAATATCTTTCAGAGGCTTGGCTATTAAAGAATTAAAGCAAGATTAAAATTATTTATTTGATTTATCTTTTATTATATAATATAATATATATAGAAAATATGAAAGGAAATGATAAATAATGAGTAGATTCCCGCTCGACAAGTATAAGTATTATTTTGCGACCGATACAAATGGCATGCCATATAAGGTATATGCTGTTTCTTCTTATGCAGGACGTTCGGTTAAGGGCGGCGCAAAGTGCGATCCCAGAGATGGATTCAATGAAGAGGCCGGCAAGCGTCTCGCAGCGCTTCGTTGCAATAAGAAGGTGGCAGAGCGTAGAATGGCTCGTGCGGCGGCCCGTCTCAAGGAGGCCGAAGACTGGCTTAGAAAGGCAGAGAAGTCTGTTGAAAAGTATCGTGAATATTACGGTGATGCAGTAGATCTTTTGGCGGAGGCGAAGAATGAACTGGAAGATTGTCTGGAAGAGATGTAAGGAATTTATTTTTCCTTACGCAAAACGCGTAAGTGAGTTGGAAGATGTTGCGGAATTTTGGTTTAACGCATATAAGGTGAGGGGACAAGAGGCAGATAAGTTGCGCTCTGAGAACAAAAAGTTGCAGGGTAAACTCGAAGAAGTCTCCGTTTCATTTGATGAGCTTGCTGCGAAGTATGAGAATTTGCTCGCTCTTCAGAAGGTTAAATTTGCCATGTCTGATCCGCCGGCTTATCAGGAGACCAAAAACGTCGCATCTAATCTTTCCGCCGCAAATTCCGACTTTTGGGATAGCGATTGGAATGACATGACAAACGGCTTTAAAAAGTGGTGGGATAAACTTCATCACTCCTGATAAAAGGAGAATTATTTATGTACATTTGCCCTACCTGTGGACGTTCTTTTAGAACCGAAGAACATATTCAAAAACATTTTCTAAGTTGTTGGAAAGAGCAGCATCCTTACCATAAGTCTGTTCCCGCGCCAAAGGGTGAGGATGTTGTCATTAATGAGGTAGAAGAAGGAGTCTTGGACTTTTTCTCTGGGCTAAAAAAATGATTGAAAATGTAATGGTTAAAACCCATTTAATTGTTACCTCAATCCATGAAGAGTTTACAATTAAATGGTGTGGAAGAATTATAGATACAAAGCCAATATTTAAAAATGATATGCCCGTTTTCACGATTATAAGTAGTGTTAGTCGTGTAGAACTTAATACCTGTGATATAAAGCGGGTTGAAGAATGCGCAAAAAAGATTACTTGCCCTCGGGGACGAGCCGCTGTGACTACGGATAAGGCATATATTTATATTCAAGAGGTTGATAACCATGAAACATTAGTGGGCATTGTAACACATAATCATGTTAAAAAATATGCTCCAATGTTTGACCCTGTGGGATATAAAAGTTGATTTTTTAAAAAAAATATGATATAATATATATAGAAAGTTAAGAGAGCGGTAATAAAAAATCGCTCTCTTAGGATGCCAGATATACTCCGGAGTCGTTCAACGGTAGGACAGAGGATTCTAAATCCTTAAATCAGAGTTCGAGTCTCTGCTCCGGCGCCATTAAAAAAATAAATGTTGGGGGGTGTTTTGTTGATTCAAGGACATATTTATGTTATTACAAATAAATTAAATGGAAAACAATATGTGGGCCAAACCAGTAGGAATATTGAAGATAGATACTACGAACATTGTTATGATAAACGTAGTACATCAAAAATTCACAAAGCGATTCAAGATTTTGGAGTCGAAAATTTTGAATTACGAGAGTTGGAAACCGTTGAGTTGGCAGAACTAGATACCCGAGAGCAATATTGGATTCAAAAGTTAGATACCTATCGTAATGGGTATAATGCTAACATTGGTGGTAATCAAAGTTTTGGAAATTACCAGCAAGTCTTGATTGTAGAAGCTAATCTTATCGTAGATTCAGTAGAATTTTTAGGAAGAGAGATTCAGCGTCTTACAGACTGGTCTAAAGAATATATTAAAGATAGAATTCGTCAAGTAATTGACACAGATGATGTTTTTTGTGGCTATCATTTAAAACATCTATCTGCGAATAAAGAAGATTTGTCGGATATAATTGATTTAGAAAACTGGATTAAAACATTAAATGTTAAGTTTGCGGGACAGCATATTTATTGTTTAGAGCTGGATAAAGAATTCGAAACTATTGGAGTTGCTGCTCGTTACTTAATTGACAATGGTTATTATACTGGTTCTTCTAAGCAACCTATTCAAACAGTCATTACAATTTTAGGTAAAGCCATAAAAGGTAGCAGTCCGCCTAGTTCATTGAATAATATGACTTTTTATAGAGCACCTGGGACAACCAAGCAGCCTGGCAATGCATCTCCATATCAAAAAATTAAAATATATTGTCCAGAAATAAATAAATATTTTGAATCACAATCTAATGCGGCTGAATATTTTATTCAAAATAAAATATGGACAGGCATTAAATTAAAAACTGCAAAATGTAGAATTAGCGATATTGTAAATGGTGTATTCCCTGATTATAAGGGTTATACTTTCATAAAAGAGTAATATAAAGCAGGCTTGTAGTTTAAGTTAAAAAACATTAGTTGCTGAGTAACAATTAAAGATAAACAACTTTGTTTCAAGCCTGCCAGCTCCAATAGCTTTATATGCGCCGGTGGTGGAATGGTAGACACCGCGGACTTAAAATCCGCTGAACGCAAGTTCATGGGGGTTCGAATCCCCCTCGGCGCACCATATATGCTCTCGTCGACTAACAGGTGAGGTCCTCGCCCTTTCGTTAGATTAGTTTAAAGTAAAATTTTGGTCATCGTAGTTCAATTTGATAAGTTCAATTTTCATATAGCAATGAAAAGGAGGAATATTTATGGAAAGTTTGATGAATAAATATTCAGATGATGAATTTAGAAAAATTGTTCTACAAAGCTCATCTTATAAAGAATGCTTATTAAATTTAGGCTATCATTCAAATTCTGGAGCTTCTACGAATCGTTTAAAGTAGAAAATTTAGGAGCTTGATATTGATATTTCACATTTCGCAAGAAAGCAATCAATAGCTCGCTCTGAAGAAAATATTTTTATAGAACATTCAACTGCGGCCCAAAAGACTCTCCGTGATTGGTATAAAAAAGGAAAATATAGCCCATATATTTGTGATATATGCGGATAGGAACCTTTTTGGGAGGGTAAAGAATTAACTCTTATATTAGATCATAAAAATGGAATAAATGATGATGATAGATTGGAAAATCTACATTGGGTATGTCCAAACTGTAATGCATAGTTAGATACTACTAATGGTAAAAATACCAATCATGGAAACTATAAAATTAACCATTGTATAGATTGTGGTAAAGTAATTAGTGCTAAGTCAGTAAGATGTGTAGAATGTGACCTTAAACATCGAACTTCAACAGAGGTTAAATGGTTAACAAGAGAAGAGTTAAAAGCTTTAATTCGGACTACGCCTTTTACAAAAATAGGTAGTATGTTTGGAGTTTCAGATAATGCGGTTCGTAAGTGGTGTGATAAATATAATTTGCCCAGAAAAGCAAGAGATATAAAAGCTTTAACAGATGAAGAATGGCTAAAGATATAAGTGCAAGTCTTATATCTAACACCAAAGGCGAAAATGCCGGGTTCGAATCCCGCCGAGAGTACCAGAGTATACAAATACTCATTCGCGCGAATAAAAATCTTATTATCTGCGAGATACAGAAGTTGAGACTGTTGACCGCAAAAAGCATAGGGAGGCTTTAAAATGAAATTTTATTCAGAAGTTACAAAGAGTTTTTATGATTCAGTCAAATCTTGTGAAGAGGCTGAGAAGGAATATAATAAGGCTCTTGATGAAAAGAAGGAAAAGGAAAAGGCTCTGAAGGCAGAGCGTAAGGCGCGTGCTGAGGAGCTGTCGGATGCTTATAAGGCGATTAAAGAGGCGGAAAAGAAATACTCCAAGCTTCGCAATCAGTTTGTTAATGATTATGGTAGTTATCATATGACTTTTACTGATAGTGACGTGGATAATCTACTCGACCCCTTCCGATTTTTCATTTTTTGATTTTCGGTTGTAATTTATAGCGAGAGCCTTCTATTAAAGCTCTCGCTTTTTAATATCTGCGTCCTGAACTCAAGCGGCCTTGAGACCGGTCTTGAAAACCGTGGGTACCAGCAATGGTATGGGGGTCGGCACCTCCGGGGCGCGCCATATAATTTTATTTGACATTTTATAAAAAATTTGTTATTATAATAATAGAAAAAGATTAATAATCTTTTTTAACTTCCCCTATATAATTAGTTGGGATTTCCAATAATGGAAATCCCTCCTATATCCACAAGTAGCTCAGCGGGGCAGAGCAGCATTGCAAATGCGTGTCATTGGTTCGAATCCAATCTTGTGGCAATTGTGGGGAAATTATGCATATGAGCGCTCATTCCCAAATGATAAAGCATGATTGACACCCCGGAAAGACGGGGAGATCTGCAGGAGTCCCATAGCGGTCGATTGGAGCGGTCTTGTAAGCCGCCAGCTTTGCTCACGTCGGTTCGAATCCGACCTCCTGCTCGGTTGCATAAGCAAGCCTTCTCGTGGCGCAACTGTTTTTACTAATTGCTTAATTAAAAAGAGAGGAGCCATTTAAGATTTTATGGCATACATCTATCAAATCACAAACGATATAAATTAGAAAATTTATATAGGTAAAACAGAATTTTCTATTGAAAAAAGATTTAAAGAACATTGCAGAGATGCTTTTAAAAGACGCAATGAAAAACGTCCACTATATGCTGCGATGCGTAAATATGGTATTGAACATTTTCGTGTCGAGTTAATAGAAGAAACTGACCATCCAACAGAAAGAGAAATATATTGGATTGAGCAAAAACGCTCTTTTAAAAATGGCTATAATGCCACGCTTGGCGGAGACGGGAAAAGATATCTTGATTATGATTTAATAATTGCTTCTTATAAAGAAATTCAATCTATTAAAGAAACTGCTATAAAATTAGGAGTCTCTGCTGATTCTATTTCTAATATTTTGCATGTAAATAATATTCCTGTTATAGCTTCTTCAGATGTTGTATAGAAAAAATACGGAAAAGTTGTTAATATGTATGATTTAGAAGACAATTTCTTAAGGACTTTTCCTTCTGTTAATGCCGCAGCTATATATATGGTTGAAAACCAGCTAACTGGCTGTAAAAGGACGACTATTAAATAGCATATTACAGAAGTATGTTTGGGAAAAAGAAAAACCGCAGCAAAATATAAATGGAAATATTATAATGAAGAATCTTAATTACATTTGTTACAGCGCAATTGAAGACAAAAGATAAAAATGGATACATGGTTTAATGTAAAATACAATATTTGAGTTGTAGGTTCAAATCCTACTGTATCTATCATGAAGACGGTTTGAGTCCGTCTCGTTGATCGAGGTTAGGTAAGCACATGTGATCATTAGCTTTCTCTATAGGTTTAGTCTTATTGGCTCCTATAGAGAAAGCGCCTAGGTAACACATGATAATATTCAAAAGATGAAAAGGGATAATTATGGCAATTAAAATAATTAGTAAAGGAAAAGAACTTGATAATCCTATATTTACCCAGCGATGCTCTAATTGTGGCTGCGTTTTTACCTATCAGAATGAAGATGTACATAAAGAGCCTACTGGTAGATATTATAGAGACTTTGAAGAATATTTTATTAAGATGGACGATTGCGATAGACAAGAAATTGCAGTATCTATTGAATGTCCTTGGTGCCATAAAAAGATTCATGTAAAAGACGAATATAAAAAGATATGAAAGATTATATTGTAATTGCTCAACTTTATTGGTCAGCAGATCATATTGAAGAATTTAAAGTAAGATGTAATACTAAACGTAAAGCTAGAATATTGGCCGAGCATTTAATTAAAAACAAGTATCCTAATATAGGGGATATGATTAAAATTTTGGATATAAAATAAATAATGTAGTAGTTGTTACTTATGCGGCAATACTCAAAAGGTGAAGAGGACTGATTGCTAATCAGTTAGGTGGCTTTTAGCTGCGTGAAGGTTCAAATCCTTCTTGCCGCGCCAAATTAAAAAAATGTTGAAAATGTGATTATATAATGGAGAAATAAGATGAAAACTGAAAATAAAGTTTTTCAATGTTCTAATTATGCAACCTCGGCACTAGAGGAAGTACTTGATGCATTTTCTAATGAAGGTTATAAATTGATTTCTACCCAAATGGCTAAGAATCTCTATGGGACTGAAGTAATGTATTTATTTTTTACGAGGAAAGTAAAAAGCAAAAATCAGACTTGTAAGGAGAGTCGTTAATGGATTGTTACAATTATTATTGTCCATTGGAAATGTATTAAGTAAAATTTTGAAAGGAGTGGTAGCGGCATGGTATATTTATATGAATCTCATGTGGGTGGATTATATATTAATGAAGACTGTCTAAACTTTGAAGATCTTTATTGCGAAGAATGCGGCGATAGTGATAATCTGCTTGGAAGTTTTGAAACGCTCAAAGAGTTTTGGGATCTTATCAAAGATGAGTGCGACATTAATGGGAGTGGGGGACTTGCGTTGTCGTATTTATATCCGATCATTGTTGAGGAATTCGATCTTCCATACAAAGTCTCTTACGAGAACGACTATGCTAGGGACTCTGGATACTGCTGCAACAGTGATGAAGAGATTCTCAGAAATATTGAAGATGCGTTGAAAAAAGATTACCGCGTCAAGGAGGGTTGATATTTTATGGAGACTTGGGACTGTGAGTCTTGTATTTATTATCCGCCTAGCTCTTGTGATGGTAAACCATGCTCTGTTTGCGACCCCGATGACCCGTTTTTAAATTGTTATGAGAAAAGAAATGAAGAAGTAGGACAAGAGGGATAAAATATATGAAAGAAATTTATCTTGATAAGCCCGATTTTGGTAAAGATTTTGGGATAACAGGTTATGAAGCAATTGGAAGATATATTCGAAACTATTGGCGTCAATTCGGTTATCCAGTGAGTGTTTTAGTGCGTCTTGACGTTTCTTTTAATGGAGAAGATTGGGTTTCGCTTATGGAGTACGCCTCTCCCACGGGTTTTCTCGGTAATGATATTGAGTTTGATAATGACTGGTGGGAAGGCGAGAGATATATTAGACTTTATGGCATTAAAGCTATTGATTTAATGGAAGTTGAAGGCGGTATTTATGAGTGATTTTAAATATAAGGAGGATATTAACGGTGACACCAAGAGACTTTAAAGAAAAGGCTCAAGAGATTTTTGACAAACACGAAGGTTGGGCCGGTGATGATGGACACCAAGACATAGATAACTTAATGCAAGAATGTCTTAGAAGTCTTGGATATGGTGAAGGAATTGATATTCTTTTTTCTATGGACAGTATTTGGTATTGCTGAATAATAGAAAGGATATGCGCCATTAGCTCAGAAGTAGAGCACCTGACTTTTAATCAGGGTGTGCGGGGAGCGTTACCCCGATGGCGCACCACAATTTTATTTGTATTTTATTTTATTTTTAATTTCATTTAGTTAATTAATTTTATTAAGGAGATATATAATGCTTAAAGCTAAGAACGTTTGTCTGATTATTAGTGTGGCGCTGGCCATTCTATGTCTTATCTTTATGATTTACAGTTTTTGTGATGCGTCGAATGGCGTAAATAGTGTTGATTCTGCCGAATCGGTAGGTACGGCAATTGGTATGGCGCTGGTTGCGCCCTGTCTGATAGTTGGTGGTGTAGGAACTATTTTGCACACTGTCGGCGGCTGTATTTATAAACGAGGTCTTGTGCTTGCCGGCGTAATTTGTGAGTGTGTATCTGTTCTACTGATGATTACTTGGGGCGTGTTTTATATTCCCGCTATTGTCCTTGGTTTTATTGGTTATGCCAAGATGCCAAAAAAGGTTTAAAATCTAAATATTTAATAGGCGTGTCTAGTTTAAGACACGCCTTTTTTGATTTTTGTTAAAAAATATGTTATAATATATTTAGAAAGTAAAATGAGCATATATAAAGGAGTATAAAGTTATGCAGTTGTCTGAAGTGTATAATGAAAATAAAAAAGTTCTTAATCGTGCTTTATATATTCAAAATTTGTTAGAAGGGGCTCTTAATAAAGGGGTATCTTTAACTGATGATATTGTTAATTGTGGTGATGCTTATTTATATTATACTAGTACTGCAAGTTTAACTGCTCAGGCAAAGGCTCCTTTAGGCGAAAGATTTTTATGTAATTTGCTTGGATACACAAGAGTTTCTTCCAGAGAAGATCGTGGTGATGCAGTCGATAAAGAAGGAATTTATTATGAATTCAAAAATTCTTTTACTAATCAACGACAAAATTTAAATATTAGACAGATTAGATTGTGGCAAAACGTCGATTATTATTATTGTTTCTATATTAATGAAGAAGATTTGGATAAAAGTGTATTTTTTATTTTAACAAAAGATGAAATGATTAAAGAGGTTGCTCTTTGTGGAGGATATACTCACGGGACATTAACAGCAAATGCTGTTAATGAACATAATGAATATTCCATTACTATCCCAATTTATAATGATAAAAATGAAAAAACTCAGCGCTGGAAAGAAAAATATCTTTCTAATGAATTGAAAAACAAAATCTTAGGAGGGAAATAAATATGAGCATTGATAAATTTTATACCCAAGTAGAAGTTGCTAAAGAATGTATTGATTTAGTACCTGATCTTGACACTTATGATTTAATTATTGAACCTAGTGCTGGAAATGGTAGTTTCAGCTCTCAACTAAATTGTATTGCTTATGATATTGAACCAGAAAATAAAAATATTATTAAGTAGGATTGGCTTACAACAAAACCAGTTAAGAATAAACGAATTTTAGTAATTGGTAATCCACCATTCGGTTCTCGTTCAAGTTTGGCAAAAGCTTTTATTCGTCATAGCCAAGCTATTGGAGCAGAAACGATTGCTTTTATCTTACCAGATACTTTTAGTAAATTAAGCAATCAATCTTTAACTCTTTTTCCAAAAGATTGGAAATTAATTGTTGAATACAAATTATCTAATTCTAACTTTATAATTCAAGAATCTACAAAACCATATTACGTACCTTGCACTTTTTATGTATGGACTAAGCGTGATAGCGATATTAATTTACGTCAAGTAAAAATTGAAGCTAATGATGATTTTGAATTTTTATCCAGAGGTAGTAAAGACGCCGATTTTACCATTAATGGCAATTCTGGTAAGGTTAAAGAAATATACGAAGTAACGAATAGTAAAGCTGAACATTATATTAAAGCAAAGAAAAAAAATGTTGAAGAACTTAAAGAAATTTTTAGAAATTTAGATTATACATTTTTGTCTTCTGTCAATGGCGGTAATGCTTGGATTGGTCAACAAGAAATTCTTAAAGCTTATACTACTCAATAGTCACGTAACGGAGACGTTTAATCACAAGCGTTATACTTATATTGAGTAATTTTAATGGATTAGATATTTAATTAAATATCTAATCCATATTTTTTTGATTTTTGTTAAAAAATATGATATAATATTTATATAAAGTAAAAGAGGATTATAGGAGAGGATTGATTTATGACCTGCATTATTGGATTTGTCGATAAGAAAAATGATTGCGTATGGATGGGAGCTGACAGCTTGGGGAGTAACGGATACACAAAGAGTGTAAATACTCAGCCCAAAGTTTTTCATCATGATGTTTTTAAAAATGTAGTAATGGGTAGTACAACTACATTTCGTCATATTGATCTTCTAAAATATAGTGAGAACTTGTTCCCTGAGGTTGATTTCTATAAAGATAAAGAGATTGACCATAGATATATAGTTAAAACATTTATTCCCAATCTTATTGCTCTTTTCCAAGGAAATATTCCCAGTGAAAGTGAAACAAATAGAGGCGCTAATTTCCTTCTCGGAGCAAAAAATAAACTTTTTGAAATTCAAAATGATTATTCAGTTCTTGTGCCGGATCGTGATTTTGCGGCAGTCGGCTGCGGACGAGATGTTGCAATTGGGAGTTTGATTAGTACGACTCAATATTTCAAGGATGATCTTAGTCCAGCCGACCATATCTTATACGCGCTTAGGGCCGCATCAGATTACTGTTGCGGCGTTCAGGGGCCATTTGTAATTATTAATACAATGAATGATGAAGTATTAACACTTGATAAATAATAGAGGAAACTAAGTATGTATTGTAATTATGAGCATGGACGTTGTACCGCACCAGATACAAAGTGTATTCATTGGATGGGGACGTTCTGTGAGATGGATGCTACTGTTGTGGTAAGAGACTGTCACAAATGTGATTATGAAACTGAATGTCATAATAACCCCAATGGTAGTCCAGAAGAGGAATCTATAAAGGAGAATAAAAATGATGATATGTGAAGAGGACAGACATTGTGCTCTTTGTAACGATACCTGTTCTTCGTATATTAGAGTAGTTCCAGTAGCAGAAATTGAAAAGAATAAAGAAACAATAAGCAATCTCATTTATGAGACATTTGACAACATTTATTGTGATAATTGCCGGCATGATAATGTAGACGGTGTTTACTATTATTGCGGCGATTGTCATAGAAAAGCAATGAATTGGAGTGTAGCGCACTCGACTTGCGATGATTTGGCGGAAAGGATTATAAATCTTAATAATTAAAATAAGGGGGAATAAAGATGACAGAAGGAATAACTATACTGAATAAGACGGCTATTACTGGCTTGCCTTCATGGATAATAACATCGGCAACAATAATACTTATTATTGGAATGATTGCATTTGTCGTATCTCTTATTATGGTTGATTGGCCGATTTGGACAGCAATAGTTCCCTTTATTAGTGCTGTGTTTATTGCGACTACCTGTGTATTGTTAAGTCTTATTATTAAAACTGGCGAATACCGATATGAGTGTATTATTGATGATTCTGTCTCCTATAATGAAGTAGTTGAAAATTATAAAATTATAGAGCAACGCGGTGACATTTGGGTATTGGAGGATAAATAATAATTAATGAATTTTAATGAAATTATTAAAACCGAATAGGATTTAAAATGCTCAGGTTATCATATTACAAATAATATGATTAAATCTATTGATGTAGATATAATCGCGCACTTTGGAAATTGCACCTGTTTTGAGATCAATTGCACAGATATACACCTAATGGGTGTTTATAATAACACCAAATCTCTTGGTTTTTTAATTCGAGCATTTGTTAAGCTATTTGATTTATCCCAAGAAGATGGAATAAAATTAACTAATATTAAAAATGTTCCCTGTAGACTCGTCTTTGATGGTGAACTAAGCTGGGGTGCAAAATGCATCGGTTTTGGACATTTTATGAAAGATAAATTCGTATTAATAGAAGACTTTGTAAAAATAAACGACTTTTAAGAATATTAAAAAGGGAGAGCGGTGATAATAAATGAAATATTTTGTTGTATCTGATGTTCATGGCTTCTTCAAGGCGATGAAGGCGGCTCTTAATGAAGCCGGATTTGAAAATGGCAACCCAGAGCATAAACTCGTTGTGTGCGGCGACCTGCTTGATCGCGGCCTGCAAGCTAAGGAAATGGTAGCATATATGCGCGACTGCCCCAATAAGATTCTCATTCGAGGCAATCACGAAGATCTTTTCGAAGAGTGCTGTGATCGGCAGCAATTTTGGTCACATGATATTTCTAATGGTACGGCAGATACAATTTGTCAGCTCGCCGGTAAAGATGATCCATTTAATGTAAATGAAAAAGACTTTATCAAAGCTCATGCAATTTTTTCTGTTTTGCTCGATCAAATGGTGGATTATTATGAGACAGAAAATTATATCTTTGTCCATGGGTGGATTCCTGACGTAGGAGACTATAAAGATTTTTATGGCATTGATTGGCGAAAATATCCCGCGAATGGCCGCGCATGGAAAGAAGCTCGCTGGCGGAATGGTATGCTGGCCGCCGCCACTGGAGATATTGTAAAAGATAAAACTATTGTGTCAGGCCATTGGCATTGTTCTTGGGGTCACGCCACTTTTGACGAAGATTCACCCCCAGAATGGGGAAGTGACGCTGTTTTTACCCCCTATTACAGCAAAGGCATCATTGCGATTGATGCTTGTACGGCATATTCTGGCTTTGTAAATTGTCTCGTATTGGAGGATTAAACATGGATAGAGTGCTTTTTAAACGCTATATGGAAGAATTGCAAGAGATGGAAGAGAATATGGAAGCTCTAAATAAAGCCTTTGGGAAACTGGATTCAGATTTCTGCGGGTTTTATATTTCAACGGCAATTATCCTCCCCATTGAAATTCTGGAGGACGCCTTGAATGATGACGCCCATTGGCTGTCATATTTTGTTCATCAAAAAGACTGGTTGCGTTGTTATAATAAAACCGATATTAAAATCGGTGGTAAGAATGTTGAGATTAAAGACTGGGGTAACGTGTATGATTTCATTACAGGCCCTGGTCGTTCTTTAAAGAGAAAAGATGTATATTAAAGGAGAGATATATAGTGGAATATTTAGCAATTGAAAAGGATGAATTGGTTGGCCTCCTCTCTGCCGCTAATAAGCTTCACGCTCTAAACTGTGGCGGCGTAGATAATTGGTCATGGTATTGGGGCTCTTTAGACGATTATCTTCGCAGCTGGGCTGCAGAACATAATTTCGAGCCCGATGAGGACTGGGGTTTTGCGGATATCGCTGCAGAAGATGTAAAACGTTATCCGACCGTAGAGAAATTTATCCGTCATAAAGAAGAATGATTATTTTTAATCATTCTCCTTTTATTGATTTATATATAAATATATGATATAATATATACATAAGAATAAGGAGTTGATAATATCTATGGAATTCAAAATTTTTGATTACGCAAATAAAATTAAATGGTGCAACATCCCAAAGGATGAAAAGCCTCGTGCCATTTTAGTTTCAATTATTAGTGGAGACGAGTGTGTAACCGTGTTTACTGACGCAAATGAATTGTACCATTTTGAGTCAAGTAACACCCGCTTCACCGATTACAAAGATGGCGCATATATTCTGCGTGATATGGAAGATATTATTAATTGGTCTAATTGGGAGCCTAATTGGGGCGAGGAAGATGCAATATATTCTTATTTAAGACGTGATAATTTTAGAAATTGCGCAATTTGAAAAAGGAGTGTAAAATAATATGAGTGAACATTGTGGTTATGTAGTAGCAGTAGAAAAGCTCCGTCCTCACACTAATGCAGACAGACTTCAGGTTGCAACTTTTTTCGGTAGTGATACTTGTGTGGGACTGGACGTAGTAAAGGGTGAGATTGGCATCTATTTTCCCTCAGATCTACAGCTAAGTGGAGAATTCTGCGTGGTGAATCATCTTTGCCGCAAGAAGCCTGATGGCACACCTGATACCGGCTATCTCGATCCTGAGAAGCGCAATATTAGACCTATTAAGTTGCGCGGCGAGAGATCGGATGGTATATTTATGCCTATTTCTTGCCTTGAATATACCGACGTAAATCTTGATGATATTAACATTGGTGATACCATTACTGTGGTTAATGGACATGAGATTTGTAAGAAGTACATTCCTCGTGGTCGTAACAGTAGTAATTCCGCGAAGGGTCAGGGCAATAAGACTCGTAAGAAGCATGTACCCGTGGCGCCGCTATTTACCGAACATGCTGACACCGAGCAGCTTGCATACAATCTCGGCGCTTTTAAGCCCGGCGATGAAATTGAGATCACTCTAAAGATGCACGGCACCTCACAGCGGACGGCATATTTGCCCATTCTAAAGGGTTATAAGCGAACCATCTGGGATAAGCTATTTAGACGTGAAGGCACTCCTATTTATGATTGGGGCTATGTGTCTGGCACCCGCCGCACTGTCCTTGATGATTGGGACGGCGGTTTCTATGGCAGCAATGCATTTCGTAAGCAACATCATGATAAGTTTGTTGGTAAGTTGCGCAAGGGTGAAAGTTGCTACTATGAAGTAGTCGGGTTTACCGATAGCGGCACTCCCATTATGGGCAAGGGCAACAACAAGAAGCTCGATAAAGATTTCGTAAAGCAATATGGTGAAGAGACTGTATTTAGTTATGGTTGCTCACCCGATGGCAGTGATGCGCCTCAATCTGATCTATATGTGTATCGCATGACCATGACTAACGAAGATGGTGATGTTGTAGAATATTCGCCTGATTTTATGCGTTATCGCTGTGAGCAGATGGGAGTAAAATGCGTCCCTGAATTCGTCCATGTAGTTTTGCCAGATGCCTCGTATTTTGATGAAGATCATCCGGTCGGCAATTATGTTAAAGAAATGGCGGAGCAATATTATGATGGCCCCGATCCTATTGGCAAGACCCATGTGCGCGAAGGTGTAGTAGTTCGTGTTATTAATCGCCCTAAGTTCTGTGCCTATAAATATAAAAATTTTGCTTTTCGAACTCTCGAAGGCTTAATTAAAGATACAGCTGCTATCCCGGATATGGAAGAAGCTGAAGAGTTGGTTTGTGAAGAACGCGAAAATGTTGGATAATTTTTTTATAATTTTAAGGCCTTTATGGGCATGATTAAATAATTTTAAAATCTTAAAATGCATAATAAATAGGCAAAGAAAAAGTGAGGTAATTTATTATGCATTTTAAAGATAGAACAAATATTAAATATGGAAAGTTAACTGCCATTGAATATCTTGGTAAAGGTATGTGGAGATGCTAGTGTGATTGCGGCAATGAAAAAATTGTTTATGGAGGACATTTAGAAACTGGGCACACTAAAAGTTGTGGGTGTTTTCGTCCGCCTAGAATAAATCTTATAAATCAGCGTTTTGGTAGATTAACTCCAATAGAATGGTTAGGAAATGGTAAGTGGAATTGCCAATGTGATTGTGGTAATATAGTGTCTGTGCGTACTAGTAATTTATAGAATGGAAACACCCAATCTTGTGGTTGCCTTCAAAAAGAAAGGGCTATCGAGGCGAGTTTTAAATCATTGGTGGGGATGCGTTTTGGTAAATTATTAGTAATTGAACGTGTTGAAAATAATCGTTTTAACCAGGTATGTTATAAATGTAAGTGCGATTGCGGAGGAGAAACAATTGTATCTGCAACAAATCTTCGTTTTGGAACAACAAATAGTTGTGGATGCTTAAAATCCAAAGGCGAAATGTATATTAATAATTGGCTCCAAGCACATAATATTCTTTTTCAATCGCAGTATTCTTTAGATGAAATTATTTTAGATAGCGGAAGAAGGCCATTTTTTGATTTTGCTATTTTTAATGAAAATAAAAAATTATTATGTTTAATAGAATATAATGGTATATAGCATTATAAAGTTACTGGCGGATGGAATAATGAAGAAACATTTAAATAGACACAGCATAGAGACAGACAAAAAATTGATTGGTGTAATCAGTTAAACATTCCTTTATATATTATTTCTTATCAAGAAAATATTGAAGATAAATTAAAAATGATTATTGAGGAAGTCAATAATGAAAATTGATGAATTAATTAAAAACTTAGAAGTAGACGCAGAATGGGCCGCCGCCAATGAGTGGGAGTCTCCAATTAGTTTATCAGATGATATAAATAATGCTTTAACTATTTTAAGAACTATCACAGTCCTTAATAAATTAGGTACATTAGATAAAGCTAAATATGTACTGGAGGATTATCTATGACGAAAATGTCTGATTATATCGAGCGAGAAGCTGTTAAAAAGCTAATCAATATTGACTATGGCGGCTATCATGACGCTATAGATCGTATCCCTGCCGCCGACGTTGCTCCTGTGGTGCAGGCCCACTGGGCGCATCTTGGTGGAGACGAGTGGTGCTGCTCTGCATGTGGTTTCGTCATCACTACTGAGGGTAGTTGGGATAAACCTACTAAAAAATATTGTGAGGATTGCGGTGCAAGAATGGACGAGGTGAAATGATATGGAAACAGTAAATTGCATGCGATGTGATTATCGGCATAAGGATAATGGGAATTGTACTGCAGTCGGTGGATTCTGCACGGCAGTGCCGGCCGCACACTGCCCGATGCTACGGGCATATTTAAATACTGGTCTTACGCCGGAAAAGTGTGAATTTGCAAAGATTCTTGTCTATGCCGCTTTTAATGATGATATATCAAAAGCAGAACGGATATTCGAATTACTGAAGGCTGACAAGGAAAGGCGGCTAGTAGTGTTACCAGAAGGAGAAAAAAGCAATGATTAGTAAAAGTCATTTTATTAATGTAATGAAACAGCTTGAGGATCTCAGAATCAAGCAAGATAACTTGGATATTGCATTACATGATCTCTGCGGTAGCAGCTTCGGGTCTTTTTATATAGCGGGTTATCAAGATATTATAATTGATATTCTTGCAGAGGACCTTAGTGATGAGTCCCATTGGCTGGAATATTTCTGTTATGAAAATAACTGGCTAGCTGATTATAGGCAAGAAAAAATTACGCTAAAAGACGGCTCCCACCCAAAGATTAATAATTGGGGCGATGTATATAATTTTATTACTAATATAGACCCCCTAGACGAAATCCCATGCGATGCATATCATTTTAATGCTTATACCGGCATGGGTCATTGTTGGGCGACCCCTGAGCGAGATTGGTGTAGCTGTGAGGGAAGAAAAAAGCTGTGCGGGCTAAAAAGATAATTAACGCTTAGCAAAATTCTTAAATTGATTTTATTTAAAAAATATGATATAATATATATAAGAAATAAAGGAGGAAGTAAATTATGTTCGGGTTTGATAATATGTTTAATGGATGCTTTAAGCCTGTCGCTAAAGGAATGTGTAAGCTGGGTATGAATGGTAGGCTTGCCATTAAGACTTCCACTGGTTTTAAGACCTATGATCTTGACCACAATAAGCTGACTAATTGTAATAATTTTGGTTTTGATGCTGATGGCTGTTTTTGGGTGGTTCCCACATTTAAGGTTGTGCGCGGTGATGTTATTTTGGTGAATGGCCGCCCCCACTGCGTCATTAAGGTTGAGAATGATATGATTTCCGCCTTTAACTACGAGGATAGCACTATTGTTCAGGTAGTTCCTGAGCATCATGTATTTATGGGTAAGACTTATTGCTATGGCAAGATTTTTAGCCCATTCATGAATCTTGGTAAAAGCGATAAATCAATGAACTCAATGATGAAAATGATGATGATGAGTCAGATGTTTGGTGGCGCAGATGCTAATAGTAGCATGAATCCCATGATGTTTATGATGATGGGTGATAATGGTTTTGAAGATTTGTTTGATGGCGCATTTGATTTTTGCGCGGATGACAGTGAGGAGGAGTAATAATGGGCAGCGGTATTTGGACAACGTGTGCATATGATACATATACCAAAGCAACTTATAACGTATCCGCAGATTCAATATCTACCGCTAATTTTACGACGCAAGATTTCTATCGCAGTCGCTTACTCGCGGATGTTCTAAATGCTAAAGGAAAAATTCGTGAATGTCTTGATAGTGAGGAACATCCTAATAGTTATCCTATTATCCTGGCATTGGACGTAACAGGTTCAATGGGGTCGGCTGCCACTGAAGCCGGTAAAAAATTGGGCGAAATTATGACTTCAATTTATGAAAACGAAGCAATCACTGATCCTGAATTTTGTATTATGGCTATTGGAGACCTTGCTTATGATGGTGCTCCTATTCAAATGTCGCAGTTTGAATCTGATGTTCGTATAGCCGAACAACTTGATAAAGTTTATTTTGAAGGCGGCGGTGGCGGTAACAGATATGAATCTTATACTATGGCTTGGTATATGGGGCTGCGCCATGCTAAGTTGGACTGTTGGAATCGTGGTGCTAAAGGTCTGATAATTACTCTTGGTGATGAACAAATTAATCCCTATCTCTCCATGTACGGTATCCAGAATTATGCAGGTGATACCGTCCAGGCTGATGTTGAGACCGATATTCTATATGGGGAAGTCTGTGAAAAGTATGATGTATATCATATCTCAGTAGATGATTCTCGTTCCTCCTATAGCTGGAATAATCAGCAGAACGCAGTAGATAGAAGCTGGATTAAAGTAATTGGTGAAGACCATTATCGCACATCTAATCTTGAAAATCTCGCTGATACAATTATTGGCATTATCACTGAGCATGCCATTGGACGTATTAATAATTCATTTATCATTGATGCGGATACGGAAGAAGTAAGTTGGTAATATAGAAAAGGAGGTGCTATTATGGAGCATGAAGTAAAAATAGTGATTGGTGCTAATTTTGGCGATGAAGGCAAGGGTCTAATGAGTCATTATTTTGGTCTTAAGGCACTTGACGAAGGTAAATCCCCTATTACAGTTTTTCATAACGGCACCGCCCAACGTGGTCATACTGTAGATTACAATCCGGAGTCACGTCATGTATTTCATCATTTTGGTTGTAACACCAAAGAAGGTGTGCCTACTTATTTTGCTGATTCATTCCTCGTCCATCCTATGGAATTTCATAGAGAATTTAAAGAGCTTGGTTTAATCGTTGGTAATTGTTATTGCCATCCTAGCTGTGTAGTAATCACGCCCTATGATATGTTAATTGACCACATGATAGAAGATTGGATAGCATATCAATATGGTGAACGCGAACATGGCTCATGCGGTTATGGCTCATGGAGCGCTACCGATAGAATTGAGCAGCGTCCCAAAATAGCATATACAATTCTTGATTTTTGGGGTAAAGATAAGTATTATAATATGATGATGAATGATCAGTGGCATTGGGTTATACAGCGCGCCGCTCAGTTTGGAATTGATATAGATGCTTTACCTAAATATAAAGAATATTTTGAGCCTAACTCTATAAGACGAAAAAATTTGGAAGCTAATTTCTATCAGGACTTGTGGTTTTTTATCCAACAGGTACCAATGTGTTCTATGAAAAATATATGGAACAATTATAACTATCTCATTTTTGAAAATGGTCAAGGCCTTGGCCTTGATAGAGATATTGATAATGAGTGGCATACTACTTCATCTACTGGACTTACTAACCCGTATCGTTTAATAGCTGACTATCAAGATTTTAATGCTGAAGTCTGTTATACTACTCGTTCTTACTTGACGCGCCATGGACTCGGCCCTATGGAGTCTGAGGTTGAAAAGCGCCATATTAATAGCGATATGATAGATAAGACAAATGTTCCTAATGAATTTCAAGGTAACTTACGTTATGGCTATTATAATGATGTAGAGCAAAAACAAAGAATCGCTAAAGACTGGTTAATTGTTGAAAACGATAAACGATTTACTCAGACAATTGCTACTACTCATTGTAACGAGTTTCAAGAGATAAGGAACTATAGTAAATATTATAGTGACAGTCCTTTTGTAGTTAAAGAAAGAGACTAATAATAAGGGAATACCCAAATTGGTATTCCCTATTTGTTTTTTTATTAAAAATATGTTATAATATTAATATAAAGGAAAAAAGGAGAAACAAAAATGATACCGCCATTTTTAAATCCTGCGATAATAAACCTTAAGGCTGTAATTCAAAATACTCTATGTGATATTAATGCAGCATCATCAGATACAGAGACATTAGCATTCCAACTTAAAGAGTGGCTAAGCGCCCAACCTCATGCAGCCTATGATGTTATTACATTGAGCGAAATATTTGGTGTATCTAATAGAACTATTAATGGCAGTATGACCGCTTTATTGCGTAAGGGCACCGTTGAATATGAGATAATAGATGGCATTAAATATTATTGTTACAGAAAGGGTTGATACCAATGATTCAGGTTGATATATCATGTCATACCAGCGGGCAGGATATTAATGAATATTTGCGGCTTTGGCAAAGCAAATATACCAAAAGAAAGATAATTAATGTAGATACAACGCCAGTAGAACCGGCGGGTTGGTTTCTAACGATAGTATATGAAATGGAGGTAAGAATGTGAATTTCCGTGATGAAATTAAAACTATGAATGCCCTAAAAGCTCATTATAATGAAACTCTTGATTACTTTAAAGAAAATCGAGTTATTGGAGTTTTCTTGGCTGGCAGTCAGAATTATGGGCTTGAATATGAATACAGCGATGTAGATAGCAAAGCTATGCTTCTTCCTTCACTTGATGACATTATTTTTAATAATCAGCCCATTAGCACCACTCATATTCGAGCCAATAATGAACATATTGACTTTAAAGATGTACGGCTAATGATTCAGTGTTTTTATAAACAGAATATTAATTTCTTGGAGATTTTGTTTACCGACTTTTTTGTTGTAAATCCAAAGTATATCGAATATATTGACTTTCTCCGCAAAAATGCCGAGTTGGTTGCGCATTACGATCCTAAGAAAGCTGTTTGCA